TCCTAAAATCAACAAATTAGCGATATTATACTCAAAATTAAATAGTTCTGTTAAGCCATTTATTCCGAACAAAAATATACCCACCCAAAAACCCGTACACATGGGACAATGAATAAGTGCACCAAACCAATCAGATTTTTCCATTATCCAATTGCGCTGGTTTTCAAAAATTGTTCCGTAAACTAAGATTTGGGTCATGCCCCAAGAAGCGAGAATAAAATATAAAAGCTCCATTATTCGTACCTATATACCCCTGCAAGTCCGTAATAGTAGCCCGGGTATCCCGGATTCAATGTTCCCTTCTTTCTTTTTTGAGGAACCTCACCTAATTCTGTGCTGTCTTCCTTGTCGGGATTAAGTAACCTTTCTTCATCTTCATCTTCTACATACTCAAATGATTGCATGTATTTTGCCTCATCTTCCATGAAGCCTGCTATATTGTAAAGAACAATCTCGGTAAGATTCTCTATTTTTTCTTCTTTTGGGTAGAGGGCCTCAATTGACCCAAACACGTTGGCTCCCTTTACTGTTTCTGGCATGATGACTCCCTTCTTGAAAAGGTAATCGAAAAGTCTGTTTTGACTTTTATAAACCAATTCTCCAAAATCTTTTTTTGAATAGGCAGTTACTTTGCCAGTCTTTTCATCCAAAACTATATCCATATCGATATGATTAAAAACCATGATTTGGCCAGACAAGGAGCGCTTCATTGCGAGTTTCCTTATCCTCTCTTGCATCACATCTAATGGTAACTGATTTTTAATACTAATTTTAATAGACATTTTATTTTTTTATTTCCTTAGCTAGCTCTTGAATCTTTAGAACTTTTTTCAAGTCATCTTGATTCATTGGCTTTTTGCTGAGATTTTCAAGCATTGCAAGAACCGTGTCTGCTTTGCTTTGCATATCTGTGTCTTCTTTAAATTCTTTAATCTCTTTTGCTTTTTGAATCTCTTCTTTTAGTCTTCCTATTTCTTCATTCAAATAAATTTTGAATTCTAGATTATCCCCAACCCCACTTGCAATGAAAGTAGAGAGCAGCTGCTTTTGTTCTTCCAGAAGACCAGAATATTCACTATTGAATCTATCCACAAATGATTTAAAAACTAAATTATCAATGTGTTTCAAGTTTTTGTGCTGTGTATTTTCGGTGGCCTCTACCATTAGTTGAAGCGCCTCCTCCTCTAACAAAACCCTCTCTTTTGCAGATAAGTTTAAATTATTAAAAACTTGATGAAGAGTAGCTAAATTTTTATAGTTTGGGACAAATGTTGTGAAGACATCTTTAGAAAGTTGCTTATTGATTTTAGAAATCATTTGACTCTGTTCCGCAAAAATTTGTTTTTTATCCAAAACAGAATATTCTATTTTTGATTCTGATAAAATCTTTTCAGCGATATTGGGCTTTATGTCCTTTGTCTCCAAGATGTTCTTGTATATTTTAACCTCGCGGCCCATCAAAGTATCTTGTGCAAAGTGCTCTTTTACAATATCTAAAACAATTTGTCTTCGATCTTGATCTTTTTCAACTGTTGCTTTAGTCAATTCTCTGACGAGTGTTTCATAAAGAAAAATAGTATTTCTTTTTTTGTTGTGTTTAATTTTCGCTGACATTCTTTTTTGTCTCCAACTCTGTGATTAAAGATTTTACTCTACTGTTCAATTCAAATATCTTTTTCTCTTCTTCTCTATAATTAGATTGCTTTTCCTCAGAAAGCCCTCTTGCTAATCTGGAAAGGTCTTGATAACCTTTGTTGATGTTTCTAGATGAACTGCTAGCTAGGTTGACTCCGGCATTGGCAGACATTTGTCTTTGCATTGCTCTTTTACCAGACAAATCGTTTCTTGGCTCATACCACTTTCCTTTAGATTTTGAGGTAGTAGTCATCTTTTTAATTCCAACTTTCTTCTCTAGTTTGTCATCACGATTGGCTGGTGGTACTGCTAAAAGATTTGTATCTGGCTCGTCTGCTGCTGGCTCGTCTGCTGCTGGCTCGTCTGCTGCTGGCTCGTCTTCGCCTCCTAGGTCCCCTAATCCGCCTTCATCTCCTCCCAATCCTCCCAGATCTTCATCATCGCCACCTCCCAAAAGGCCGCCTCCGCCGCCGCCTGCCAAATCTGCACCTTCAGCAGATTGATCAAGCTGTGCAGTTATCATTCTATCGTGGAACATTTCTCTTTGATTGCGAACAAACTCTTCCTCTGAGATTGAGAAAATATTATGTGCGATCCAGCGCTTTGAAAAGAATCCTTCAGAAGCGGCAGAGGCAACATCAAATTTTGTCCTCCACTGCTCCAAGTCCTGAAGTTCTGCGATCTTGGATGGATTGTTCATTGAAAGCTTGAAGGAAATAAGATCATTCTCTCTATACCCTAGAGTAAAAAGGTGAATGATGGCAATTTTTTCTAGTTCTGTAATGACAACTCTTTGCAATCTCTGGATAGTTCTGGCGAAACGAATATCTTTTTGTGCCAATGTTGCCTTATCTTCATCTCCACCCTCTCCGCGAAAAAGATAAGATTGAGGAATCTTAAGTGCTGAAAATAATTTGTCTTTTAAATACTTTACGTCATCAATATCCCCAGTGTAAGTTCCGCCGGGCAAGCTCTCAACCCTTGTCGATTGTCCTCCACGGGTAGGAATAAAATAATCTTCATCAACAGACATCGGATTGTACCTAAGATCAACGCGGCCCGTATCAGAATCAACAACTTGGTTTCTCTTCATAGAAGTCATGACCTTCTGCATATATTGCTCAATGTCATTTGGTGCCATATTCCCAACATCAACATAGAAAACTCTTCTTTCTGGAGAACGGACTATTCTATAGGCCATCATTGCGTCTTCAAGCAAAGACAGTTGCCTAAATATTCTTCTAGAAGGATCAAGCACAGAGGTTCCGTAAGGAGCGTATTTATCATTTCCTAAGACCCGGAAATGTGCAATTTGCCAGTTTTCAAAAGTAAGTCCAGCAGAATTCCACTGATACTGAATGTAGTTTGGATTTGTCTTGTCTTCCCCCTCTAGTCGCTCAACTTCTCTTAGGGGGAGGCTAATAACATTTTCAATGCCATGTTTGTCATCGATATCCAAGTAAAGAATATAGTCTCCATACTTGCACATGGTTCTGCACCAATTAAATATGTTGTGTTCGATGTTTAGCACATTGTGGAAAAGAGAATTCAAGATAATTTTGATCTCTTCATTTTGACAATGAATGTTTAGCAGAGGGGCCATGTGGGATGATGTTGTCATTTCATCTGCATATATATCTAAAGCAGAAGCAATGATTGGTTCGTATTCCATTTGATCAAAATCAATATATCTCTGAAGCCTTGACTGATTAAGATAAACATTGGCGGCCAAATCTGAAAAGGGATTATACTCCATTTTCTTGAATTGTTTTCCAGAGGCTGATGTGAATCTGCTTGAATACTTATCCAAATCTGTTCTTCTATTCTGATTTACATTTTGTGCCCTATAATTAACAATGGGGCCGGAGAATAGTCTAGTCAGCCTCTTGAAAAGAGGGGATGCGGGATTTCTTACATTCTTTCCATTTTTTGGTGCCATTATGTTTATCCTTTGAGAAGCCAAACGTGTTTCATTTGTTGATCTATCTTATCACTTTTTGCGATTGGTTTATAGCCCTGCTGACCAGAGATTGACGTATTTAATTCACTTTTTGTCTTTGTCATAGTGCTCAGGAACATTTTGGTATATTCAATATCTCTTTGATTAGTTTCCAAAGCAGTGTCTCTGACCCAGCATCCGATTGCAAAAGCCATGACTAAATCATCATTATACATCCTCATCGCTTGGGGCCGGCCATTCTGCCAAACAAATGTCTCTAACTCATTAAATAGTCTAGCAGAATATATTCTAACTAGTTTATTTCTAATGAATTCTTCCATTTTTGCTACGATCAGCGGTCTTGTCTTGGAGGTAGTTGAGAACCCAGCGACAGCGTTTGATTGAGTTTCTCCCAAATATTGTTCAACGTATTCGTGAGTTGACTTAATTGAATAGTATAGGTTGGGATATGCCAAGTCTCTGAGTTTATCCAATACCGCAAAACCAACAGAGTTGTTCTCGATGACCATTAGACACTCGCCAAATTCCCTTCCAACTTCATTTAACATATTGGCAAACAAGTCTGGTGTAATTTTTGATTTGTATTCTGCGACAATTTCCATTGTTTCGAGCTTAAATATGTGAAAAACAGAACTATCTTTATCATCACCACGAGCGACATCAGCCACGAGAAGGTATGTAGAGCCGGGTTGATACTCTTCCCAAATCCAAAAATTTCTGTCAAAACCAGTTTTGTATTTGGGATCTTTGAGGCCGGCCTTTATTGTTGCCATGTCATCCGGATGAATAACAGTTTCTCCAGACATGTTGAAATTGCACTGATACTCTTGGGCAATTTGTCTTTGGGACATGTTGCGTGTTTCTTCCTCAAACCATTCTTGGTCACGATCAGGATGAACATGCCATGGCAAAACAGTAGGGAAGAAGTCGTTAATGCCTGCCTCTGCGTCAGTGTATGTTTGATGAAACCAGTTTCCCACACCATTTGGGGTAGATAGGGCGATGCAGCGACCCCCTGTTGACAAGGTGGGGTAGAGACCAGTCCATAGTTCTTCAAGGCCTTCTACGTGTGCAGCCTCGTCAATAACAAGAAGAGACAAGGCCTCTGATCGACCTGCATCTGCTGAAGTTGTAGATGCTTTGATTTGAGAGCCATTCGATAATTCAAATGAAGTTCTATTATCGATTGATATATTAGATATTTGTATCCACTCTGGTAGGTTTTTAATGATGGCTTTGACTTTTTTAACTAAGTTCGCTGCTGTCTGAAACTTGGTGGCCATAACTAAAATGTTCTTGTCTCGGTGAAATAGCATCATCCAAGAAACATAAGCAGCAGTAATCGTGGATATTCCTAGCTGACGGCCTTTCAAAATGACATTGAAGCGATGATCATTAAAATCTTGCAGAAGTTGTGTTTGGAAATCATAGGTTTTGAAAGGGACGAGACCCCTAATCGGATGAGAAATCCTTGCATAATTGTTAATGAAAAAGTTTGGATCCTTTCCACACTTAACTATTTCAGCAAGGATTTCTTTTTTAGATATTTTGTAAGACATTTTTCAATGATTATTGTTTTCTTGCGGCCTTTAACCAATTTTTAATGCTCTCGTTTACATTTTTTGGAGCTTCATCAGCTTCAAGCACACCCTCAAGTGAACCTATTTTATATACGCAAGATGTCTGGTACCAAGTTCTAAAGTTAGACATCTTTTGAACAAGTATATCAGCTTCCCCTTCTCTTGTTAGTCTAACATTCTTTCCAGCGGCAGCCCTATATTCTTTCTGAATAAAAGAAATAATGTCTGCAATCTTTTGTTCAACCATGTTTTCAAAATTTGCTTTTTGCACCTGCTTAATATTACACTCAGAGGAGTAACTGAGGATCATTTTATCGCCTTGAAATCTCACGCCAAATCCATCAACGAGCCTACTGTCTGTCACAACATTATCTACCTCTCTTTTGAGGCCAATCTTGACTGGGTTTCCCTCTTCGTCAAGCGCTCCGTCATATCCTTTTTGTCCTACAATATTCTGAATAGTTTGTATAACATCTAAAACCTTAGCCATTATCTTTCCCCTTATAGAAGTTTGCTAAAAACTCCACTCTTTTATCTATGTTCATCCACCTTTCTTCTCTGCCCTCAACAAAATGCATATAGCACTTCCAGCAACAATCATACTTGCTCATATACAAGTCATCTTTTAGATCAAAAGAGTATTCAAAGCAAGCCGGACAAATACGGTCTTCATCTTTAGTAAGTAGTTTTTTTGAAATGAAAAAACCATCTTTATTAATCTTTTCCGTGTCTTGAGATATCTTAAAGCTTCTTTTGTATATTATTTTTATTTGTTCTAAATAATCAATCTCTTTTTCTTTTGTCCAAAGAGATCTTGGGTTAACAATTGTTTCTTCACCATATTTTTTTGAAATAGCTTGCTCTATTTTGGCGATGGTGTTTAAATCGTGTCTTCTCATTGCTGCCTATTATACACCTAATTTATCTAATTTTTCAATCAAAAGATCAAGTTTCTTTTCTAAATTATTTATTTTGTTGTCTTGAGCTTTTACACCCTCAACCAAGAAAGAGATAATGCGGATGTAATCCATACTATTTGCATACTCTCTGTCTTGAGTAAACTCAACAATGTCTGGCAAAACTTTGCCTACCTCTTCTGCAATAAATCCGTAGTCTTTTTTACCTGTATCTTTCCACACATAAGATACGCCATCAAGTCTGTTTAGTGTGCCTAGGGGGTCCTCTAGTGGGGCCACATCTTTTTTGTAGCGAATAGAGGAATAAGTGAGGTAAGCATTTGCTTTTATTTGCCCTGTTGTATCGCTGCTATCTGGCAAAGTTATAGCATGTGTAATACCTGCTCCACTAACGCCCACACCGATGCTGCCAGAAACTGCAAGATCTGATCCTAGAAATGCATTCCCCACTGCTTGCAAGGTAGAGGAGCCAGAGATATTACCGGCAACTTGCAGGCTAGTCCCATCAAATGTAAAGTTGGCAGATGCCCCAAAGGCTCCATTGTCATTAAATTGGATTTGAGTATTTGAACCAGCAGGCTCGTCATTTGATGCTGTTAGTTGATGAACATAAACCTTCTTTACATTATTGCTATCATCTGCATCAGCCAACAACACAAAATCTGTGTCTGATACTGTTATCTCTGTTCCGTCAGTGGCTCCGTTGATATCAATAGCAAGTGTGACATCTCCGCTGGTGCCTCCACCAGATAGACCATTTGCAGCAGTTACGGCAGTAATGTCGCCTTCAGCAGAAATTGCCGATTTTGCTTGTTGCTTAATTAAAGATAATAGTTTTGCATGACTATAATTACCTATCGCCATTTGATTTGATCTCCACAGCGACAGCAAAGACTGCTATGGAAAGAACTATACCACCAAGCACACCACCGGCAAGCCACCAATGGCTGTTATCGTTTGGTCTTTCTAATGCTAGCTCTTGTAGTCGCTTGTTCTCCTCGTCTTTTATATTGAGAAGATTTGTGTATTTATCGGTTGCCGAGTTTAGCTTGATCTCGCTGATCTTTAGATCTAGTTCTAGCTTGGCCTTTAATATTTCTATCTCTCTATCCATTTCAAGCGCACACTCTTCTGCGGTGTATTTCTGCTCTGTTAGAACTTTGGCTGCTGCTTTGGCATCCATTAGGACACCAGTAAAGGGTGCTCGCTTGCCTTTCTGTATTTCAGTTATAACTCCCTCTTGCGCCCAAGCAGGGAAAGCAAAGAGTATAACTAAAAATATGGATAGTAGTTGTTTCATATGATTGAGTGCGCCTCTTCTTCAGCATATTCGTATTCTTCATCACTATATGTGCCAAATGTATCCTCAATTTCTTGTTGTGTTATTTCTCGGTAAGTTAAGCCGTCTCCACTAATGTTTTGGGTTATATCTCTAACTGGCATTCTTCCACGACAATCTATAGCTTCATCTGTATCAGGATCATAGACAAAAACATGCTGTATGTCGCCTGATTTATCAAAAATGCCGTAAGTCGGCAGTTCTAACATATCTGCCACTACATTAGCCAAGAGAGAGCAGTCACCTCTTTTAAAATCAATATACTCGGAGGGCTGTGTTTCTTCTTCCCCACCCAACTCAATATCTATACCTTCATTTAAATACTGTCGCCAGTTTTCAAGTAGTTGTTTCATTTTAGCCTCTTACTAGCAGCAAGCACATGCCTCGCAGGTACAACATCCACAACAGCAGCAGCAGTGATCTTTAAATAGGTTTATTAATCTGTGTAATATCTTTTTCATTTTTTATTCCTCCGCTTTTACGCAGTTTCTGTATGTCTTACCATACATCTTTTTTGTTTTTCTTTTTGGATGAGTCTTGTAACCTTTTTGGCAGCGTTCATCCAAGTCGTCTTCTGGCTCTTCGCTGGGAAGTCTTTCTTGGTCGTATGGAGCATCTTGCTGTATATACCGAAGGGCTACGGCTGCAAGATCTTCTCCCGCATCGTGTTGCATATAGACCATTACTTCTTCGCTTGATGGATCATACTCGACAATATACGAATCGTCGTTGTCCATTATCATTTCAAAGTATTCTAAATCGCCAGCAGGAGTCATCTTTCTTACACGATTATCCTCGCCTTCATTTTCGTTCAAATACTCTTTCCACTCATTCAAAATCTTTTTCATTTCTTGACTAACTCCTTATTTACAATATCATAACCTTCCACAACTCCTACCTTTTCGTAGTCAAAGCCGGGGAGTAGGGCGATCTTCTGCTCTGGGAACTTGCCATTCACAATGAACGAGCAAGCCTGCCCTACTACCTCTGTGAAGAGGGCTGGATGAGATGCTGGTGGCATTGTCTGTATGTGTGCGTTATAGGAGGCAATCTCGCCTTTAGCATCAAACTGTGTGCCTCGCTGGATGTGAGACATAAAGTCGTGGACTGCCCTAAACTTTGCGTTTGTTTGTGGGTCAAAGATGTCGTGCTCTGCATCAAGGGTAGAAATCCTTAACACGCCATTTTGCTTAACATCTTGCTTTAGCTCCTCTGCGTCGGCATAGGGATGCTCTTCGACAAACTGAACATCAACAACACCTTCAATCCTTTTGAACATCTTGTCAACAAAGGGCTTCATGGCCTCAAAAGATGACACAGCACCTTGATCAAACTTGGGTGCTCTTGCGTATGCTGCTGCAACCAACTCACAATACTTATCCCAGCCGTTTGGGCCGGGCTTCAGCATTAGCTTCTCGCTCATCAAGAACTTTCGCCAGTTTTCAAGTATGAGTTTCATTCGTATGCCCCGTTAAAGATTGACGACGAAAGAGTAATTGGCCAAGGCCGGATGCTTAATCGCAACTGGCTGATCAAATAAGTCCTTTGGCACAAATACCTTATCACTAAAGCGAAGCATTTTCACCGGAGACTCTTCGGTCAAAGTCAAAGTAAGTGTTATGGGGACTGGGACTCCTGAAGACTTATCCACTCCAGATATCGTAGCTGGTTTTTTCTCTTCGTACCCGGATATCTTGAGTTCCGGTGGGTCTTGTATCAGATTAGCAAATTCATACAAATCTACAATCACCCCTTCTTCACCCTTTTTTTGAAAGCCCTCATATACTTTTTTGATCTCTTCTTTGATGATTTGTTTTAGTTTTGTTTTTGCAATTTTCATTTCTTTCTCCTTATTTTTTCCTTATCGCCCAAACAAGCTGCTATAGCCATTTGTTGTTTTTTGTTACGCCACAATTATAATATAAATAGTTTTCAAAGTCAAACATATAAATACCCAAATTCTTTCATCCTTGTCCACTCTCAAAGTATGTAATGCCAAATCTCTCCGAGAGTAGTTTGGACAAGTTGCTTGGATCTTCGCTGTTTTCTGCTACAAGTTTTCTAACCTCTGTTCGCTTTTTGTCCGAGAGTTCTTCTTTTTTACTCTCGTATTCTTTTTCTATTTTAGCAATGATCTCGTGGTACTTAGCTAAAGCACCATCGCGCAAAGCAATCTCCTCTGCGTGACTACTATTCAAAGTATCTAGTTCTTTCTGGTGGGTTTCTTTCTCTACTTCTAAAACTTCTTTAATTTTATCTGCTTGGCCCTTAAAATATAGCCATACAGCTAAGGCATAAATTGCACCAGCAAATACTTGCCAATACTTCTTTATAAAGATCCAAAACTTTGCAAACCAAACTTTAGCAACTAGCCAAAACTCCATCATTTTCCATGCTTCCATTGTGCAGCGATATCAGCTAATCCCTGAATTCCTATATATGCCAAAGATATAGCGACCCAATCGCCTGATTGCAAAGGTAATGCCTCAGTTAACATGAGCCCTGTAGCCGTTAGCCATACCATCAATTTTCTTGATACTAGCTTATTAAGTGTTTTATCTAGTGCATGTCTCAACATTTCATCCTCCATCAGGTTCTTTAAATTTTATTTTTTCGATAGGATAAACTTTTAATATTTCCCATTCTGGGTGCAATTCATTGAAAATATTTTTTATTTTCTCAACATCATACTGCTTATAATTTGCTCCAATATGCTGTAAGTGCTTTGTACCATTTGCTTTTTTATACTTAATGACCCAATAATCTTGGCACCACATTCAATCTCCTAATCCAAAAAATCTGTTTTTTCAAAAAAAGCCAATGAAATAAAAACGCCAGAAAGAATCCAAAGCGCAGTATCCATTGGTTCTAACACTACGAAACCAAAGCAAAAGAATATTCCAGCTTTTGCTAAGTTAGATTGAAAAAATCTTTTTGGTTCCATGTAATAAATAGTATGCTCTATTGATTTACACAAGCAAATCCATTTGCTTTGTCAATCTCAATTGTCATATCAGCGATATCCTTCAAGTGATCTACATGAGAAATCAATAATACAGTTTGATAATAGGACTTCACCATATCTAAAATACGTATGAATCCCTCCATATTTTCCGCGTCCAAAGCAGTTGCTGGCTCATCAAGAATAAATATAGACCCCTTTGGAAGAGAAGAGACTGAAAGGAGTGATAACCTTATGGCCATGGCCGCAATCGTTTTTTCTGCGCCGGAGCCCATCTCAATTGGTCTAGCTTCATATTTCGGATGTTTAATAAAAATATCTAATTTATTTCCTTCCGATTCAAAAAAGACCTCAAAGTCTACAACATTCGCCAAAACTTTACTTATTTCATCATTGATCACTGGTAGTTTCTTCTTGATGACATCCAGAGATATGCCATTGGTGTGCATGCAACGCATAAAAAGATCGTATGCTGCAAAGCTGTCGCGGAGGTTTTCCATCTCTTCTTTTTGATTCTTTAGATTTTCTAATCTCTGCTCAAGAGAGCCTCGCTCCTTGATGAGAGAAACTATTTCTTCATTACAATCACTAAGAACGCTTTTTTGGCCTCCTAGTATATTTTGCTGTTTTACTTTCTCTCCGATAAGTTGCTCTAAATTTTCAATAGCTTCACGATTTTCTTCGTATTCATCTATTTTTCTATCTAAATTTTCTATTTCAAGATTTAAAGTCTTTATTTTGCTCTTGTTCTTGTCTATCACTAATTCATTCTGATTGATGGAATTGTAAATATCATCCCTCATTTCCAATACTTCTTCGTATTTTTCTATCTTTCTCTCTAATGATTTAGGATCTAAAGTCTGAATATCCTCGAATAGGCCCTCGGTCTCCTCCCTAAGCTCTTGAAGGTTTTTCTCAATAACAGTTATATTTCCTTGAGCACTGTAGGCATCTCTAATGAATTTACAGGAAGAATATTCGTTTCCACAGGGCACCTCTAGTAATAGCTTGACCTTGTTTTTGTTTTGATGCAAACGGTATTCCTGTTGTTCTATTGTTTGATTAGTCCCTTCAAGCAATACTCTTTTGCGATTGATTTCCTCTTGGTGTGTCTTGAGGGCCTCAATATCAAAGTTACTTAATACTTCACTAATCCTCTGATGGTCGATTCTTTTTGTTTTGCATTCTTGTGTGAGAGTTTCTATTTGGCCTTGTAAGACATCCATCTCTTTTTGTTTAGAGATTTGTTCTTCTTTAACCTCTACAATATTAATTATGTCTGCTGGTATTGAATCAATTTTTCGTTCAATCTCTTTGATAGAGTCTTCAGTGTTCTCAATTGATTTTGAGTATTTACGACATTTTCGTTGTTGTTTCTTTTCTGCGGCAAAGTTTTGTTCAAGTTCTGCTGTTGTTGCTGAAATGTCAGCGTCATATTCTTTTCCCTCCAATAGTTTCAAAGCACCCTTCATGTCAGATGCATCTTCTTTAGCCTTTTTAAATTTTTTGTCAAAAATTTCTAGATCAAGGAATTTTCCTAAAATTTCTTTTCTTTTTGTAGACCCTTCATTAATAAATGATAGGCTATCGACCTGTGAGGCCATAGAGGTAAGTAGAAAGTCATCAACAGTTCCGAACAATTTTCTTATGTTTTTATCTGTCCCATTGCGACTATCGCCATTTAGCTCGTTTTCTTCTTGCATTACTTTATCATAATAGGAGAATTCAATATCAGTTTTAGCCTCCATAGTCTCATTGCCCTTAAGCTTTTTTAAATACTTGACTGAACTTCTTTCAATAAGATAGTCTCTTTCGCCTATTGATATCTCAAGCCTCCCTCGACCTTCATCCTTGTTTTGGTTGATGACATTTAAATTTTTTCTCTCATTTTTACTAGTAGAATTAAAAAGAGTGTATAAAAAAGCATCAATAATAGATGATTTTCCTGAGTAGTTTTTTCCAAAGATTCCCACAATTCCATGAAGCTTTTCAAAATCAACCCTATTTCCTTCCCCATAATTAAAAAGATTGTCCCACTCAAATGATTTCAGAGACCAGTTAATGTTTCTTGAAACCTCCTCTTCCTCTTCGGCCATGGTATTGTATTTTCTATTGAGCGCAAAAACTTTTTCTAACGTCTCTGATTTTGCCTCATAATCTTTAAGGTATTCATCTATTAGTTCCTCTTGAACCATTGGATCTCTAAGATCCTCTATGTTAATGCCGTCAGTTATATCCTGAACAGATCCCCTTTCTCCGCTCGAACGATTGAGAAAAGTAACACTTTCTGGACTAAATCTACCCTTTGCAATGTCTAGTGCCCGTCGCATAACATCTAGAGGTAAATTATTCTGAGATACCAAGCGAAGACGTGCGCCTTTGGGTACATCCATGTTCTTCGGCATCTTTCCCTTCGGAGTAAGCTCAATTGTTATAAACGGCTTTGGATTTGTAAGAGGAAAGTGTTCGCAAGTAAAACTTTCTTTGTCTTCAATGTCCCAAAGCAAAAATCCCTTGTCTTGGCTCTCACCAAAGTTCTGCTGAACTAGGGATCCGGGGTAGGCCACTTTCCCCATATCGTCAAGTTTCTGATATGTCTTGTGAATGTCACCGAGTAATACATAATCAAAAGGCTCAAATGATTTGATATCAACATCGCCATGATCCATGACCCAGCCAGTATCCGTAGTCACTCCAGCAACAGAGCCGTGAAAAAGTGCGATATTAATCTTACTCTTATCAGTTGGATCAATCCACTGATCTTCATCAACAATCGACAGAACATTAAGAACAAACCCATTTCCAAGATCAACTTCTTGAGAAAACTTGTGAAAATGAATATCCTTGTGGTCTAGAGCCTCAACAATTGGAGTTACGGCATCAATTTTGCCCGGGTTGCGAAGATTGAGGTCATGGTTCCCAAGTATAACATGGAGGGGCGCTATGTCTGCTAAGTTCTCAAAAAGCTTGGCAGTCATATGAAAATAAGCAGGGCTTAATTGCAATTTGGTGTGTGCAGTATCACCAGTATTGACGATGATGTCTGGTTTTAATTCTCTCAGTTTTGCATAGAGTTCTTCAAACACAGCACTATATTCTTCATGATACCTATGATTCCGGATGTGGATGTCTGATATATGAGCGATTTTCATTTTGCCTTCCTTACTAATTCTAATTCTTTGTTCCAAACTGGAATTGGGTATTTTGATCCCATGGGCACAATCATGTAATAATACTTATTCCAATCATGATTTGCACCTTTCATTTTTCCCTTCACTTCCGAGATTATTCCTAGAGTATTAAGACTGTCTTTTATCAATACTAGGTCTCCGACCTCAAAGTTTGGATGACTCCCAAGAACTTTGTGGGCATCGGATCTATTTGATTGTTTTTTACCCATCTTATGTAAGCTACTCCCTTCTCTTCATCCAATCTGATAATTATTGCCATAGGAGAACCCTCCGGCATTTCAATTGGACTCTTATAATAAACTAGATCACCGGGTTTCATTTGAATTGTTTTCTATGCTATCAGCAACGAGTTCGCTGGAGCTTTGTACCTTGCCTCCGCCAATGCCCCAGATTAAATCGATATCTAACTCTTCAGCAACAGATATCTCCGGTATATTTTCAGATGTTCTGTCACCGCCATTAGCAAAGGCAATTTTGAAAGTTGTCCAAAGGGCCCTGACTTTCTTGAGCAAATCACAAGCAGAATTATCAGAATCATCAAAAGACATTGCTTTGGAAACTCCTCTAACTCCTTGCACCATCTCTCTCCTTTCGTCGTGAGACATAAATACATAACCCTTTTTTCTCATTAGCCAATCGTCAGAATTGACACCGACAATAACAATTTCAGCCATTTTTGCAGCCTCCTGCATCATGCGAAGATGACCAACATGCATTGGGTCAAACCCTCCGCTCAAAACAATAACATCATATTTCATAATATCTCCTATAAAAAAAGCACCCCTACAATATAGCAGAGGTGCTTTGTAAAGTCAAGAACTATTTTTATTTTTGAAGCCTAGGATAGATGCCTGACCTTAAATCCACGTCTCCAAACAAAATAACTCGGTTGTCCCCAGTTGGAACTCTAACTGAGCTTTTTACTCGATTCCCGTTTACTCTGGTTGAAGTTTTTTGATATTGACTTGCGTCTAGAGGGATATGAGTAATTTTAGTTTCCACAAGCGGTACAACCTCCTCCGTTGTGCAAATGCCATCATAATTTGTGTCTGCCCAAACATACAGTTTCCCAAATTCCTTGTCTTTAACGCTAACAGTTCCATCTTGGTTGGAGTCCATAGAGGCTAGGTGAGTAAACCCGCCTGAGTAGTTTGGCGATGTTCCGAAAAACTCTGTCCCATTGTCTGCAATTCCATTAGAGTTTTTGTCAACGAAAAGAAAACCATCACCACTAAGCCAGCTAACTGCTGTTTTTCTTTTGCCAAACATTGAAAAATTAACTCCATTTTCAACTGATGTGACATCAAAGCGGCCGTTATTATTCAAATCAATAACAATAGGGTCTGAAACATTGCATGGCACGACTTTAAAAATCTTTACAGCCGCCAAAGCAAACTCATCTTGTATACCCTCTTGTAAGGCGTTACTATAGTCCGTTTGAGCTTGAGCATACATAATTTCATCATCACTATTGACTGGCACGTAATCATCACACAGGGGGTTTTGCTCCATAGCCTGACTAATAGTATTCATGGAGTCGTTAAATACTGGATCTAAGATTGACTGGTCTGCTTGACAGACTTCAATTGGGTCTGACATTAGGGGGTAATCTCCTGTATATCCGTTAGTTGTCAGCCAATTATTCATACTATTAATAAAATGTTGCCTGCCGACAATAAGGCCTTTTTCTGCCGAGCTTTTTACAGGCGATGGATTGTTGTTGCATAGCTGCTTTGACTTAAGATCAACCCTAACCATCACGCGAGCTTGCTCTAAGCCACTAACCGCGCCCTGCTCAAACCAAAAATCTTGCTCACTAAGGTCGGGGTTGTAGCTATCCCTACTAGCACTCAAGGTACTGTAAAGTTTAGAATAAGACTCTGATCGCGCTTGATCTACCAAATACTCACATGCATAACCATTCATAACCCCTTGGTTGTTATAAAATTCAACATAAGGGCACGGAGAGGTTTCCGGAAGGGTCTCATCCTCATTTGTAATTTCGTAATTAGGATCAAGCCCCAAGTCTTCTAATGCCAAAGAGACTTGAGATAAATAAAGATCTTTTCCTATACCTAGGCCTCCAAAGATATTGTCTCTCAAAATTTCAATATCTGCGAACTCGTCCACTGTGAGATCTTCTAAGGTCACTTCGTCGTCAGTAGTTTCAACCTCAACTTGCTCCTGCTCATCGGTGGAATCGACCTCTGTTTCAGGGGTTGTTTCCTCTGTTTCAGAGGTTGTTTCCTCTGTTTCAGGGGTTGTTTCCTCTGTTTCGGGGGTTGTTTCCTCTGTTTCAGGGGTTGTTTCCTCTGTTTCAGGGGTTGTTTCCTCTGTTTCAGGGGTTGTTTCCTCTGTTTCAGACGGAACTGTGTTAGTTTCATTGTTTTCGCTATTGTTTTCCACTTCAGAGGCTTGGTCTGTCTCGGTACCGGCTTCTTGCGGAGTTAAGGTAGTTTCTCCTACCTCATTAGTTGTAGTTGTAGTTGTGGTTGTTGCGGTGTTATCTGTTGCTCCCGTGAATTGGATTGTTTTTTGCTCTCCAGTTTCTCCAGTTGTTGTTTCCGTATCCTCACAAGCAACCATGCAAAATACAGCCATAGCTGCGACAATATAGTTTCTCATTTATTCTCCTTTTTTAAAAATTAAAACTATTAATAAACTTCTGTAAGAATGCATCTTCAGAAGATATAAGTTTAGCAGAGTTTTTTCTGCTAATAAATTCTTTTTTTGACATTTCCCCTACATCGCTGTATGGATAAACATCAATATTGTATACCTCCGCACCATATTTTACTAAATTTTCTATCAAATAAGATGCTTTTTTTTGGGCGTCTGGATCCAGAGCTACATAAACTGGTGTGTCGTTTGTGATAATACTCTTGAACAGTTTTGATTGCTCCTTTAAAGACGAGCCCAAAATGGGAACTGAATTCTTTCCGGCCACTATAGCATCAAACACACCCTCTGTCAAGGTTAAATCTTCATTCCAATCAATATATAATTCATTAAATACAATCTTGCTCTTTGAGGCGGGAGGATTCATGTATTTTCTCCAATCACCCCTGTAAGTCCTAGCGATAAAATAATTGCAGTCTCCACTTTTACTAAATGATGGTATCACAATTCTTCCAGCATACTCTCCGCTTGGGCAGTAGCCAATTTTCCAAAACAAAATATCTTCATTATCTACTCCTCTTCCTAGCAGATAGTTTCTAGCTTTAACAGAAAGCACAGATTTGCTTTTATTTGCTAGGGATATAAATTCATTTGGAAGTTTTACTATCTCTTCTACCTCTTCAGTATCCTCGGGGAAGAGAGTCGCTATAATTTCATCAAACCTATCAATTTCTACTTGGCCAGTTAATTCTCTCCATTTCGATATCAAAGAAAAATCTGCGTATTTTTTAACAAGTCTGCCAATATTTGTACCTCGGTACTCACATATCCAGCATTTAAACATATTTTTGTCTATATTTACGCTAAGTTTCTTTTTGTGGTGGTTACATTTTGGACAGGTGAAAAGATACTCTTGGCCTGTTCTGTTGTAACTGCCGAGGAATTCTTTAAGAATTGTTATCTTTTCTTTGTTGGACAAGATTAAAACCTGCTTTTGCTATCACAATGCTGTCAGCAATATCATAATATTTTGGTTTGATGTTTCCTGATTTGGTGTATTCTACAGTAAACTTAGGTTCTTTGTCAAGTAAAAAATTAACAACAACCTGTTTTGCTTTTTCTCCCCTAGGAATTGAAATACCGCAAGATTTTCTAGCAGAGGAGGCCGAGATGTGTTCCGGCTTTATATCAAACTCCCTGTAGCAAAGATAAGTCACGACCCCGTTAAATGATGATAGGGCCGAAAGGGTTTTGGCCGAGGAAAATCCAGATCTAAACATTTGCAGACTTTGTTCTATGAAAATGTGCTTTATATTGTAATTTCTCTGTATGTCCATTAATTCGCCTTGCACATGATTGTACTTTTCAAACAAATCTTTGTACTTGTTCTTATTTCTTAAATCTATAGCGAATGTTTTTTTTATGACACCATTGTCTATGATTGTCATGCCAATAATGCTTGTTGAAATGTCTAAGCCTAAGATCATGAACAGATTATATTACACTTAAAACTAAATGTCAAGTTTTAATTTAAAAGTCATATCTCTGCTCAGTTTTTTGTTTATAGGAGTAGATACTTTAGCGACACCAATACAATTCATATCTTCATCATAAATTTTTACTTTAGATACAAACGTTTGCTTTTGGAAGCTTTCTGTTAAGTCTGTAAAAGCTCCACTAATGGTGTTTTTGATAATTAGCTTTTCTGGCTCTTTGTAATAAGTTGAACCAGAAAATGGATCTAAACTTTGTGAAAACTGTATGTATGTAGGATTGTTCGAATGGTTCAACTCTCCCGCAACTGCATGAGCAAACATGGTCATAACACTTGTTTCTGTTGAGCCAGAGAACCTCAAAGCGAAGCTGCTGCTAGGGATATTTCTTCCCAAACTTGCTGTTTCTGCCCCAGTGCCATAATAAACCCATTTTGGAGATTCAGTACCCCCAAGATAAGGCTCAGTATGGTCTGGGTCTAGGTCCCAACTTCCAGTAAGCAATATAAATCCTTCGTTATAGAGGACAACGCCTGCGACTGCGCCAGAGCCATGGAGGGCTGGCCTGAGTTCATTTGCGGCCCCAGATACTTGAATAAGCTCACCATTCTTATTAACGTCCTTTAGTCTGCCTGCCAAAGTACCACTAACAAAAAAGTCTAACTCTACAGTGCCTTTTTCTATTGAACTACCGTAAAATATTGATGGAATGCTTATTAGGTTTGAGACCTGAATTTCTTTTGCCCAGATCAAGGGAGGGACCGAGCCTCTGACTGAATAGTGGGGGCTTAGATAACTATAATGATTGAGGGTATTTTTGAGGGCCACAATTCTATTCCGTTGGCCTGTTTTATTGGTAGTCAGAGAATTTGTAAAGTATTGAGATCCATGATTCAAAGGAAAATATTCTCTAGAAATTGTGGCAGATTTAGGATAGAATCCTAAAAAGCTCGTTCCATACAGGGCAGAGTTAAAGGCTCCCGTTGTCACAGTTTTCAAGCTAGTAAGATAGCCATCCTTAGTGACTTCTGGCCTTATACGCCTCATTCCGAGCGGGGCGGAAAGGTCATCTGGGTTGTCCCTATCAACATTATATTCATACAAGCTTATGTGCCCGGGCGGAACATTGGGCACTGAGCCTGTAAAAGCTCCAGACAATTCAGGTCTATTTTGAAAATATACTACATCTTGATAAATGTAAAATCTGGCACTAGGATTGCTTTTGACTACATTTCTCACAATGTCATCAGGTCCAAAGGCAAAGATTGTGCTCATGCTACACCTCTCTCAGCTCTTTAGTAATCCAATCTGACCCTAAGAACTAACTCAGTGTCTGGTGTTTTCTGCAACGGTTCAGAGGTTTTTGCAACTGCTAACAACTCATTGTTTGCAGAATACAACCCAATTGTTGTGATAAAAGATACTGGCTGGTCTAAGCTTTCTTCTTTTACTCTAATCTTACTATTAAGCAAATAAGATGGATTAGAACTGTAATTAAATTCATTGTGAGAAGCCCTACAGAAATATACTGTTGAATTTAGCTCAGTTGTATTATTAAAACTTAGATTATAGAGCCTGTTTCTAATAGCGTCTGCCGACCCCGAAATTGATGATCCAGATATAAACTGGAATCCTGTGGCTCCGGCTAATCTATTTTGGGGATTGCCCAAGTTGGCAGTCCCTTGTGCATTGGCTAATACGCCCCCATGGGCTGCATCATTAAAAATCGAACCAGAGACAACTGCAATTCCTGCTTGGTAAAATACTAGACCAACAGGGACTTGATCGTTTGTCAAATATGTGGTTCCATCGCCGGTGCTAGATGTAGCGTATAGAATTCCATAATCTCCCGCTGGAGAATTTACTAAGTAAGATGTTGAGCCACTTAAATCAGAAGCTTTCACTCTCCTACCGAAGTTTTGGCCATCAAAACTAGCTGATGCTGGAGGAGTGCCAACTGAGCCAGTGATCCCAAATTCTAAAGTAAAAGTTCCTTTTTTGATTTCATCTTTTTGAAGAAGTCTTGCAAAGTTAATAAAGAAAACCTCATTAAGTTTTTTGCCGCCGGAACTAAGGTTACCATCTTCGTCAAATTGCCTAATAGAACCTGTTGCGTCGTGACCCATCAGAACTTGGGCCATTTGATTGTACATGTTGATCTTATCTTTGTTTTGAGTATTGGCAGATGATGACATGCCAGAAACATTAGAGTAACCAACTGTTATATCAAAAATATGATTTGCTGAAGAACTTAAGAAAGGGTAGTCATAAACGGACTGGAAAAGTCCGTGAGAAAAGTTCTTAATATTTTTTTCACTAGTTGAATTCCCTTCATTGTAAGTACCAGAGACAATAGAACCTGTGACTGGTATGTTCTCGTGAAGCAGTGTTCTGGTAGAGGTTATATCATTATTTAAAAATGATTTAAAAGTAGTAGCCATGGTTTAACAATCCTTTTTAGTCTTTCTTTACGTATCTAATTGGCACGTTTATTGAATATCCTGTAGTTGCTCCAGTAACCTTAACTATTGAGTCAATATAGGAATATGTGCCCGAAGCATTTAGCCAAGTATTTCCTGTAGTGCCTAATTTAGTAAATAAGAAACTACTTGTTTGCAGTTCAAGCGAGGGTTTAATTTTAAATCTAAAAGCCGACCCTCTTGGGCCATCGATTGGGGTGCCAACTGTTTGCGCTGATAGCGCTGCGAAAAAGCCCTGTGTATCTGCCACATTGGCAATATTGTATGTGGCTATATTGTCATCATCCAAAAACGAAAACGGCTGGATAATATTGGATACATTAGCCAATGTTCCCAACCTATTGTCCATTTCAATTATGTAATGAGTCTCAGTTAGAGTAGGGTCTAGGGGCTGGTTAGGAGGTAGTTCATCTGTATCTAAACCTTGATCGAGTTGAATGAAGTTATTGATATTTTTAATAGCAAAGAAAACACCCTTTCTATCGTCGGATGATAGAGTTTCAAATGCATCATCTGTTGTTTCATCAACTAAAACTGCAAATGAATTTGATGATTGCGTAGAGATGGCATTTAACGGCTCTCCGTCTGTCTCATTAATAAGAACAACCGGTAAGAAAAGCAAATTGTTCTTAGAAATAGAAATTAGTTTGCTCTTCATCGTAGAAGTGTTGTTAGTAAATGCCTCCAAAACTGGTGTTGATAAAATATCAATTGCATAATATGCATTACCATTTAGATTAAGCTTGTTGTATTTTGCATAATCTATTTCATCATCAGCGAAGGCAAATTTTGTAATTTTAAAAGATCCATCACCTGCTGCTAGACGTGCTCTTCCTGCATCAGTCAAAACAGCGTCTAAGATTATATCTCCACTATTGTCTAAAAAAGCCATAATTAATTTCTCCTAAGTAACCTTATATTACTATCATAATTAGTGTTTTTAAATAAATAATCCTTTTTTTGTTTACGGGCAACTCTTTAATGCCTCATCCGGCTCAGTATGATTAGTTTTGAACTTAATATTTAAGTCTATCATTTTTCCAGTGTGCTTTGAAGTTATTCTAAATTTGAATTTTTTCTGATTCCATAAAGTCTGCGGCATAATGCCCAAAATAGGCAGCGGAACGTTTGAGGTTTCACCTGTTATTCCAGATTTTTCTTTGTTAATCATTTTTTGCAACAAGGACGCTTCAATTTTTAAATATTGCTTAAAAGGCTTGATCTTCGATCCAATTTTTTTAGTACCAAACTCATAAACATTAACTATAGGATAGTATACTCCAGAATTTAAAACCATTTCAACTTCAAAAACTTTTGTAGGATTAGATATGTTGTCATGTATATCTATGGCCCTGAATACATAATAAAATTTCTTATTTGGCTCCAAATCTTCTATAAATGCTGTTTTTTCTTCCACATCAATAGTGCTATACAAGCTGCCGACGAAATCTGAATAGGATGATGGGGCAGAATCGAGTCTAAACACTTGATATGCCTTTGGAAAGTCATCTGACTTGAACCTTAGAGTTGGAATCATATAAGAGCCATCATCTTTTTTTATATTTCTCCCCTGTGCTGTTCTTTGGAGTGCAAATATACTTTTGTCTGAATTTGTCAAGGTGATAGGAATCTCTTCTCTATCGCCAGTTTGATTCTCCAAAGTAATCAAAAGTTTTGAGCCTTTTCCAACCAAAGGATCAAAGTTTACGTTGGGGGGTATTGGTGGGAGGTCCAATATAACTACATCTTGTTCATAATATGGAACCTCATCAATAATAACTTTGGGATATATCGTAGCTCTAAAAATAGCCATCTTGCTTTGCTCAATTGGCCTTTTGGGGATGCCGGGGAGGTTAACGAAAGTTCCGATGGGCGACGTGGTCACATTTTCCGAAAAGTCTTGAGCTTGAGAAATGTCTTTTTGTTTGCTGTAAAGTGTGAACTTTGTTTCGTTAAGGCCGCCGCTATTTCCATTATCGCCAAGATCGTTCATTAGTTCTTCTTTAGTTGAATTTTTAGCTTTCATTCCAAGTGAATTATATGCTATCTTTCCATTGTCTAGTCTTAGTGAGCTAAAAACAGTGTCCATATCATATTTTTCGGTATACCCCATGGCGAACGCTAACTTGTCTGTTGCGCTAGTATTAGCAAACCTATATCTATATTCTCCTCCAACAATAATTCTTACCTGAGTTATCTTGTAGCGGTAGAGGTGCCCATATTTAACTTGAGTATCTACGTAATTCAATCTATGAATTTCGGGAGAAGGGGCAACTGCTTCCTCATCAGCGGCAAAAATCTTTGACTTAGCATCGGGATGTGGTATGTATATTGTCTGTATTAAATCATCATTTATATCATACTTCTCTATTCTATACATTATAGGCTCAGAGTAATTGGGCCTTTTTGAAAAAATGTCGCTCAGGAGAGGCGTTTTATCTTTTACAATAGCGATCATTTGTTTAATTATGGAAGGAATATCAACACCTTTAGTTAGATGGGTTTCAAATAGAGAGAAAAAATTATTGGTGGCGTGGCTAAAATCAATCGTATATTTTTTGAATTTAAATTCTGATGCGATAGGATATCCCGGAACCTCTTCTTCTTCATATGTTCCGTTACCAACAGCAAACCATTCAAGATAAAATCTAAGCCACCTATCAACATCATATTTGATTTTTTTAGTCACATCTGAAACATTTAATGTGTCTCCTAGGAACTGCGGTGTATATATGGATTGTTGATGAATAGAAGCCAATCTTTGTTCATCAGTGGGGCTGGAGTATCCAAAATAATCAAACATAGCACTTAAGCTGTTCATATATATTGTCAAAGCCTTTGACACTGTTGTCTCATCTACGGCATCGGAATTTTGTGCAAGTAATTGTTTTATTTCATAATCTGATCTTGGTCCGTGAATTAAAGTTAGCATTGAGTACAAAAAGTCTTTTAATAATCCCGAGGAGTACCAAATGTTTTTAATCTCTCTATTAGCATTTATTAAAACATCGAACCCTACATCTATGTGCATGGGAGCGCCGGTAATTCCAGTCTTTTTGTTTTTCATTCCCTCTTCAAGGGTTCTTGCATCAATAATAATATTTTTAAAACGTTGTCCATAGCCTTCAAGCATAACATCATAGGGTCGGCATAATAAGAATATTTGTGTTGCTCTCAGTCTATACAGATCTTCGAGGGAATCACCACTCTTGCCAGTGACTGGCACATAATAATTGGGAACCACAACCTCTGGTATAAATTTTGCTAGATTCTCAAAATCAGTATCTAGATAATTATAATGTGGTGTTATATCTGCCGTTAAAAGATATTTATCAGAGGCTAAAGTGCCATCGGCTATAAAGGAATTTATAGGAATTCCTGTTGCAACATCAAAATACTGAGCTTGGGTAACTGCAAGCGGGTTGCCCATTTTATTGAATCCATTGCCTGTTGTTTCGATCATTCTTCTAACTCCTAGAGGATACTCTACATTAAAAGAAATATCAGTATTGACAGTTGTTTTTCTTGTTACTGGGTCATCTAAATTAGATAACATTCGATACGCTATATCTGTTATTTCAGCTGTTTTTTCTGCGGAAGTTTCTCCTAGAAGGCCATTTTGGTAGAAAGTGTCGAGATCAACATTCCCCGCAGGTTTAATAAAACTGTCTGCAATCCTATCAAAATCATAAGGACTATAGCTATCATTAAAAGTTAAAGTATTTTGTGTTGGAGTTGTTGCTTTTGTAAAGTACAAATCATCTGTTTTGTATATGAACCCGTCTAATTTTTGTGGCATGCTAGCAAACAATGATAACAGATTTAATATAAGCCTATTTTTTGCATCTTCATAATTAAATATGCCGGGGAGGCCCTTGAAACTGGGGGCCCTGAGATAAATTTGAACGAGTTGTTCTTTTCTAAAGGTAAATATCTTCAGCGGACCACTGCTTGTGATATCACCCGGTGATATCACGTTCTGATCAATGCCCCCTGTTTCAAAAATCTTATAAAATTGGGGGCCCGGGAACCCTATGTAGTTATCATACTTGGGTACTATATCATCAGATTCTTTTGGACCTGCGATGCCGCCGAAGGGACTTTCTCCCGGTGTGCTAAATCTAATTTGATTTATATTGCCATAGCTGTAGTTTTTTGGCAAATCATATGGAACTCCAGCCTCATAGGTATTAATGTATGGCTGCACTCCATCTACAATAATATTTTCTATAGTATACCCCGAGGCTGGTGCTGCATAATTCCTGAGCATTTGGTAGTTTGCTTTTTCTCGAAAAAATGGAACGGAACCAATTGATTGCCTAAGTGTATCGTAATTAAATGTCAGCCCAGATCCGTTGAAGGCAGACGGTGCGCCAAAAGTAAAGGGTGGAGTAAAAGTATAGGGCTTGCTTGTGAGCGGTGCATTTGGAGTGGCCCTAACTACACCATGTTGTGTAACAATTTGATATCTTTTGCCATAAAAACTCTGATAGTATTCATTATCATAAGCAAAAATATAATTCGCAAGAAATGAGTATGTATTTATTCCGGGAACTTTGGGTATTTTTCCCTTTAAAACACCATATTTTGGATATTCTGTCACATTAGACCCAAAAGCATTTCCTGATTTTTGATAATCTGATAAATTCATTTCTTCCTAACCTAATAAGTGGATGTTGATCCGCCGGATCCTGCTCCGCCTCCGGTGGGAGTGCCACCACCACCAGATGGACTTGTTCCGGTGCGTTGCCCTGTTGTTTGAGTTTCTTCGTTTGGCCTTATTCCATAGACGGATAAATCTTCCAAGGTGTTAGTTGGCAAAAATGATGACAAACCCTTTCCTTGTAGATCCTGCGCTAAAACAAAATTGCTCTTGTTTTCATTTTGCCTTTGTCTATCGATAAGTTTTTTAACAAAAGAAGAATCTCTAAAGCCCAACTTTGTTAAATTAATATCTTTTATAACTATATTTGAGTTTAAAAATTCAGACCTTACTACTGAACCTTGTTTAGAAATATTTGGCTCTGTTATCATGCCCCTCTGCTCAAATAATCTTGTTGCTATATCATTTATGTCATTGCGAGAGATAAAATTTGGCCTTGAGAAATCTGATTGATTTGATAAAACAAATTCTCCAATAACCGTTGTATTGCCTCGCTCTGTTGAATTCAAGGAAATGAAGAAATGTTCATTATAAGTTGGGAGCTGCAAGCTATTATCCATTTCTAATCCGTAATTGGGATTTAAATATTCAACGTGACGGCAGAGCAAAAGAGACCCTTTTTGTATGTTTTTTAAATCACTCGCAGTTAATCGGCTATATATTGGGCTTTTAATTGCAATCGAGTCTGTTGTTTGATCGTAGCCCCTAAAAACCTCAATCATTCTAATATTTCTATAATTATAGTACATAAATCCTAAATTTCTTGGATCTGTAAATAAGTCTCTAGTGCTTGACTCAACTTGAAAAATACTATTTTGTATAACTGAATCTGAGTTCAATAAAGATAGCAACAGAGCTTTAATTTGATTTGGAGCCAAATTTAGTCTGGGTGTAGTTGCAAGTTGTATAGTGGGGGACCTATTTGCATCTTGTTCTAATTCTCTCTTAAATGTCCGGCCTCCTTCTGGTTCATTTATTTGATAAAATATTGCAGAATTTGAATTTGAACTAATTGTCCCATTCGAATACATGTTCAAAAAAGTCATAAAGCCCTTTGCACTGTCTAGTGCACCGTTTTTGTCGTCCAGCATAGCTTGTTGATTGTATAAGTTCTCTCTATTATCTATCGCATCGATTTGTGCTGAATTTGGGAATGGAGTTGTTTTTGCTCGTTCAAAATATCTTTTTCTGCCTTGATTGATGCGGATGCTCTGATTTAGTGATATGCCATCTAAAATCTTTTGCGTTGCCCTATCAGAATCAGGAGATGTCTTAGATCCACGTAGCAAACCCTTGTTTTGATTTATCAAATAAACCTCATTTAAAATATCATTTAATTCATTTTTGCTAGAGTTTTTAATTGGGTTTAATGTATTTGAATAAGAAATTGTCTGATCTTCTCGTTTTAGATTTATATTTGAAACTGTGAAAAAAGAATACATACTGTTTTCTATTGCATCTCCACCATTATAGACGATCCTGTCTTTATCTGTTATCAGTATATTGGATATTTGACTAGCAAAATATTTAGAAACCTCTAGTAACGACCTGTCAATGATATCCTGCTTTGTAAAAAGCGCGAGGCCATCAGTGTTTTTTTCCATTTGATTTTTTGTAGCAAAAAGATAATCATAACCAATCCCGGGATTTGTGCGAGCATTATATAAGTTATTAAAAGCAAAACGAAACTTTGTGGTTTTATTTTCCCTCGTAGAGCGTATAGAGCGGCTATCTGCTAATGTAGAATCTGAAACGTCTCCCCTATACTTAACATATCTTGAATTTGTTTGGAATACTTTTAAAAGTGATTCCTCTAGTCTATACATTAAACTTAAAACTATCTGTATTCCTTCTGGACTGCCACAATTTGGGCTAGCTATATTTGTCAAATAATTCATTGTTGCAACTTGACTCAATCTTAATTCACTAGGTATCGTGAAGTACCGAAAAAACATTCTAGTCATAAAAGAAACTGTTCTAAATAAAAAATTCTCTGTATCATAAGAAGAATTTGAATTAGTATTATATTTTGTATTATAAAAATCTAAAAATGACAAACTAAATTGTTGTGTTTTGGGTTCGAAATATGATTCTTTAGATAAACTATCCCTGTAATACTGCTCGAATCCAGATGATGCTGTGCTTCCCCCTATCAACCCCTTCAGTGTTAGCAAGTCATTTTTCAACATCTTCATTACGGGATCTAGCACTTCAACCTCAACTCCATATTGAAAAAGGCCGTCTCTCTTTTCAGAAATGTCAAAGTCTGTTCCGGTGAAGTGCCTTACTGCTGGAGATGGAGTTGATGACGCTACACTTACCTCTTCAATTAAGCCGAATGTTCTTGGTCTCAAGTTTCTATTGCCGGGATCTCTCTTAGAGTTTGAATTAATTGATGCTCTTAGTATTCCGGGAAAGTCAGAGGAATCTGAGCTACTCGCTATTTTAATGGACGGCTTGCTATTATCTACAGAAACCACCATTTCTCCGTTTTCCAAAGCACGGCTAGCCCTAACTTGTTGTCTTCCAACCGTTAAATTAATTATTTTTGCGTTGATTAGAAGGTTTTGATGTGTGGTGGGATCAAATTTCTTTAAATTATCTAAAATTTTAGGAAAATCAGTGTTGCTTTTCACTATCTCTTCCATATTCAAAGAAAAAAAGAATCTAGCATTGTTTTTGCTGTCTCTTGTGATATTAAAGTCAGAAATATAATTTGTCCTTCTCCTTATTAAATCTAGGTTTGAGTCTTTTCTTAACCTAGAAATTAATTTTTCATCTTTTGTAACAAATTCTCCATCACCTACAAGGTCAAATTGTGCGCTGCCTATTTTATCAATAACTCTATGATCTTTTATTTTTATATTTGGCACAGTTAATAATCTAAGTTTAGAGATGCTGGAATCGAGACTATGGCTTGAGTATTTCATCCAATCGCCATTAGGCATCTGATGAACTGGCCCGGGCCAGTATTGGCCGCCAATTTCTCTAAAGGCAAATGAATCTGTAACTACATTTCCACTTCTTATAACAACTTCAGAAGATATTTTGCCAATTGAAAGAAAATCAGCCACCAGAGAGGGTGATGTTGGTATAATTTTTTCAATTGATTTGGTGGCTACATCATAAAAACTAAAAGCAAAATAAGATAAAAATTGTGGATCTGCACCGCCCTCAGACTCATTTATAACAAACTCCGCCTCCAAGGGAATATCATAAACTACGCCGCCGTCTCTGCATTTTGTAGCGTTGAATGGGAATTCTTCCTCATTGGCCTCTGTTGTTTCACGTCCTTGCAGAGTTTGCCCTTTAATTTCACTATACCCTTTCCTTAAAAGCTGCCCAATGGGTATTATTTTTGTTTTAAATTGGGGCGTTTCCACGTTTTTTGTTGGATATTTCTTTATTATATTAATAAATTTATCAAAGGGTGAGGCATTTAATATGTCATGCGAACGCTTAGAGCGGCATTGAACCACCATCACTTTTAGGTATTGAATATCTTCATTAAAATTTGTCAAAAAATCAAGTGAAGTTGTTTTAGCAGCCATTCTCAAATTACATTTAAGCGAGAATCCTTGCGCCAATTGAGAATTATTAGATGATATTTGCTTATAGAAATTTCCTTTAGCAACCTTTTTGTTGTCAGAAGAGATAGATAAGCTCACGCTATTAATATAGATATTTGGCAACATACCGCCAGAAAAAGGCCCAGATGATACGTTATACATTATACTTCATCCTCACACAAGTCAAATACATTTTCCGGTGGAACTGTAATATCGCTTGGTTTCTGCTGTGCTGTTTGTATTTCATCGTCACAAGAGACTTTAAAAAAATACTCTACATAATTTTCAGACACTTTTAAATTATTTCCTGTTTTATCATACAGATATTGCGAATACAGATCTGAAAAATAATCCCCTCCAAATCTCAAAGGCAACATTCTTTCTGACTTGGAGTCACTAAATCGTCCCGCCGCCACGTCTTCTATCTCATAAACCTCGACATAAAAGTCCTCTTTTTCATTTAAAGAATGCAATTCCTTTAAATCTATTGATATATAGTCCTCTTCAATTTTAACAAACGTTCCGTCACTTGTGACAATAGAATAATCAAATTCAACGGCTTCGGCCGAATCTTTGACAGAAAGTATATCATTGAGAGTTATTGATTTTCCACCATCTGCTATTTGGCCTATTGTTGTTTCAAAAGTTACCTCAACTTCCAATTGAGGTATTCTAACAATACCATAAGGACTACTATCATAATAAATTGAATCTGATATTTTTCCCTTTTTGAAGTTCAAATCAAAAGCAGGATAGTAGATATCATTGTACCCAGATGTGCCTAAAGGAATTTCTAATCCTACAAGATTTTGTTTTTTTGGAACTGGATATCTGTAGGAGCGCGATGGGTCCGGAGAAAATGTTGGGTTTAAAAATTTATCTACAGGCGAAAGAGGAGCGACCTTAAAGATGGAGCCACCGGATCTACCTGTGCCGGCGAAGGAACTTCCTTCACCTTCTGTCTTAAATTTTTCTATTGCTTTAGCTAATGCAGATTCGTCAAAAATCGCTCCGCCGTATGCGTCTACGAATATATTATCTTCTAGATCCACAAGAACGAAATCTCCGAAAGCAATTTGATTTACACTTTTCTCAACAGTGTCAACGCTGTGGATAGCTTTAATTCTTGGGGTCTCTTTAATTCTATCTTCTGTGTCTTTTTGATTTTCTGGTGGGCCTGTTCTTGCATCGGATGATGAATCATTAGGCGGAAGCCCTTGGTATTTTGTGTCGTAATCAACATCATTATCAAAAAAAGAATAATAAACTGGTTTCAGCTTACCAACTGATAATAGATATTTTCCGTACTGCGTTAACTGCACGTCTAACACTTCTTCTTTTCTATCAAAAAATTCCATATTGTTTATAAATAGCCTTAATTATTAATTTCTATTCCTCTGGTGGTTCAAAAACTACTTCTGATTCAATTTGAGCTAATTCAACAAGAGAGAAAAAATCATATGGCCAATTATAACTGTAAGTTAATTCTGCCTCTGGATTTGATGATACCCCTTGCAATTCTTTAAGTGCGGTGAAAGAAAATCCTTTTGCAGTCTCTGATTGTTGAGTGACGTTCATAAAGTTATTTCTCGCTTTTTGTTTTACTTTAAAAACCATCCATCTTATATTATTTGGCAATTGACCTTCTTTATATTGGCCAAAGAATTCGTAATTAACCCCTATTTGATGTTCAATCGCAACAGAAGCTTTTTCTGCTGTTCTAGAAATTTTAGGCATCAAGTTCTGCCAAATATCAGCGAGGTCCTGCTTGTCAAGCGTATGATTAAACTCGAAAATATACATAACGAATGGATCAATGTTTGGATTATTTAAAAAGTCCATTTGTGGAGGAAGAGAAAATTTGCTCATTTTTTCAATCATTTGTGTAATTGATGTTTGCCCTATGTCATTCTTAGCTCCAAAGTCGCCGGCCAACAAAGCCTTATTACTAGTTTCATGGTTTGTTTTTTGCTTTAAGAACATATCTGGATCTATAGAAAAGAACTTTCCCTTTTCATCAATTGGGACAGCGATAATAGCCTCAGATATTATTTTCTTTGATCTGATTTTTCCTACTCTTTCTTTGCTCGCCTTAAATCCGCAGACATCAATTAGAGATCCGCTTAATTCTTTTACGCCGCCACCTTGTGTATCGTTTAATATCTGAGGAAAGCTTTCTTTAAGTTGCAAGAATATTCCTTCAGAACCAGATGGTATCACACCATAGCCCTTCCAGATTCCTCTAGTAAAATATTTTTCATTTCCATGGCCAATTGCTGCACCGAGCGAACCTGTGTCCATATGGGCCAGATTAACTGATGGGCACTCAAACTTTGTTTCAATAATCCAAGCGTCATTTGTGCCTTGGACGACAGGGGTTGTAGCACTTTTAGCCTTAAATGTTCCATCAGGATTCTTTTCTGTGCCGTATTCAACCTCTTTTAGTGTGAGCTGGCCGAACAGATTTACAGATGAACTTAACTGCATCTGTGCAATCCCCGCAGCAAAATTATTTCTATATGAATCTTCCTGTAGTGTCTTGGCTAATTGATTTTCGTTTTGATAGCTAGTAGAAATTTTTGAGTTAGATAATATCTCCTCCAAAGTAAATTTGGCAGCTTCTCCAGTCTGCATATCTCTTACTTCATGCGGCTTAAAGGCTATTCTGGCCCTAGAGGTTCCATAGAAATATGGCGGAGTATGCGGAGCATATGTTGGATCTTGTGCTCTAAAAGCTGCATATGGTACACTACCAGTACCTGTTGATCCATAAACAAGGCCGTGGGCTTTATAAGAAGGTCCATAGTGCATTCCCCTAGCTCCAACTCTTGTGTTCAAAATTCCATCCCCAGTAACTACTATAAGGTTATCAGTTAAGAATGGGGCGTATTTTATTCCGCCATCATACCTGAATGTGTCTGGGCCCGGGCCTTCATAGGATACAAAGTCTCCAGTTTTATATAATAAAACATCCATATAATAAACCGACCCAGAGACCATAGACTTAAAGTCTTTTTCTGGCTTTGAAATAAAGCTAGTTAAAGTCCCATCATCTAAGAAAAAATCGACCGATTCTGCAAAGAAGTTATTCGCTGCTAAGGAATATTTAGGATCGCTTCCGCCACTCCATTCAAAAAATAGCTGCGGCTGAGATCCTGTTGCGCGACTGTCTGCTGCCTCTAAAGAAACATAGGGATAGCTTGTAGATTGCCCAACGTAGTAATTTTCTAAGAAAAGGGCTCCACCTACAGATCCAGTAAAGTTAGGATAAGCAAAAAATACTTTTGATGAAAGATTATTGCCATCAACTGCGCCAGTTACCGATGAGGACAAGGGTAAAAACTGGTCCGGATCTAAAATGGCTTCAAAAGGGAAGCTATAATTTGGTACAGTTTGGTATTGATTAGAAACAAACATAGAACCACTGGTTGGTTTGCTAACCCCCAAATTAGTATTTGCAACAACCTGCGGAGCAGAGGAAGTGTGAACTGGGTAGCTAACTGCAATACCAGACTTTATTGTATTGAAAAATACTCCGGGCGCGAAAAACGGCTGATAAAGAGCTGCTAGTCTTTCTTGATCTCCGTCTCTCCTATTGGACCCGCTTATGAAGGGTGCATAAGATGACGAGAAGATATGTCCTAACTGAACAGACCTTAAGGCTGGGTAAAAGCCTTGATATGGCAATAATTTCTTTACGGCATTTGCCTCCAATCTAATTTTTGATGCAAATGCCGTATCGTTTTTCTTGTGATCTTCTTGAATAACAGAAAAATGCTTCATAAAATCACTATGAGAATATACTTTAAAGAAATCTGGGTTGAAAGATCCAGACTCATTAGTTGCACTTGAACTAACAGACAAAGATGCTCCAATTAAATCTAAAAACTTATTGTTGTCAGCAAAAAACCCTTCTTTTAAATAATAATCTATATGATCGGTGATTCTAAATTCTGGCAATACCGTATAATCTTTTGCTATTCTTCTAATATCTTCTGAATAATCTTCATAAGAGTTGAACCAAGGACTCTTCCCACTTAAAACATCTGTTCTGTAGGGCGGTATCAAGTGAAGCGATGCAGAGGGAGAATTTCTCCTAGGGACCATCGCTCCCGACATTATCATATTGGGATATTCAAATTGGAAAGAGGCCGTTGGCTTGAAACTTAAACCTGTCGTTGTTATAAAGTTTGGGACTGGCCCAGATGCAGTTGGGGCTCCAAGTTCGCGCACTTTGCCTTGCAAATTTATGCCAAGCAAGTTGTAAATGTATCCAGCGCAAGACAATTCGCCATTTTTATTTAGATTAGCGAATCTACTGGTAGTGTTAGTGCTTAGAGTAGCTCCAGAAGCATGTAGCGGGGCCCAGTAATAGGGGTTATATGGTCCGCCGCTATAAGATGCAGATATTTGATGCAGATCGTAAAATGGCTCTTCGGCATCTAATGGCCAAATGCTCATGTCTGTTAATCCAAAGAATGATGAACCGCTAGCAATAATTAAGCCCTCTGCGTTTCTTGCTACTGCATCTGTTCTTAAACGATCATCAATGTTATCTTTCCAAAAGGCAAGAGAATCCCCTAAGCGAATATCAAAATTTGTTTGCCCCTTGGATACAGTGTAGTTTTCTCGACCCCTTGCCTTGGCAAGACCGGTATTTCTTTCTCTTGGGAAAACGACTTCTCTATAGCACAATTTTAAAATTGAAGGCTTCAAATCATCTGGTAGTTCATTTGATATGTAAGATTTCTTAATAAAGTTATATGCTAATTTTATATCTTTATTATCTTTCTTAAAATCAAGTATGTCATCTATTTTGTTGTTTGTAAATGTTCCCAGCATGTTAGCGTAAGAGTAATCAAGCTCAACCATGTTTGTCCCTTGGCCATCATCTTCTTTAACGAGAATATCATGTTCCAGTGGCTTATATTTAAAAGACACCATTGGCTCAGTAAAATTATTAAGCGTTTGCGTCTTTATCTTCTGCAACTTTAGATCGCCCGGAGAAATACTTGTCTTTTCTGTTAAGACCGAAAACGTGTTGTGCTTTACAAAATTTCTTATAAGTGGGTGATATGAAGACCTGCTTAGATCTCTTGTGGAAAATCCATATGCTCCATTTCTGTTCAACAAGATCGAATTCAAAAGAAGCGTTGAATCTAATTGTTGGTTTGTTGGGAACAAATCTATATTTGCACTTGACTCTAAAAGATTAGAGCCTGTCGTCAATGTGTCAACTACAACAGAATTAAGGCCAACAAAATCAACATTTATTAGCTCACCATTGGCCTGCTCTGCACCAGTTAGGCTAGCACTAACAAAAACTAAATCTGTTGCTGCATAGCTTTTGTTCTGGTAGTCTTTTTCAGAAAATCCAAAAGGAAACGCAATAGTTGAAGAGGAAATCCAAGCATATTGTTGATCACTTTGTGGAATCTGATGTTGTATAAAATAATTATCATATACAGAGCTTGTTAAAGTGTTTCCAAATATATCTTGCCTCTTTATATATTTTCTTCCGTTTCTTTGAGTTTTTTTGAAGGATGCAGACGGAGAACCTATTACACTGTCATATCCACCGAATGCTGTATGTCTGGTTAAAAGAGTGCGTAATGGCTGTCTAACTGACAGATTTCTAAAGGGCATTGCGTTATACGGACTATATACCTCTGATTCATAGTTCAAAAATGCTGGCCCATTGACTTCTGGGCCGCCGGGTGCAGAAAATCTACTAACAAATATATGCTCACTCTTTCCTTTAACTGGAATAGCCCAATCGTATGCACCTGAAACTGAAGGTGTTCCGATGGACTCAAATGACGCAGTAGAGATACCATTGTTTTTGAAGAAATACCTGTTATTGGTGTCTCTGCCTGCTATTTGAACAATCTGATAGTCCTTTTCATAGTTACCATTATAGGCCTTTACCTGCCCGAGTTCATTAAACGGTGGCAAACTAGTTTGTGATGGAATGAAGCTGCTAGTTGTTGACTTAATATTTTTAATATTTAATGGCCTTTTAGCAGCCTCTTCTCTAAGCATCGTTGCTCTGGGGGCGTTTACACCGCCGGGTAAATCATAGATATTATAAAAATCAAAATTAATCCCATTTGGATTGGCTGTAATGGTTCTTAAAGCATACCAAGCCTCTGGCTTTACGTGTGGGCTTTGTCCTATGTGCAAGTGAAGGCCCGAATGTCTATAGGCATATCCTCCAACATTCTGCTCTGTAAATGGACCTTGCATGGGAATATCTTTGTTATCTAGATAGTAATCTTGGAGATGCTGGGTTGATACTTCATAGCCAATGTGCCAAGGGGTGCTTCCCGTTATAAAAGGATTATCTGTCGAAGAGCTTTGAAATGACAGTGGAGCATATTTTCTACCATCGTATCCTCGTTCTGTCGATATTGATGGTATTTGAACTTTAAATTCTGGTTTGAATTTTCTATTTGGATCAATCTTGTCAGGAGTATTAGTATTTGGTTGTCTTTCAATGGTGTTTGTATTGAAAGATATCCTATTGCCTGAACCGGCAGGAGATTCAGCGAAAACTACATTTCTAAAATTTCTATCTTTTTTGGGTCGAGACCTATTTTGATCATTAAAAGCGCCCTTGTCGCCGGAATCTACTGAGAAATCTAAAGCTGCACCGCCCGCAGCCTTAACTAATGGATTTAAAGAATCTTCGTCTAAAACATCACTATATTTACTTAAATAGTATGAAAATGCTGACATATAGGCTTGGTTTATTGCATTGTCTATATCGGCATTACCAGTGCTTTTAGGAGTTTCTAATGAAAATGGCACTCTATTTCTCCACCAACTAAGGCTTTCTTTTTCATCGAATCTTCCGTCGTATTCTAAAATACCAACTTCAATAGGTGCTGAATTGAATTCCCAGCCATCCGCTCTTCTGAGGTAGATGCCAGAGAAGTCAAAGCCTTCAAGACCCCTGATGACCTTGACTGGTGTGGTGATCCTAACTTCGTAAACCCCCTCTTCGTTTGTAATAATATCACGAAAATGAATGTCGTCTTTTAGTTGAGTTACTTTTAACTTTTTAGGACTTCTTTTATCAAGAGTGGGGTATTTGTGCTTATATTTACTTCTTTCAAAAACGTGGCTTTCAATTACATTTCTGACCGTGCTAAATCTAGATGAAGCTGGAACTACCTGTTGTATCACTTGGCCAATACTGGTGTCTAACCACTTAAAATACTCTATGTAACGATCCAAATCAGGAACGTTGCCAACTCTTTCAAAAAATATGTTTCTTATTTTTTCTAGCTCTTTATATCGATCTCTGTATTTGTTGACTGGTGCACCTATCAAATCCTCCATGGCAGAGGCCTCTTTGGAGGCAGCTATGAAGTTTAACATCTCTTCCGATATGCTTTGATACATGCTTTTTTCTACTGAGAAAGAAAAGGTTATTGGGCGGGTTCTTCTGGTAAAGAATTCATCGTCCCTGTTCAATACCTTTATTGCATCTTGATTGTTTAAATTTTCTGGCACTTGTTGTCTATAAGAATGAACATACTCTCTTGAAATTGAACCAGTTTGGTTGTTTCCAGTTTCAAAAAATGCACCCCGCCCAGTGTGTTGTTTTTCAAGCAAATTAGAAATGTGGAGGCCATATCTATTGTCTCCAGACCCAGATGAGAAATCCTGCACTTCAAATCCACCATTGTGCTCTCCAGTGTCAGACCCTGTGATATTGTCAAAATCCCAATTCATTGCTAATGTTTTTATTCTTGGAACTTCGACTGGATATGCGGCAGTTACTCCTCCACTAAAGGTGGCCACCCCGTCATCGCCTTCTCCTCCACTAGCGAGGGCAGTTGCATCGCCCCCAGTGGCAGTTTGGAACGTTCTAGACTCGGGGTTGGAGATGATATTAATGTTTTTCCCCACTACAGCTCCAGTATTTATTGCTTCAACCAGTTCCGCTGTTGTAAGATTAACGGGAGTAAAACCGTTATTGGTTCCGTCATTTGGCTTGACGTTAATAAATAATGGGTCTGTGGTGCTGGAAAATGAAAGGAGCACTGTATCTGACGGATTGTTTCCGGCGCTGAGGACAGTGAGTTTAATTTGTTTACCATTCCTCTCTTGTCCTGCCGCAGTAGAAGTGAAAACAATGGGAGTGGTGGTGTCTAATGTCGCAGTTGCTGCTACCGTCTGACGGTCCTCTAAAAGATACGCGCTTTGCATTGAGTTGTAAACACCATAATTTTTTGGATCCATGGCATGAGATTTCAATTCATCGTTAGTTAGCGGCACTCCCCAATATCTACAGGACGATATTTTTGCATTAGTTCCAACTAACAAGCTACCAGTAAAGTTTGTTCTGTGTGCTCCAATATAAATTCTTTTGTTTGCTACGAGATAGCTGAGTCTGGTGGAGAGGGGCATACGTTTCTTTATATCAAAACTATTTTGTATGATATCGCCAACCATGTTATATCCAGAGAATTGTACTGTGAGATCTCCAAATTCTGATCCGCTTAACATTCCAATATTCGGATACCTACTGGGATACATTCTTACTGATAGATTCCACCTCTCATTATTATAAACTTTTTTATATGTCTCAGTTGTTATTTCAGATATAAGTCCTTCTGCGGCGGCATTTGGGTTTGACGATGTTAAAATAAATCTGACATTTTCACTTTCTGGTGCGTTTCGGCTGGCCTTTTCTTTTACAGCATAAACTTGAAAATTTCCGTAGTCTCTGAGGTGATTTGTTGTGTCACCCGGAGTCGATGAGGCTTCTGTTATTGCCTCGTGAATTCCAAAGAGAGATGCAGATAAAGTAGGAAATTCATAAAATCTAAAACTCGGGTCATTTATTGCTGGTTGTTTAGGAAATATAACTTCCGTCTCCAAGGTAAAGCCTGTCTCACTATCCCAGCCGACCACGCTTGAGCCAGTTATAAAGGAAACAGAATTAGCATTATTAGAGGCTGTCATCTGGTAAACGGTTGCACCATGTCTGGTGTAGTAATTAAAATCTGCATATGACTTTCTTGACGTTTTGGATTTAAAGTTGCCCTTTAAATCCAATTCGGCATTGTCAGCATAAAAATTTATACTATACAGATCGTCGTCAACTCCAAAACATCTCATAATGTTTGTAATTGATTTTTCAGTCCCTTTTGTCTTGTTAATAAACAATAGATTATTATAAAGATTTGTATAAATCTCATTTTTTATATCTGTTAGTTTCCTATCAAATTCTCTATCATCATCCCTGTTGGCTAGAGCTTCAAAAGCGCTAGCATTTGAGAATATTTCTGGTACTACAAAGCCTGCATTCGACAATAATTTATCTGCAAAAGGAAGAGGCTTGTTTAAACTGCCGGACGATGAGCCTGATACATATGCTATGTCCTTTAGCCTAGGCAATGATTGAATTTGAAGAAACAGATTATCAAAATAACTGGCCATTATTTGATTTAATTTTAATATCTCATTTCTTCCCTTTTGCTCATCCTCATCTATTATCCAGCTTGGCAACATGTTATACAAATACATGGAGTTTCTGCCATCAAATTCTCTACCTTTATAGCGAACATCACTTTCGTAGCTAACTACTGATGGGTGGAAATTGTAAATAATTGGGTCTTTGAATTCTCTTAATGCAGCATTTGCCTCAACGATGGCAGAGCCAGTATATCTCATTGCCGCTGTATAATTGCTTATGTATCCATTTGAAACTCTGCCCGAATAATCTAGAGCAACTCTATCGATTGAAGATGTGAGAGTTGCTCCCTCATTAAATTTAAAATAAACACCCAAGTTAACAGGGTTTATGTCTTCATAAAATTTTGAACTTGCAGCACCAAAGTCGCTGTTAGTTCCACCTGCCACTTGTTTAAACCAATTAAATTTAATATCATCAGAGTCTCTATGGATTGTCCAAAATCTAAACTCATCAATAAGCGATCCAGTTAACGATCCATAGCCTTCGTACACGGGCCCCGCGATACGGGCAGCTATACTAGGCGGGCGCTTGTAGGCTCCAATAGTAGAATTGAAAGATCCTGTGGATACGGGCTGTACTCTGCTTCCAGTAACTGTAGTTTCGATCAAATTACCGTTTGCGTAAAGCTTTATTTCTAGGTTATCTGTAGTAGGATGATTTTCAACTGTAAAAGCTATATGATTCCAATCTGCCAAATCAATTCCAAGAGAAGATGTTAAATCTTTTGATCCGATTGGCGCTCTCTGTACTCCACTTGTGCCACTCATATAAGTAACATGAAACAAGGAGTCTTGCACGTATTCTCCATCAGGATTTCCTCCAGATGTTGTGTATCTTGTTTCAATCAAGAACCTCCCATATTGGTTGCTAGCGCCGGCGGATTCGCCATTCCATAAATCAAAATATGCATGAGATGGAGATGTTTGACTTTTTGAGGGTTCAAATGGTAATTTGAGCCAAAACTCTACTGTATTCCCTTTTGTTCCGTCTATAGTAAAGTTTTGTATCTGATTGGTTGTCGCATCAAAAATGTTAGCTTTTTGCTCTTTTTCTTTAAAGCTAAGTTCTTTTTCATAAGATCCAGTGGCATACGCTGGTATCGATGCTGCATGGGGGCCGCCTCTGACAGAAATGTACTGCGGTGCATCTGATAATTTATATATATCTGGCTCCTCGGAAGAGCCGGGTGTGACTGTTGCACTAACACTACCCCAAGTTTCTCCTATCTCAATGTAACCATTAGTCCTTGGGTATTCATATTCAAAAATATAATTATCAAAGTAAGAAGACGAGTTGTGCCATTGCATTCTTTCTTTTAAAGAGCCATCATAAGGATAAAATCTAGATATATTTTCAATAGATTTTACATAATATTGCTCTGCCGAGCCAAATTTTGCAAAGTTGCCCGGGTCTGAAAAATCTACTCTTGGTATGAATCTACTTCTATCAAAAAAGAATTGGCCAACATAGTCTGGTGATTCTATTTTTCTAGATACCACATCGAGGCTGGTGTTTCTTATAGCATATATGCCCCTGCCAGCGTTATTGATAATATTCTGGGATTTTATAATATAATCCATTATTTTACTGCCAGATGACCCATCGCCCGAGAAGTCGAGGCCATCTACCATTAATTCGTATCCCATCAGTGCTCTCCTACCTTAAACTTAAACACTTCTTTTTGTTCTCTATAAGAACCATTTGAATAGTAAGCAAATTTTAGGCCGTATTCATATCCCGCCTGCAATAAAGACATATCTAAATCAAAATAATTGCCAGAAATATCGTAAGATAATCTCGTGTATGACCCTGCTGAACCACTGGCTTGGGGAGATATCGCAGAACCTGTTCCAAAAGGAATTATCTCATAATCGTCAACAGTTCTGTAAAGACTAAAATATGCATCTTCAATTACACTTGATACTGGTTCGGCTTGAACAACTGTGTAATTATTTGGATTCCAGTCTTTCTCCCTAACAAATAATCTAAATCTTGCCTCTTCTTTTCTGGAGTAGACGGGTTTAAGATTATCTATGGTTGTAACATATTCTGGATCCGGGTTGAAATTGGATGCGTTAATAGTGTTTACTGTAATTTCAGAGCTTGTATGATACGCAACTAGATCATTGTAATGCCATACGGCATATACAGAACCTGAGAAGCCTGCTGTTCCTTCAGAATGGCTCATGGCTAGAGATGCAGTGTATATTCCAGTGGACACAATTCCACCAACTGCATTAGTGTCATTCGCGCTAGCAACATTTCCACCTTTAGGTAGTTTTAATTTATCATAAACATTTCCAACAGAGTTTGAATACAGGCTGACTTTCATATTTGTGCGCGTATCGGAATGTTGGGCATTATCCGGTATGTTCTGTAGCTTTCCTTTTACGTAATTGTATAAAAACAATGTATTTAGGTTATCTTCTGCTGTTGCTAAAGAGCTACTTTGTACAAAATTGGCCGCACTATCTTTGTCAGAGGAATCCCACCTAGCCTCTAGGTTTGGCCTAAGAAAGAAGTACTCGCTTGATCTAGCAAAGAACTTTTTGGTATAGTATGAGTGTGATCCAGTTTCAAAGCTAGAGGATAGAAACACTCCTAATCCGTAGTTTGTTGTAGTGTCATCCATTCCACCTTGAAATTGCCGGAACATACTTAAATGACCTGTTGCACCAGAGGCATCGAAATTACCATTTCCTCCAATATTGTTTCCCGCTAGTCCGATAGCATCCATAGTTAGGGTAAATTGTGAAGTCGTAGCTCCGTTTGATGCGTCTATTTTTAAACTAGAAACCGCATCAATTGAACTGACAATTTTATCTCTTATAGCCTCTGTTGTTGAAAGGCCTGAGAGTCCTATTGTCTCACCAGTTGATGATACATCTTTGTCAAACGTAAATGTAACTGTTGTTCCTTCATAATCTGTTAGGGAAAAAGTTTTTTCATCAAAATCTGTTATACCGGAAGCACCATTTAATAATCCAGTAGCCGTTGCAGCAACACCATTGCCATCAACCCAATTTTCTACCAAATGGCTGATATCTATTGACAAGTCTTCAGTGCCGTCTACAAAGGAAGCTGAATACGCCGGGGATGTGGTGCTTTCGGTAAAATCTCCTCCCGCGTCAGACCAAGCTGCAAAACCGTCACCGGTGGCACCTCTTCTAGCCCAATTTGATCCAGTGCCCTCATAAGTTTGGTCTGTATAATTTTCCATGTCTAGACCGTAACCCTCTTGCCATGATTTTTCAACAACCTTTACTGTCACTTTAAAATCTTTTGGTAGAGTAAAGGTGTGAGGAGCATTATACAAATTTAAATACCAAGCGACATTTCCACTAATTGGTATTAATCCATTTATTCTATCTTGCTTGATCTTTGCTGTGTCAAATTGAACTAATATCCTAGATTTTTCGGCAGTTGTGCCAGCAGAAGAGCTTAATTGGCCATATATGTAGAATACCTCTAGGGTGTCAGCTGCACCCATATTCGAGCCTGTACCTCTGGTTTGCAAATCCATTTGATATGCGTTGCTAATTGTGTTGTCTGCCGAAGCGATATATCTTTTTATACCCATTACTTAATTGTTCCTACAATATCTGAATCTGGAAATTTTAATTCAAAAATAACATCAGATGGTGCTACCACAATTCTTCCGTCAGAGGTTGTCATTTGATCAATGTTAAATATTGCTGTAGAATATGATGATCCCACTTTTCTAACAATATTCAAGCTAACCACATCTAGAAGTCCATCGACGTTTTTTAAAACTCTCAAAATGTCCCCATACCTTATAGGTTCACCTATGTTCATCTTTGCTGCACCGAAATAATCTTTTAACTGTATTATTGCAGTGCTCAAAACCTCATAAGCATTAAAATTATTATCTGCAATTATTGAAAAATTTAATCCAAAATTTACTATTTTTGCATCTAAAATGTCTATAGTATCATTAACCATTTTATAATTGGCCAACCATACTTTTAAATTATTTTTTATGGCTGTTGATGTTGGGCTTAATTTTCCTAATTCGTCTTCAGACACAACATATAAATTTAGATTTCTTTTGAAAGAATTGAGATCTTTAACTATTGCTGTTCTTTTGACAGCCCCAAATTTAGCCGGCATATTATAGGTTAAAGAAATATAATCCTGCTCTGTAACTGCTCTATTCTGCGAGGAGTAAGACCCATATGCCTTGTATTTTATTTCTTGTGAAGAATCCTCTCTGGTGCTACCAACAATTGGTTGCTCATTTTCAAATTCTAAAGATGAAATAACATCTTGTATTTTAGATGAGTCTAAAGTATTGATTTCGTTAAAATCGAATACCTGATCTGAAACACTAGCTAAAGATTTGGCTGTAATATTTACATTTCGGGGGCCGTTTATTCTATAAACGACAGTAAGATTGGTATTTGATGGAGCAACACCCAATTTATCACCATTCGTGAGCCTTGTTGGATCAAAGGATAGGTCTGAAATATAATCTCTACCATGCAAATTTATTGCTACCTTTGATGGATCAGAAAAAGTTTCTTGTGTTAAATCTGCGGAAGAACCTGCACCAAACTGTATGAAATATCCCTCTTGAGTGCTCTCTGTTATAAACCTTCTAGGCACTGCCATTGGTTTTAAGGAAAAGAGAGTTTCTGTGTTAGCTACTTGTGTTGTTAGGTTAACACTATTGTTTCTGACAGGAATATAAACTGTGTCTTGCGATAATGAGCCAACCTCAAAATAGTCATTTCCATCTGAGTCCACTATAGATACTACTTCAACAATATTTGACCCATCAAGTTGAAACCTTGGAAACCTCTGATATTCTCCAACAGATATAGTTTGAGAGGTTAGCTCTCCAGATATGACTTGTCCGTAAGCTTTGATTGCATAAGTTATAGGAGAACCAAATGAATCAACGGCTGCCGGAACTGCTTGTGAATTTACGGAGTTAAAATTGACATCTTCTGCAAGAGTAAACACAACTCCACTATTTGTAGAGAATTTTGTACCTCTCCTCAAAACTGGTGCATATCTATAATCTGGTTCGTTAGCGACGCCACCAGCAGTTTGATCAGCTGGTATTATAACATATAAGGCTACAGGGCCTGAAGATACTGGTACACCAGATTTCCTATAACCCATTTGGCGGCCAAGCTTTAAAATATTATTATATTCATTAGCTGTTTCTAAAAAAGATTCATTTGCTTGGTAGTCTAGGTAAAAAGATAAAACGTCTCCGACATATGCTACAGTATCAAGCATAAGAGACCCAAATGATCCCTCACTAAAATCTTGAAACGTGTCCGGATAGTATCTCTTGGTATAATCCAGTAACTCTTCTTTAATTGAATTGAATTCTCGGTTTGTATAATTTATTGGAATAATTCTTTTTTTATCAAAAGGCACTGTATATTTTCTCCTTATTTGATAAGTAGTATCATTTTATCATTATTTTTTGAACAAAACTAAAAATCATAGCTTTGAACATTAACCTGCACTTCATCCTGTGCATTCAAAGCTGGTACGGCGTATTTGATGACCACTCCAAGAGTATTATCTTTTAAGCCGGGGTCTGCTTTGTTATCAATAAAATTTATATCTTTTATTGTTATAAATGGCATATAAATTGAAACTTGCTGCTGTATTTTAGTTCTGACCTTTTCTTTCAATAAAGGATTAAAAGGCTCAAAGAAAAACCTATATAATCCAACACCAAAGTCTGGCATCATTATTCTTTCGCCGGGAACAGTTAGAATTAACATTCTAAAATTCTGCCTTATAACGCCCGACATTGTTTTTAACATTTCATAAGTTGTCTCGCTTCCTCTGGTAAGCGGCAACTGGGGTGCATAATATCTCATTTAAATTAATCCTCGTTTACCTTTGATGATGCTGATGAGGCTATTCCTCTTTCGCCTCCTTTTTCCTTAACATAAGCTGGCTCATAGGCATATGATTTAGAGCCCTTAACATCATAAATAGATTGTATGCTTTGTTTTAATATCTCTTTTGTTTCATCAAAGCTAGATTCTAGGTCTTTATCTTGATTAACCGCTAGAGCATTATAAATTGCTAGCATTGATACCATCTTTGATATTGGAATGCTATAAGTGAACAAAGCTCTCATTTCTGGGCCGGTGGACATTTCACTAACTAATTTCTTTATAATCTCCGCTCCTTGAAAATCTTTAGCATACTTAGTTAGTTTTATTAGTGTGCTCTCTGCAAAATTCTCGTCTTCAGCTATATAAGAATCAACCGATGCACTAAAGGGGCTGTTTTCGCTTTTTGGAACATCAATTTCTTTACTAAATATTGGAAAGATAATATTGGTTTTAACAATTGGATTGCCCTCGCCCGAGACTTGTTCTGTTACAAGTAAGCACTTTTCTCTTAGCTGAAAATCAATAAGCTCTGGGTTCTGCGCGTTATTGGCTAACAGGGTTACAATCAAATCTTCTTTTAATTTTTTTATTTCTGGTTTTTGAGGCACATCTTGATCAATTATTTTAACAGGATTTCCATCTTCATCTTTTATTTCTTCTGATGAATCTACTAACGCATACACCAAACGAACACCCAATTTTATGCTTTTAAAGAAATCATGAAATGGCTTTTGTTGATCTTGTATTGAAATTTCATAGGTTCCGTCAGCTACATTAAAAGGCCCATTTGACATTATTTTCCACAAGTTACTGATTCCAAAATTATTTAATATTCCCTTCAAGCGAGCATCTGGAGGGGAATCATCGGGGCCAGCATCTTCAACTTCGTCTGCATCGGGATCGAACTGTCCTCCGCCAAGAGGATCTGTTTTGAAAGCATCTCTAGCTACTAAACGTTCATTGTAAAGAGGGTCTCCGGGCTCAAGCTCTTCAAATCTATAATAAAATTGAAATACAAATTTTCCATTTTTAAATTCATGGATAGCCTCGGGCCCAAACAGCGTTGAAGCAAGGTTTTCTTGCAGACCATCATACATTTCAAAATTACTAGTGTGTATCTCTCTTAAATTTTTGTGACAGATGAAATTAAATGGATTTACTTCTGTGTCCATTGGGTAAGCTTTTAGCTCAGTTTCTTTTAAGCGAGTTTTCAAAAATTCTAAAGGTCTTTCAAAATTCTGTCTAATATAATATGCCGTAGCATCTTGCCAGCTTGTGATGGGAACTTCTCTTCCCAATTGAGTGTCATAAATACTTCCATTGATTGCAGCAGGTGCGCCGCCACCAAACTCTCCCGCAAGAGCCGGCTTATTGGATCCGGGCACAGGAGTAAACTCTGGCTTTTCATAAACAATTCTTGTCACCAAATTAAACCATCTTTGGTCAGTCCCGTCAAGTTGTTTCAAAAGCCACGACCTGTATTGAGCAACAACAAATTGAACATAAAGTTCATTAAAAAATAACTCTTTTGGAAAGAATGGCAAAATAGCAATGCTCTTTACCAAAGTTTCTCCAATAAAAAGCTGCATTGTCCATGATATTACAGCCTCTAATATAGCAAAGTGAGGCATTCCAATTACATCTGAATTTGGATCATGATATTTTGAAAAGTCATAAGCTTGTTTTGCTAATTCTGATCCGTAATTAAAATCAACAAATGTTTGGGGCCCAACTTTTGATCCGACTTTTGTTAAGTTTAAATTTTCAATCTCACACCTGAAAAGATCTGGTAAAAAATACTCGACTGTAAAATCTGCTGCTGTTGGGTTTGGTGCGCCCATCAGCTGATAGGTAAGAATTTCTTGAGTCTGTACGGTGAGGAAGAGTGGGTTCATTGAAAAAAGAACAATTGCTGCGTCAGAAAAAGGCTGTATTCCATACTTTTTTAACAAATTTGAATCGCCACACGTCTGTGCCATTTTCTCAAGCATAGAACTCAATATTGAATAATATACATCACCTTCAAATAATTCTTTTACTATATTAGTTGTAGCATTGTCTGGTATTTCTACAATTCCGTCATCGTTTGTAGACGATAATCCCAAACTTTGTAATAAAAGACTACTAAAAAATTGCGCTTGCTCCGGGGTCTCTCCTTTTAAAGAAAACTTTTGTAAAAATTGTTTTACGTCATCACCTAGTGGAGGCATCTCATCTCCACTAACCATCACATCAATACCAAATGCGCCAAGGTTGGGTAGGCCCTTTATCCTTACTTGATAATTATTAGTATAAATTTTTTGACCAGTCTCCTCATCTGCGGCAGGAGGGTTAAGAATAAAATGAACAAAATCTTCATCGCTCAAATTAAGTTTAAATGTGTTATCTTCTTTTGCATCTGCAAAGTTTAGTCCTTGTGAAATATTGAACAAGAACTGATCAACCGATTTCTTTCCTCCGTCTGGCATTGTGAATTCAATTAATTCGTTTTCATAGATGTCTTTAGATGTGCCTATGGCCAGAGGAAGAGCTAAAGTATCTGGTAATCTTACAATTTCCTCTAAAACATCACTTCCTTTTACTAATTTGTTTCTTTTTGGTTTAGTTAATCCTATTGAATTTTCAATTAATTTTGGTTCAGCAGTTATTATTATGGAATCAAGTGCTTTTTGCAAGGCAAAATCCGCTGTCTCTGCTTTTTGGCCAGATAGAAGACCTTGAGTTCCTTTACCATCTGTGAATAGCGGAGGCAGCTGTGAAGATAAATCATCATTATCTCTAATAATTTTTGCCAAATTTTTATACTTGTCAATGTCGTGATTAAGATTTTTATCGGCTATATCGTCAAATCCCGGGATATCGCCACACTTATCTTTTAGCAGCTTCTTTGCTTTTGTAGCTAATTCAGTACAAAGAACAGGGTCGTTAATTTTTTCATTGGCCTGCTTGTCAAGAAAATCAAACATAGCAGGATCCATTTTTTTACCTAAGCATTCAAAAAAGTCTGCTATTTTTGATATGTCTTTCATCTTAGGTTGCTTCTGAATGGAAGGGTATGCAAACAATATTTGTTCTACTGTCTCTAAGGTTTCTTTTGAAGGGCTGCCGTCAAAAAGACCCAAGACTTCGGGAGTTGTTAGAGCCTCTGATATACTTACAAGCATATCATCTATAACTGCTTGTTCCGCAATCAACCCACAATTAACTAAATCTTGTGAAGCGTTGTCTGAATAAGTATTAAGCAGATCTCCAATATTTTGAGCCCCATAATCTTTTAATCTAGTTTCTCCAGCTGTGCAATTTAACTCCGGGCATGTTAATAGAGCGTCCAACAATGCAGCTATTAGTTCCAATAAAATTTGCGCTAATGCAAATTCTAAAAGAGCCTTTAGTGCCTGTATTAGAGAGTCCAACAAATCAGTTGTTGGAAGCCTAAAAAACACTGAGGGTATTCTAAAGCAAAAAGAACAGAGTAGGTCTTCTACGGCAACTTGCTCCATAAAAGCGTCTCTGCCTTTAAAATTACCATCTTCATCAACAAAGTTATTATTAAAGCTGGCTCCTTTAGAATTAAAGATTTGCTTTGGATTGTTTTGTATCGTAGATGGATTTAAATTTAGTCCTCCCGAGCCTCCCGAAGCATTAATGGTCAGATTGGGGATGCCAATCTCTTCAGCGCCGATAACATCTAGAAAACATTTGCATATTTTGCTATATAACACCTCTGGCGTAATATAGTTTAATACGTATGCATACAGGTCATCTAAATCAAATATTTTACTTTTTATGTCTCTTAATGCAGCTCCGGATGATAAAAAGTCTCCTACATATTGCTCTAATCTATCTGCCTCCTCGGCTAAAGCTCCCAAAAACTCACCATTCTCTGCGACAGTTGTTTCTTTGTCAATTTCTGATAGAAATTTAAAAAATGCTGTCCCTTTTCCGGGTGGAGGCTTTGGGCAGGGAGGGAAGAACTGTAGCAAACTAAATTGAAATGCACCTAAATCATACCTTGGATTTAAATCTAAAAGTTCATCCAGTCTTTGTGCGACATTATTTATAATTTCTGTAAAAGGCGGCAAAGAGAAATATGAGAAGCCACATTTTTGTGATGGCAAATCCAATGGCACAGGACCTTGTTTAGGAAGTATTTGAGGCTTTGGTTCCGGTAGCCATTGCTCAAATATTGTTTGCCACTTTAGAAGAGGGTTTTTTATATCCCTGTGATAGTATAAAAATGCCATTGTATATGGGAAAATAAAAGGCTCTTGTTGTTTAAAATAGTCGAACCCCACTGATAAAAGTTCTTCTTGTTTACTATTAACCTCGCTTGCATCTTCTATGTAAGACACGAATGTTAATTTAAAGTTATTGTCAAAACCAATATTTATTATATTATCACTTTGTTTATTGATATCAAATCCGTTAGCTGCCACTATTTTCTTTATAGCAGTGGGGACAAAAGCTAGCCTCTCAGCTTCTTTAGCTAAATTTATGCCTTCAACAATAAACTCTGAACTAAAAATGTCTAAATATATTTGATTCAAAGAGAACAGGGCTTGTTGTAGGTGCAAGTCAAAATATCTCGAATCTAATGAAAGTATTTTTGCAGACTTATTTTTTAGCTCTTGTAAGGATTCCTCTTTTGAGGGGAATGAATTAACATATATTCCTCCAACCTTTACCAATATTTTTACTTTTGCCCCGGGTCTAGCTGACAACATGTAATCTTCTGCTCTGACTACCAAGTAAGTTTCAACTAAATCTATCAATTCCTGATCGGTATAAGATTTATTTTGAAAATCTAATATTTTTCTAAGTCCAAATTTTTTGGCCAATTCTTTTTGAGCTTCCAAATCTTGATCATCGACAATGCAATCATTCGGCATTGTAACACTAACCCAGTATTCCCCATCAGCTCTGTGATAATATGGCTGATCCATATCTCTATACCAAGTTGGGATTAGGGCCTCTGCCATTTCGGACATAAATGTCACAAGAGTTCCTTTAAGTGGCCGATTCGGAAATCTTTGCTCAAAGAATATTTTATAAGATGTTTTAGCGCTGGGTGATATAGGTCTTAAAAACTTTGGATGTATGAAACCCTCTTTCCCATTGTGAGTAGAGGAGGGGTCTCTTACAACAATCTTGTTATACTCGCCTTTGCCATTAACCCACTCTTTTAGAACTTTTACAGTTGTGTTATCATCTAAGTAGCCAACATTTGGCGCATTTGGGCCCGGGGCTTCTTTAAATCTAACTGTGGGAACATTGAAATCTGAAAGGCAAATGTAACTAGTTACAGCAAATATGTCTTCTGGAGATTGTTCCAATATTTGGGTTGCTTTTTCTGTTACGACATCCGGTGGGAATGGGGGGCAGTCAAAATCTGGATTTGATCCAAAAAGAGATGGAAAGTCATTCAAGTCCACTCCCAAAGAAGTAGAAAAATCATAATCTCCACTTTCATAAGTTTCAATTAAATCGGCAGATGAAACATTTCCATTTGATTTTCCTAATAATTCTGTTATGACAAATCCTGCGTTCTCATACTCTTCTACAGTTCCATCAAAAGAAGCAACCCCTTGCCCAACCATGTCCATTATAAGTTTTCTTTCGTCAATATCAAGTTCAACAACGTATCTTACTTCAACATAGCCGTAATGGCCGAAGCCAGCAAAAGAAGGCTCTGCAATAATCTTTACAGCCGCAGATGTAACTTCTTCCATAGGCTTGTTTTTGTAACTTCCCAGTTGGGCTATTCCACTAGTTGTCTGGGGTGTATTGGAGCCAGCGAACGGATCAACGCGAGTTGCTATAGTTTGATTATCTGTGCATGGGTAAATCCTCAATCCCGTCACCCACTCTGGTATTCCATAGTTTACAATTGCCGTCAAAGATGGGTTCTGAGAAAAGGCTTCTTTTAATGCGTCTTCTTTATCTTTAAATTCGTTTAACTTTTTCCATTCAATTTGGCTAATTTCTTGTTTAGTGCCAGCATCATATTTCCAAATTGGAAATGCCAAAGGAGATTCTTGATTAATTTTAAGATCAGGTTGATCGCCACTGTCTCCATCTGTTTCATTGTAGTCCTTGATAACGAGGTTAGCGCTTTCACCAGTAAGGGAGCCAGTTTCCTTATAAATATCAATTTGATCTTGCTTAATGGTACCATCTTCACCCATGGCGATAGCAGGGAGGCTCGCATCGGATAGGCCCAATTCTGAATATGTGAAGCCTTTAAGAAGAGCCTTTATCTCTTCAGATGATAAGTTCGGATTCAAGATAGAGGGATAATACATTGGGGCCGCAGGTGCATTAAAAACATCGACATCCAGCTCATTTGCTAGGGTTGCGGCTGGATTAAGATAAGCTAAAACATTGCCGGTCTGATAGCCAGATGGCCTTTTTAAGAACATATAACTCAACAACTTTGTGGAAAAAAATACAGATTTTTCCAACATGTTAAAGCCATCGTCAGAATCTGCATGCTTGCTGTATTCTCCAACCATTTCACTCGGGATGTAATGAGATCCGCCGCCAGAAATATCTTCTGAATTAGGAAGAATTCCTTTTGTTTGCACCGGCAATTGTTCTTTTTGAAGTGGAGAAAAATACCCATTAACGGCAAATTGGTACTTATCGAAGTGGTATCCTCCTTTGCCTTGTGGATTTAAAAAATAGTCTAGGTGTAATTGTGTTTTAAATATGACTGAGAACTTATTTCTGAAATATCGTATAGTAGGATCTTCATTTTGATTCTTGATGTCATAAAATGCTAGGGCTGCCTTTGTTTTGTCCAAAGAACCAATTATGTGTGTTGGCCCTAACTTATCATATTTATAAGATTCAATTGGTTGGCTAGAAATTTGCTTAAATTCTTGAAGTTCCCATCCTAGTCTAAATTTCCTTAAAAAACTCTTGTTCTGTAATCCATCCGGAGATTCTAGGGCTTCTGGAGTTATTATGTCCGATGCATTAAGAGGTGTGCTAACTGTGCCACCTCCCGCCGGCGATGGTATGCGTCCCTGAGTCATAAACATAGGGACAACATCTCTAACATATTTAAAAATTCTCGGATATATTTTATTAAGAGTTTTAGCTGGATCTTCTCTAAAAGGCAATAAATTTTGTGGTGCTACGTCTAAATTTGATGGCACAAGCTTATAAAGAGATGCTATGTTGGCTGTTTTAAAATCGATTGGAACTTGAGAATCTGGGTCGTCTACTTGCTCGATATAGCTCGCAGGATAGTGTTGCCAATCAGAAGAATTGTTAAAAGTGTCGCCTAATGTCAAGGACAAAGAGTTTAGCAAACTATCATCTATAAAAGCGTTTGGAGTCATTTGCTGTCTCCAAGTGTAGTTTCCTAGGGTTGTTTGGGCACTGCTATATAGATAGAACGCTTTTGTTCCGGGGATATATTCTCCCTGATAGTTGAAATTGCCGTCTGCCGTTGATGGAGCCCATGCTCTGCTGTATGTTCTATCTATAGGATTGCTTTCGTGACTCCATTTCCCGTAAAATCTAAGGTCCATTTGTTGAAATCCTTCGATTGTGGAATCGTTTTCTACTTTAAGGCCGGAAGCTTGGGCGTCAACACCTATTGGCTCAACATATGAAAACGACCCTCCTATGGAGGCTTGGGTCTCGCCATTGCCCAAGGATCCGTGAAGAAAATTAAAAAACTCTTTCACAGGATTATAAGATGGAGACTCGGTATTTATAGCAGTTGTGTTAAGTTTTTCAGGAATTGTTCCAAAAATATTCTCGGGAGGAGATTGAGGGACATCATCAACAAAGGATGGCAATTCTCCAAGTTCCCCAAGTTGATATAGGCCCTTTGCGTATTCAATGAAAACAGCCTTGGGAGTTGCATCAAACTCAGAAGCTCCCAGCTCGTTTCCCGGTAGATCTGCGTTGTCTGCCATAAAAATACTAGTGGCTCCATCTTCAACTTGTACAGAATTAAGGCCAAAGGACTTATCTCTACTTGCGACTCTACGGCGTATCTGGAACCTATTGTCACCAAATTTTGTAGCATTTATTTGTAGATAATTCTCATCAACAAATATTCCGGAATTAAGGTTTGCCACTGGAAATCCGAAATAGTTATACAATAAGCCATATCTGATTGCCTTGCTCAAGGCACCATTTTCAGTAATTAATCTAGCAAAATCTTCAGGACCATAGTTTCTATAAACGTTTTGAAAAGACAACATCCCCTCTTTTCCCGGCACAGGAGAGGTTTCTTCAGCAACTGCATCGTATAAAGGCAATCTAATGACAACCGACGACTTTATCTTTATTGGATTATTTGGTGGCTTTTGTTTGAAATAGAATTTATTTGGCAGAAATGAATTGCTGTCAACAAGGTAGTCTTCTACGAGGTCTTGGCCTGCTAGTTTAACTTCTTTATCGCCTATTACAACTATTTTAGGTGGTTTTATTGCCATTATTTACTTTACCTGTTCTTTACTAGTTTACATGATTCGCTTTGCTATTTATATACCTAGCACCATATGGATTTAAAAATTCAATCTCTTCAGAAATATTATTAAAAGTTTGTACAATCTGAGATGGTATATCAGAAACTATTCTCTTTATCTGAGAATTGATTGTATAAATACCAAGTTCGATTGAAGGGATTGCTACTCCGGGACCTGCTGCGCCGCCTGTGGTGTGTGTATGGCAAGCTAGCATAGATTCTAGAGCTGCCTGACCTAGGGTTAGCGAATGAATCATCTGAGCCAGTCTTCTACTATCGTCTACCATATACTTTAATAACTGCGCTAAATTTTCACCCTTTACCATTGGCTGCAAATCTGAATCATCATCTCCGGCGATGATGTCAACACCAAGTATAACATCCATTCTTCCGCCCATTGAATTTTTTTCATCAGGTCTGGTAACCAATTTTATACCTTCTCTGGCCATAATTCTAACATTATCGGCCTTGATTCCTATACCAGATCTACCTCTGGGGTTTCCAATTTTTCCGGGAACTAATCCAAAATTTAAATCTATGTCTGTTCTTTCTGAAATATATATTCTCGCTGAGTCTGCTACAAAATCATTATCGACTTTTAGTGTTTTATCTTTTTTGTCAACTCTCCTAGCATTTCTCCCTGATCTACCTACTACTAAATCAATTGCACTAGCGCCGCCAGCACCGATTCCGCCATATCCGCTGCCGGCCTCTCCGGGTCGGTCGCGGCCTAAAACTATGTAACTATTGTTTTGCCCTTCGTATACTGTCTCGCATTCTACTTCATTAAAAATTGGTTTTGGTTCAATCTTTTTTTTACCCATCAAACCGCTAGCATGATAGAAGAATGGTTCTTCTGGAATCTGATCGAGTCTTTCTTTTAAGTTTTTAGACAGGGCTTCAATATAGGGTCCTTCATTAAGCTGAACTCTTTCCCCACCATCGTCATATGATATTCCCATAGATCTACCTCCCCTTATGCAACCGCTTCTGATTTTGGAAGTGCTTTGTATTTTAATATCACTTCGTAGTCTTCCTTGCCATCACTACCTTTAACGCTTGCATAGGTACCATCCGCCAGATTCAAACGCAATTCTGCGGCAATTTTTCCTGTTGCTTTGCCGGATGGGCCCAAATTTCCCCCCGCTAATAATGCCCTGTCGCCCTCTATTTTATAAACCACATCGCCATGGCTGGCTGCCGGTTGTTTCTTATTGTTCTTTGGAAATCTTGGTTTTACTAGAATATCCCCAATGTTTGCCACAATTTTACCGGGCTGATCTCCTAATAATGAGTATGCTTTCCATGGACTACTTGCGGAGGTTTTTCCCTTTGTATCACCATTGGCACCAATATAAAAATAATGTGATTGCCTACCAGAAAATTCTAAATCTCTAAAAATATAAGAAATAAATGCAGCGCTCCATGGTGCATCGTTTTTGTATTTCTTAGCTGGGTTTGCGTTTACGTTCTTCCAGTATTCTGCTATCCTGTCATACTCGGGCCGGCCGGGCTTATACTTTCCATTTCCCTCGTGCTTGCCATTCCAAAAATCTAATTCTTCTTGGGCTGCTTTGGTGACTTCTGTGTAATCTGTTCCCACTATAATCTTTCCTTCAGGGATTACTCTATCTTTATTAGCTAATCTCTCAGAGATTTTAGTTATAAAATTTTTAGCGTATCCGGGGGGAGGCGCTGTTCCAGTGTACTCTGAGCCGTCTCCTTCTTCCACTTCTTCTTCGCCGCCGGGGGCTGTCTCCTCCGGCGGTACAGTTTCTTCTTTTTTAAATGCCTCGGTAGATAAAATAGTTTCTCTTGCGGGAAGCTGGGGTGTTCTGCTATCAACGATATCAATATAGATTCCACCATTCATCGTTTCTTTATTCTGAAAGTCAACCCACACCAATTGCCCCCTAGATGGCACACTGACTTCAGCTGTTTGCGCTGTGAACAAAGGATATTGATTTATGATGTCATGATCGGGACTAGAAGTAGAATCATTTGGTAAGTCTTGAGGTATTGGCAAGCATGCATGAATTTCAGGTACTCTGACTCTAATTTGCACGAGGGCCGGCCCATCTGATGCTATATCGCCATGGATAATTGAATTTGTTGTCGCATGCCAACTAGTTGGGTCCATTGCAGCACCTTGATTTGTATACCCCTCAACTCTTAAAACTATTCCAACCATCGGGCCCGGGTTTGCTAGGTCCTGTGTTCCAAGTGTATCTTTGGCAGTTTTCATCATCGTGCTAAAAAAACTGACTTCATCAGTATCATAACTTTTTTTATGCTGACTATCAAAAGACGGGTTTAGGACTCCGTACCCTGCGTCAAGCATTTTATATCTACTAACCATCGCCAACCCCCTTTATAAGATCAAATAGTTCATTTTTATCTTGATCCGTCAGTCCCTGTTCTGCTCCGGCTTTCTTTTGTAGCAATGCACTAATCTTTACTAATTGCTCATTTGATCTTTGCAAAGTTTCAACGTATTTTGCTGCTATAGTGCCGACAGATCCCTTTTTGTCATCGTCTTTTTTCATATACTCCATCAACTCCATTAATAAAGTTGTGGTGATTGCTCTATCGCTACGTATGTTTTTAATTGCTTCGTCTATGTATGCTTCCAAATCTTTCATAACAAAAATAAATAGTTGTGCATTAAAAAAGTATTATAAATCGCCTCTGTCCCATTTCTTTTTAAAAACTCTATATTTTATTCTCATCTTGTTTAGATTGTTGACTACCTGTTTTGTATTAAGGCCAGTAATCTCTCTTATATAAAAATATATTGCTTTTTTATTAAAAATGTCTATTCGATCTGGGTTTGAGAAAATTAATCTAATTGCCTCGTATACCTTCTCTTCATTAGGCTTCATGTTAGAAGTTTCCCAAGAATTAACCTCTTGCCAAAAACTCATCCAAAATTCCTTTTCAACCCTCTTTGATTCATATTCATTTACAACAGTAAATTGTCTTATCTCTACATTTTTTGGTATTTGATCAAACTTTACTTCTCTTTTGTTTTCTAAAGTTGTTTTTTTAACCTTGTGGATAAACCAATTTTTAGTAATAACACTAAAATATGAAAAAGCTTTAGAGCCTTTGTTTGGATCGTACTTATCTAATATGGTTGTAAGCCATATCTTACAATCATCTTTTAGCACTTCTATGTTTGGGAGGTTGGTAAATTTATAAGTGTAGATAATTTTATCTACCATTTCACTAAATGCAGGCTCTATATATTCAATATATAAATCAGTTCTTATCTTTATATCATTTGTATTCGCATACTTAACGATTGCATCTTCATGAACCTGTGTAAAGTATAAGTTTTTCTTTTTTGCTTTTGGCATTATTCTTGTTCTTCATCTTCTAGGCCTTCGTTCGTTAGTGTATAGATGTCTTCAAATTCTTTTATATCTTCTATTACTTGCTTTGAGTGCCTGATCAAAGAACCTAGTGTTTCGTCTCCATAATATGTCTCCAAGGAATGTAAATTATCCAAGTGACTAGAGAAATTTTTGGCACTAACCAATAAAGATCCAATGCTATCAGAAACGTATAACAATTTTGCTAGCATCTTCCTAATATACCATATTAAAAGTGCGTTAATTCCCAAAGATAGAACTAGGGAAAAGATAAGTATACTCAATTTTTATACTCCTTTCTCATTTGTTCTTTATCCTCACGAACTTGCTGCTTGGCATCTTCAATGTGCTGCTTAACAACTTTACCAGCGTTATTGCTATTTAAATAAATTGGGACTTCTGGTATTTTATTTAGTGCATTTTGGGCCCCGCATGCTTCGCAGTCAGTTCGGTCCTCACTCATTGAATGAAAAACCTCAAAAACCTCTTCACATTCAGAGCACTCATACACATAGCTAGGCATTACTATACCTCTTCAGCTACTTCTTCGCTGCCCATCTTTACAAGTGGAGGATTTTTTACGTAAAGTTGTGCCTCATCACCTTCTTTATCGGCTGCGGGTACAAATTCAAAACCCTTAATTACGGGAACAATATCGCTTTGCTCCAAAATGCTCTTTTGTAGTGCCATCATAACGGCCCCCACTGCTTGATCTGAAAGTTTCATATATTCTCCTACCATTTAAAATTATCTATGTAGAATTTTACCATCTTTTCTACTTCTTCGTTAAATATTTTTTCAGGTTTCCAGCCCAAAGATCGCAACTTGTCATCATTTAGGGCATACCTTACGTCTTGTCCAAGCCTTTTGTAGCCAAGATCTACATATTGTTGCCAATTCTCGTCTGTTCCATGGTAAGCTTTGATGACTTTTCTAACAGTTTCCCTGTTTTCTTGCTCAAATCCGCCGGCGATGTTGTAAATTTCGTTTGTTTTTCCACTATTTATGATAGTTACAACTGCATTTGCCGTATCTTCAGCATGTAACCAGTTTCTTATAGGCTTACCCTCATCATGAAGTCTAATTTTTTTACCTCTCATTAAAAGTTTGACTGTTAAAGGGACCAGTTTCTCTGGATACTGGTAAGAGCCATAGTTGTTTGTAGGTCGAAGGATAATATACTCTAATCCATAAGTTCTTGCCCAAGATTTTACAAGCATATCTGCGGCCGCTTTGGAGGCAGAGTATGGATTACTAGGGTTTAGGGGGTCAGTTTCTATGTGTTCTCCGTCTGCTATGTCACCATACACTTCATCAGTACTAAATTGCAAAAATACGGGCCTTTCTACAACATTATTTGGCTTTTTTTTGATTAATTCTAATAAATTGTGCACTCCATCGACATTTGTTCTTAAAAATTCTTTACTATCAAGAATACTATTGCCAACATGAGTTTCTGCCGCAACATTAATGACATAATCGCAATCTGGTAAGCTCTTTAGCTCTGTTATATCCTCATCAATAAAAGTAAAGTTATCTTTATAATGAGTTTTGAATTTTCTGATCAAACTAGGGTTTGATGCGTATGTTTTGTTGTCTATACCATACACTTTCCAGCCTTGACCTAAGCACTTATTCGTCACATGAGACCCAATAAACCCCAAACAACCTGTTATAACAACTAATTTCATCTAATCTCCCTTGTGAATCCTGTGACTGTCACTATCGAAGTGTTGTGTTGAAAATTCAAACAATTCGGTGTCCTCTAAAGCTATCATTTGGTGCCTTAAACCTCTGTAAACATGGAAGTTATCGCCTCTATTCAAGATTAACTCCTTTGCAGACTCAATATCATCTTCGTCAGAGTACTTAACCAACATTTTACCTGACTGAATATAAAATACCTCGTCTTTTAACTCATGATAATGCCATGAACACCTCTTGCCCTTGACAAAATAGAGCAATTTTCCACAATATTCTTCATTATTTACGATCCACTTTTCAAATCCCCAACCTTTAGGGACAAATTTCATTGGTAAAGAAGTGTCCATCACTAATCCCCTTATCATCTATGTATAGGTCTCCGCTTGGTTTACCTAAAATTAACTGGTGGTATTTAACTTTCCAAGAATTTAATTGATTTTCCGTCAAAGCGTAAAATTCTTGTATCGCTAAAGTAGCATTATTGTTATACCTGCCCATCCCTCGGGCCGTAAAGAAAACTATTTCATTTCCTTCATCATAAAGCCTATTTATAAATTCTATTCTGTGATCATAGGGCTCTGACTTGTCATAATCTTCATTATCTTTTTTGTAACAAATTGTTCCGTCAATGTCAAAAACATATCTCATAACTTACTCAACGTGCTAGTAGTGGAATAACCATCAATATAATTAAATATTTTAACATCACACAAGTCGCTACCAACAACTGTGCTGACTGTATAATCACCACCTTTAACTATTATATCAGGTTTTGTCTGTTTTATTAAGTTATAAGGAGTGTCTTCGTCAAATATATGCACTTCGTCAACATACTTACAAGAAAGAAGCATAAATATTCTGTCTTCCTGAGAAAAGACTGGCCTAGATGGGCCCTTTAACTCCCTGACACTAGTGTCGCTATTTAGGCCAACGATAACATAGCCTAGAGATTTGCAATACCTAAGCAGTTCAAAGTGCCCTCGATGCAATACATCAAAGCACCCATTGGTAAAAATCTTCTTCATACAATGCTAACCCCTCGTTTTTGAACAACTTTTGTTGCACACTGATTAGCAAATTTAATTGCATCAACTATGTCTTTTGTCCGGACATACTCAAAGCACAGGCCGGATACAAATGTGTCTCCTGCTCCTGATGTATCCTTCACTTCAACTGTTGGGACTGAATAGATATTGTTTTGAAACTCTGAACCGTATTGCCCTTTTGTTAAAATCACTTTTTGCTTAAGGGTGTCTGTAAAATTATCTCGATTGTTCTCGTATTCTTTATGATTTAGCTTAATAAAATTAAATCCTTCGGCCCAATCAGATAAAAGTCTTTTTGTGTCAATAAAAGTTGTGTGATGCATTCCAGAGATAGCATGCAATACTTCTTCCGACATATAACCTTTGTTATAATCAGACACAATCACAGCATCATAATCTTCAAAGTTTATTTCCTGTAGCTGATCCAGTGTCAGGGTTCCGTAAGAATTGTCGTTTTCATCAACACGCAGGAACATGTGATTTGTTCTGTTGTCCATGTACCTTGTTTTTGTTATTGAGTCGTTGGTAGCGTTGGTAATTAAATCTACTCTTGCACCCAAAGATAGTAGGTTTCTTTCAACGTTCTTGGCCATACCCCATGTTTCAACTGTATTTATCAGCTTAAAGACAGGGACAGGTGCATCAGGGCACAGACGGCTACAATCTCCGTAATGAAATACATCTTTGCAGCTTTCACCAAAAACTAATATTTTCATCGAGTTAAGAACCTTCTACCAGTTTTTATTTGTTGTCTCCAATATTCTAACAGATCTTTCATTGTTTTGTCAAATGAAATTTCAGGCTCCCACCCAGTATGCTCTTTAAACTTTGATGTATCAGGCACCTGAAGATCTGCATCAATTGGTCGAAGGCGATCAGGGTCGATCTCTACCTTAATATCTTTGACGGTAGATAATGATATAAGATGTTCTAACATTTCTCGAACAGTGCAGGTGTAAGACCCTCCAATGTTATAGTACTCTCCAGCTTGTGGATTCTCTGTAACCAATAAATAATAAGCTCGCACCGCATCTCTAACATCAGACCAAGTTCTAAGTGAATCTAAGTTTCCAACCTTAATAACAGGAGGTATCAAGCCTTCCTCAATCATTGCAATTTGCTTTGCAAATGTTGACTCTGCAAAAACATCTCCTCGTCTTGGCCCTGTGTGAGTAAACATTCTGGTTGTCATCACTGTCATACCATATGCTTCTCCATAGAAGCGGCCAACCAAATCTGTGCCGACTTTGGAAATTGCATACGGAGAAGCTGGATGAAACGTTATGTCTTCGTGAATTGGCAAAAACTCTTTTGGCACTCTTCCAAACACTTCTGAAGATGCACAAACATGCACCACTGGATTTTGTCCGAGAACTCTGATTGCTTCTAAAACCTTTGCAGTACCAAGCACATTTGTCTCTAGCGTTTCTAGCGGAGCAGAAAAGCTTGTCTTTGGATAACTTTGTGCTGCCAAGTGAAATACATAATCAGGCTTTGATTCCTCAAAGCATGTTATCAGCGAGGCCAAATCATTAATGTCAGCATTTAAAAGATGTACCCTTTCTTTATTGTTGATTAAGGGCATAAGGTGCTCAATGTTATCCATCTTATCATTCCATCGAACTAATCCATAAACTTCCCAGTCCGTATTCTCAAGTAGATAATCGGCTAGATGAGAGCCAACCATACCAGTGATTCCAGTGATTACTGCTTTTTTCATTTGTTTTTCTCCGCGTCATAACGATCTAAAAGGCGGCGTTGTGCAGTGAATCCGGGCCAGAATGGCTCTTTTTCTTTAATATACACTGAGTATATTGTTCTACGCCATCGTGTTGGATGCATATTCTTGTCAGCTTTATGAAGTAATAAGCCATTAACTACAAGAATATCTCCTGCATTGTACTTTAATTGTTTTGTTGGTAGCTCATCAGAAAGTATATTTCCATCAGAATCTCTATAATCACTTAACTTCTTAGCATCTCCAATGGGCGCAACCTGAACTATTCGACCCTCTTCGTCACGAGAAAAATTTGGGCTTGGATCAAAAGACAGCATTCCAAACTTATGACTTTTTGGTACGACAATTAAAGATCCGTTTGTCTCATCTGCGTCGTCTACAATTATAGCCAAGTTTATGTAATTGTTCCCGTTTGGGGCCATTGGGGCAAAGTTATCTTGATGCCATATAGAACCATACTCCAATGGATTACTCGGCTTACAGAAAAAAGTAGTCGAGGCTATTGGAATTGCGCGGCCTTTACATATTGCATCACCAATATCACACATCTTCTTTCCCCTGTGTGCCTGTTTGATGCTTTTATGAAAATGCATATCTAAGCGAACCGTAAAGTGTCCATTAGCAGCGTCGTCCAAGTCTTTTCTGATGATGTCTACTTCTTCGCTGTTCCACACCTGTGGGATTAGCAAGTACCCATTTTCCTCATAAAAATCGAGCTGATCTGGACTTAGTTCATACGAGTCCATATGTGTCCTTAATTCACTCACTACAGTTCTCCTGATACCACTTGATTGTTTTTTCCAAACCTCTCCCTAAAGTATGGGCTGGCTTCCAATCAAGCTCTTTCTCTGCTTTTGTGCAATCTAAAAATAAAGATGTTGGCACAGTCGGCTTTGTTAAATCGTGCCTAATCGCAAGATCTCTACCAGAGCATTGTATCACTTTCTCAACCAAATTTTTAATTTTTATTCCCTCTCCTAAGCCCACATTGTAAAGCTCATAGTTGCCTTCTTGCTTCGATAGAGCAGCCTCTATAAAAGAGATAAAATCTTCTACGTACAGCAAATCTCTTGCTTCTTCGCCTGTTCCCCATACATTAACAAGCCCATCCTGAGATGTCATTACCTTAGTGATTGTTGCCCCTGTAACATGAGACTTCTCCAAATCGTACTTATCGTAGGGGCCATATAGATTAGAATGCCTGATCACTGTGTGCTTTGTTTTTCCAAAGCCAGCATAAAATTTACACATGTTCTCCAAGTATACCTTTGTGTGGCCTGCTCCGTAATAAAAAGGCAGAATATCATCTGATGGGTTGTAGTCACTTTCCTTTAAGGCTTTTTCTGATTTTTGGTACATTATTGTACAACTAGGGAAAATGAAATGCTCTATACCTTGCTCAAATGCCTCTCGTAAAAGATATGAATTCATTACAACATTGTCTGTTACGTGGATGTATGGCTTAGAAACAATATCTTTGGCTCCAGTTGTTGTGGCAGCAAACTGCATAACAATATCCACGTCTTTAAGAATATTTGATACCTGCTTTGGATCGCGCAGATCACACTGCACCCATTCGACATCTGCATATTCAGATAACGCTGGTCTTTTGAAGTGAGTGGCCCTAATTTTATATTTGTTAGTCTTAGAATAAAAATCTAATAAGTTTTTTCCTATAAACCCTGTTGCTCCACAAATCAAAATTCTTTTCATTTCTTTCTCCCGTCCAGTATTAGCTCTTCTTTCTTTTCTATGAAAGCATTGTAGATCTTATCAACGACCATATCAATGTCCATAGCATTAACTCTATCTGGAGTTGTCTTTATGTTCGTGGGATACACATCTAATACCTGAATATTGTTTTCTTTTTTGAAACTATTTGAAAACCCTCGAAGGCCCCACTTAGTAGCAGAATACAGAGTTCTGGGTGTCTTTACTTCTAATCCTACCATCGAGTTTATATTTATAACCCCTTTAAGATTTTTCAATAATCTCTTGGTTAAAAGAACTGGGGCCTTTAAATTAACTTCTATCATGGAATTAATTAAATCATCTTCATATTCTTCCAAAGGAATGTTCGGACAGACAATCGCAGCGTTATTAACCAACACATTTACCTGTAGTCTGTTGGCCTCTTGAGATAGTTTCTTAACCTCATCTGCATTTGTCAGGTCGTAATGTTTCCTTCCTTCGTGCCGAAAAACAAAATGGCCCTCGTTTTCAAATTTATTAGCTAAATGAAAACCAAGGCCAGAAGAGCATCCAGTTATTAAAATTCTAAACTTATTCAATTATTTCTCCAATAATTTAAAAACATCCTTACCAGAGTCTGCCACTGCTTTATTCTCTAGGTACCATTGAATTGTTTCCTTCACACCCTCTTCAATTGAAATTTGAGGCTGAAATCCATAAGACTTTGCCCTTTCCATATCGAAGACCCTCCTGTGATCGCCTGTCGGCTTGGAGGTATCCCACTCTATTTCTACGTTTGCTTCGGCTGCTACAGCTTCAGCAATTCTTTTAATGCTAATTTCATCACCTGATCCGAGATTAAGCGGCTCTGTTATTTTGTTTTCAACTGCAAAAACCATTCCTCGTGCAACATCTCTAGCATGGATAAAATCCCGAATAGAAGATCCATCTCCCCACACTTCTAGAGTATTATTACTAAAGGCTTTTCTTATAAGAGAGGGAATCACCATTGCACTATCTAAATCAAAATTATCATGAGGGCCATATACATTTGCAGGCCTAACAATGCTGCACTTTCCTTCGCCATATTGCTTTTGGTATGCCTGACATTGAAGCTCGCCCATTCTTTTTGCCCAACCGCCGAACCAATCATTTCTTGACGGCTGTGTTTGCCATACATCATCCTCTCTTAGTACCTCTGCTGGCTGATATACTCCAACAGTGCTTGTATACAAATACCACTCTACATTGTGATACATGGCCGCTTCTAGCATATTTGTGTTAAACTGCATCATTGGTCCCATGATTTTTGCCGGCTCTTCAATGCAGACGCGAGGTGAACATTTGATGCCAACTAAATTAAAAACATAGTCCATTCCCTCACAAATTTTTAAACACGAAGAGTATTCTCTTAAGTCTACTTTGACAAATGTGACCTTTTCTTTTAAATCTTCTGGCTGTTTTAAGTCTGCAACATGAACATCTGCACCTTTGTCTAAAAGAATCGTTACCAGTTCACGGCCGATCATTCCTGCTCCGCCTGTTACTAATACTTTTTTATTCTCAAACATTGTTTAACCTCTTGCAAAGCTCTAAAATCTGCTCTTCTCTAAGCTCGGGGTGATTTCCTATGTAAAGTCCGTAGTCTTGTATGTAATCAGAAACTTCCAACTTTCCAACTACCTTATGATCGTATCTTTCAAGGTATGGCTGCCTAGCTTGGTTGCCGCCGCCTGCCGTGCCGAGACGATATTCTACCTTTTCTTCTTCCAAAATCTCACAAACTAGCTTAATTTTATCGTTATCTTTTGTTAAGATCAAAGGTAGTGCATAATTGCTGCTACCCTCTACATTATACTCTGTATAATACAACATATTGTCCAAGTTTGTCAACCAAACATTTAGATTTTCTTGCCTTTTTTCAATATTATAATCAAGACGTTGGATCTGTTCGAGTCCCAAAACTGCATTAATCTCGCTTGATCGCATGTTATATCCCGGTACTGCAAAAGTAAACAGCGGATTTACATCTGGCTTTGCGTATTTCTCATGTGTTTCTTGGCTAGCTTCCCTTGTCATACCATGAGACCTAAACATTCGCGCCAACTGATAAATTTCTTCGTTATTTGTGCAAAGCATGCCACCTTCAATTGTTGTCATGTGATGTCCAAAATAGAAAGAAAAACAAGACATATCTCCGTAAGAGCCCACTTTCTTGTCTTTGTATGTTGCTCCATGAGATTCGCAACAATCCTCAATTAAAATCAAATCATGCTCTTTTGCCAACTCAATAATCTTATCGTTAATTCCATTAAATCCCAAAGCATGAACAAGAACTATAGCTTTTGTATTCTCATTTATTGCTTTTTTTATGTTTTCATAGGAAATAGCCATTGTATCCAAATCAACGTCTACAAAAACAGGCAAGAAACCAGTGTTTATTACTGAAGAAATGTCAGACACCCAGCCGATTGGAGGCACAATAATTTCCCCTTTTTGACCTTTTAATTCTCTTACAATAGATGTTGTTATGTAGTTGGACGCTGCTCCAGATCCAACCATTACACTATACTTCACGCCAAGCCATTCGGACCACTTTTTTTCAAACTCTTTTACTTTTGGACCGTTTGTGAAGCGGTTAGTGTTCAAAACAAAGTCTGCGAGGGCTCTCTTGTCATCATTTGTTATATTATCGTTAATTAATGGCCAATCAAACACCACATACCTCCCTTACTTTAGCCTCAATTTCACTTGCATTCGGCGGCAAGTTGTCCACTGTTGGGTAAAATCCTGCTGTTCGATGTCTTAAGCAGAATGTTCTCACCCTCTTATCCACATCCATCATCATTTGGTGGGCGATGCTACTTGCGGCACCCTCTTCATAGTCATCATCTAGCACAATTCCTCCATGTTTTGAGGAGGATAGAGCTTTTTTCCAGTCTTCTTTGAAATCAAACGGCTTGATCCACAGTTGGTGGATTACATTAACTTTTAGGCCCATAGACTCCAAGTTTTTAGATGCCTCTTGAGCGGCAAATCTGGTAATGGAAATAGGGAACAATGTGATATCGGCATCTTCATGTACGATATTCTCTAGTTCCTCTGTGTTATCATAGCTTTTTCTATGCTCTGAAATGTAATATACATCATCTTCTTTCATAAACTGATCGTATGCATACTGCCATTCTACTGGCGTCATTGGGGAAATAATTTTTGCTCCGGGCATTCTCTGGTAGATTGAGTGGTGTGATGATCCAGCAACGGGGCCGATGCCACCTTCCATTGCAATACTTCTTATGAATAGGGGGCATGGGCGTTGCCAAATTTCCTTTGATTTCATAGCATAGTTTGCGATGATTGGCGAATTGTACCATTGGAAACCTTGATACCTGACTACATAGAAGGGCCTTTCGCCAGCCAGTGCAGCGCCAACAACGATACCAGAGCCGGCAACGTCAGCCATTGATAGCTCAACCATTCCATCTTCTTCGTATAGTTCTGGCAGAGTACCCCCAACCCAACCAACTGCTGTGAGGCACTGGCCGTAGCACTTGGATCCCCCTTTCAGGTGTTCTCTGGTGATGTCTTTTATTGTTTGTCTAACTGTTTTTGCCATGCTCTTTCCACTTTAATTTTAGTTTCATTGTGAATTTTATCAGCGATATCACCAAGCTTAGACATCTCGTGCTCATACCTATCAAAGGTATTTGGATCATCAATGCCAGCGCCAGAGTGCCAATATTTCCTATGGGTGTTTACATTCAATAACATTGGCTTTTCAAAAACATTCTCTAGACACTTCTTAATCTCTAGCGGATCGTCAGAGGTTTGCATGCCCTCCATTCCAAAAGCTTTTGCTACATCATCCATTTCCCACTTTCTTCTTACTCTTTTTTCTGTCAAGATAGAAAGATTATTGTCCTCGACAATGAAAAGTATAGGCAAGTTTTTAGTAGAAGCCCACCCCATAGCGCCCAAAACATAATCTTCTTCGGCGGAGGCGTCACCCATATAAACAATTGTTGGATGCTTTGTTTTATAACAATGACCAACGGCAATCGGTACTTGACTACCCATAAGGCCATCGTGTCCATAAATATTTTTTACTTTAGATTGTATAGAAGCAGAACCCCCCATGCCATGAGCACACCCTGTTTTTCGACCTAACAATTCATCAATTAGCTCCTCAATAGGTGCTTTAAAGGACAAGTAAGTTGAGTGCCCTCGATGCTGAATAAATATGTTTGGTTGGATATTCTTCTCTGACATGACCTCTGCAATAGAAGCAGAGATATATTCTTGTCCTGCTGATAAATAAATTGGAAACTTAAACATTTTATTTTGAATGCCTTCAAAAACGTATTGCTCAAAGTTTCTGTTTAAAGATGCCCTCTTAAAAACATTTACTCTATAATCTTGCATGTAACCTCAAAAGTTTTCATTTAAATATTTTAGAGTGTCTTTCCAATTTTGAAAATGATACCCCTTGTCATCGATATAAATTTGGGAGCGTGGCTTTTCTGAAGTTATATCTGAAACATACTGCATAACATTATGTTTTTCAAGCCACTCTTGAACCAACTCAGTCCCCGTTTTTCCATTGACTAATGGCCTAGATGGCTTGGCTTTAGCTGTAAAAATAATTATATTATAATTTTCTGATAGGGTTTTTATAGCTTGAAGCGACCCCTTGATTGGATCGCCATAACAAGTTCCATCGTGATATCCCTTATCAAAATTGTGAATTACTCCATCAAAATCAATAGCAAGATTGTTTGCATCTTTTTCAAAACCGGGAGGATAATCTTTTGCAGTCATTATTCAAACACCATTACAATTGTTTCTATTTTAACCTTGTTAAATACTTTTGTCAACTCTTTTATTACTTTGCTTGAAACAATATCGCCGGGGCCAGCTACATTAATACCATATTCAGTTACAATTCCGCCCTTTAAAAACATTATGTTTTTGTTGTCGTCTAAATTGTCAAAAAACTTTATATCTTCTATGTTGCAAACTCGAAGGGTTGCTTGACCAGACTTATATATGTTTTCTTGTCCAATCAAAGGCTCTTCAATCTTTAAGCACTCTTCAAGTTTTGGATATTCATAGCTAACATCTTCGTATGGCTTTCCCTCTCGACCATAGCTGTCTTTGAGTCTGACTAAATCAAATTTATCTACGGGAGTTTCTATTTCAAATAAGCTAATGCCATCTTTACTTGTCGCTTTTGTAGAATGAAAGAGGCCTTTTCTTATCATAATTTTATGATTCGGATTAAGAACAAACGAATCACTTATAAAAGAAACCTCTGCTGTACCCTCCAACAAGATAAGACCAGTTGTTTTATTGGGGTGACAATGCATTGACGTGCTGTGTTGATTTTTTATATGCAAAAACCACAAGGCACAATGTTCGTTTTCATAAGCAACATATTCATATCCCCATGGCTTTTTAACAATATTGTCAAACTTTCTCACAAATTACTTGCCTCTTTCCTCAAGTGTCTGATATCCGGTCCTCATCCATTCTCCCATGAAATCATAGTGAGGGGAGGAGACTATATTGCTATCGACTACAACTGGGCCACGATGGTAAGTTGCTCCAGCATTATTAATATCTGCTTCAATGGCATAATAACCAGAAACAGTTTTTCCCCTAATAACGTCTGCTGTGATTAGCAACTGTGCGCCGTTACACAAGGAGAAAATAGTTTTATCCAACTCATTCCATTCGCGAACAAACTGCACTACACCCTCTTCTAGTCTTAACTTTTCCAGTGCTTTGACTCCTCCGGGAACAACCAGCAGATCATATTCTAAGTATTTTTTTCTGTTTTCGGCGTCGTTGAAATCGGTTGTTAACACATCGCCCACCATGTGGCAGCCCAAAATACCATAAAATCTACCTAATTGATTTGCAACAATAGTAACTTCAAAGTTGTTTTCCTTTAGGCTATGGTACGGGTAAATCACCTCGTGGTCTTGAAAGCCTGCATATGTCAGAATAAGTGCTTTTTTCATTGTTTCTCCTTATTTATCTCTTAACTGAAGTATTGGCTTATCTATAGGCCAGTTTATATTAATATCTTTGTCATTCCACTTTATTGTGAATTGCTGATCTACATCCGGATATTCTCCTTCGTAAGACCATTTGTAATGGAACACGGAGTTTTCTGATAATACCAAAAACCCATTCCCTACTCCGGGCGGTACTAGTACTTGTTTTCTAGTTTTATCATTTAAGATTAGCCAGTCCCATTGCTTGTATGTTGAGGAATCAGGCCTGTTATCAACAACCACAAAATATATTTCTCCATGTAAACATGTTATAAGCTTGTGTGATTTACGATCTCCATGGATGCCGCGTAGAACGTTCTTTCTGCTAGTTGAAACCTTGTCATGATTAAATTCTAAATCATGATCCCCAGATTTCCACAAAGTCCAAAGATCTCCCCTGTAGTCTACAAAGACATCCGGTTCGATAACTTTGACATCATGAATTTTCATCCCAACTAATTTCCCAATCTTTAAATTCTGCCGCTAAACAGTCAATTTTATAATCTTTTCGGCCGCCTACAATCTCTTGGATCTTATTCTTGGCAGTGTTTCTTATGCCATTTAATCCATGTGTAAGCTCTAGATTGTTGCCGTCTTTAATGCCTTTTCTGTAATTTGACTCGTTGTGCCAAATATGCAAATTCATCTGTGATAATACCACAATTGCGCGGATTGTTTCAGCATTTATTTGCCCTTTATTCTCGTCTAGACAGAGCTGGATATCATGCACAATGTCACTTATTTCTTGTGCATACTCTTCTCTATGGTCCGAGATAAATACTTCTTTTAACTGTGCAATGGATAGTCTGTCTATAAGTTCAGAGAGGGTTGGTAAGTATTTTCTATTTTTCACAAGCATTCCTTTTTAATTTTTTCTACAAAATGTTCTGTTGAATAATTGTTTACTGCCTTATTAAAGGCATTTTCAACTATTTGTTCATAGTTTTTCCAATTAATTTTAACATCTTCTAGAATAGAATGCAATTCTTTTTTGTCGTTATAATAAATAAATTCCTTATCAGGCTCGAAAAAATCCTCTTGAATATTCCACGGGTCCTTTTTCACAACCATCAAGCATCTATTAACAGCAGTCTCTATTGGTCTAGATTTTATTTGTGGCATAATAAATTGATCTAAGTTTTCAAACGCTTCGTGTTTTTCCCAATGATCATGCTGTCTTATATTGTTGTTTATTTTTTCATCTGTGTAAAGAAGATTGGACATAACGTTAACCTTAGTCTTTCTGAGTAGCTGCCACATCAATGTTCTCTTTACATTAATTCCGGTTATGTAAGAAGCATATTGATCAATGGGAGGCAAAGAACTTTCCCTGCCCCACCATAAATTCCAAGTTTGAGGTCCAACAGTTAAGAAGTTGTAATTATAATCTCTTATTGAATCAATTATGTCTTTGTGATCTAAACCATGCATTCCTCCCCAGTAGAGTGCATCAAACTGTTTATCTTCTTTTTTATCAACAACAAAGTCTTTATTAAATGGTGTAAATATGTATTTAAACCTATCATTTTCTTCTATAAAATTTGCCCACTTGGCAGTATAAGGACAGAGTGTATAAACTGTATTAAAAACCTTATTTGAGTCCATCGACAGAGAAATTGAATTGGGGTCTGAAGTTTGGAGAAGGCATGGGTGCTCGTTATTTAAATAAACTCTATTTTTGTATTGAATTATGGTAGACATATGCCTTGCTAGATTGTCCATATAGGCCCAGCCCATAAACAATGCATTGTTGGAGTCCTCCTCTGAATGTTTTGATAAATTCCAATAATGGTTTAGTGCATCAGGATATGTTGAGCTGTAATCCTCATAAATTTTCATTTTTAATTTGTTCCTTAATCCATTTAAAAGTTTTTTCCATTCCAACCCTTAGTGGCTGTTCATAATCCCAGCCAAGCTTTTCTCTAATCAAATTATTATCAGAGTTTCGACCCATCACACCTATTGGGCATGGAAAGCCGTACTTGTTTTGAAATTCTTGCCCTTGTATGTTATGTATTTTAACAGACTTGCCAGAGATGTCAATAGCCATTTGTGCAAAATCATTAATAGCAATCATCTCCTCGGAACCAATGTTAACAGGACCTTGGAAGCTCTCATTATCCATAAATCTTCTAGTTGCTTCAATGCATTCATCAATATACAAAAAAGATCTGGTTTGCTTGCCATCGCCCCAAACCTCAATCTCACCACCGTCTTCAGCTAGTGCAGCTTTTCTACAAAAGGCTGCTGGTGCTTTTTCTCGGCCGCCATCCCATGTTCCCTCTGGTCCAAAGATATTGTGATACCTAGCCACTCTTACGTTTAAGCGATAATTTCTAGCAAATGCAAACCAAAGTCTTTCACTAAATAATTTTTCCCAACCATATTCACTATCTGGCGCGGCTGGATATGCAGAGTCCTCAGTGCATGTTGGATTATCAGGATCTAACTGATTGTGCTCTGGGTACATACAGGCAGAAGATGAATAGAATATCTTACTTATCCCCTTTTTAACACATTGTTCAGCAATATTCAAATTAATCATTGCTGAATTGTGCATAATATCAGCATCATTTTCTCCTGTAAAAACAAAACCAGCGCCGCCCATATCTGCTGCAAATTGGTATATTTCATCAATATCCATTGATACAACTTTATTACACACTTCAGGATCCCTAAGATCACCAACTATGAATTCATCAGCGATGTCATAGCAATTAAAATATTCATGCTCTTTAATATCTACACCTCGAACCCAGTGGCCTTCACTTTTTAATCTTTTTACCATGGCACCTCCGATAAAACCTCCAGCGCCACAAACTAATATTCTTTTCATCATTTCTCCTTAACTCCCCATAAATCTATAAGCTCAACATTGTCATAATTTAATTTTGAAAAATCTTTATCCGGATGCATAATAACCACAACATCACTTTTATCAATGCAATCTTGTGCCGTCACGCACTCGACTGTGTTGAGACTTAAATTTGTATGAGTTTCCTTTAATTTATCATAAGTATTAACAATTTTTTTCTCTTTCAACAAAGAATTAATAAGTGTCTTTGAGGGAGACCCAACGGTTACTGGGGATGTTGGCTTAAAAGATACTCCCAGAACACCAACCTTTTTAAAACTCTTGCATTTATCAAAAATAAGCTGCTGAAGTTCTTCATTAACTTCCTCTGCAAACATTAAATTTTTTGCTTTCAAGCCTCTGTCCTTGGCAAACTTAATAAACGCCAGAGCATCCCTAGGAAAGCATGTGCCCCCATAGGGTGTCCCACTTCTAAAAAAATGAGGAGATATGCGCCTATCTAAGCCAATTACACTAGAGACGTTATGAACACTAACATTGTCCATTTCATCGCACATCATGCCTAAAAAATTAGCAAAAGTAATTTTATTTACAATAAAAGCATTTAAGCTAACTTTGGCAACTTCAGTCTCCTCTAGGGTCAATTTAAACTCTTGACATCCGTTTTTGTGAACTCCTTTAAATATTTTATGAGTTGTATTGTAATCCTTCTCTTTGTTTGCTCCTATGGCAAAAAATTCAGGGTTTTCAAAATCATGTATAACGCTTCCTAGTTTTACAAAATCTGGCACGTATGAAAATCCAAATCCTGTTCCATATTTCCTGCCTGATATTTTTTCAAACAGTGGTATCAGTTCGTCAACAATTGTTCCGGGAAGAACAGTTGAAGAGAGTATAATTGTAAAATATTTTTTATCAGACTTCTTAAGATTAATAGCCAGATCAGTGATGGCTGATTCAACAAACTCTGCTGAGTATCCGTTGTCTCCTAGCTGCGTATTGACCAAAATAACTGCTGCATCGGTTTCTATAATGGCCCTCTTATACGAGTCAGTATAATCAATAATGTTGTTAGAAACCGTAAGTAATAATTCTTTTAGGCCGGCCTCATAAAAAGGGAGGGTGCCCTCACTTAATTGGTTTAAAACATATTCATTTTTATCAATACAAAGGACTTTATTATTTTTTGCTAATAGTCCAGCTAAAGGCAGTCCTAATTTCCCTAGGCCTATAAAAGATATGTTCATTTCGTGCTCTCCAATACTTCAATAATTCTTTTTGTAGTTTCTAACGATCCAACAGTTATTCTAATACAATTGTTTAAATTTTTAAAAGAACTTCTGTCTCTAATTGAAATTTTATTCTCGATCATTTTTTTTATTACTCTTTCTGAGCTATTTGTTTTAACTAAAACAAAATTTGAATGGCTTTTTGCACAAGAAAGGTGTTCTGATTTATCAATGTAATCCTCTAAAAGTTTTCTTGATTGCTTTGTTTCTGCCACACATTTGTTTAAATAATTTAAATCTTTCAAACAAGCGATAGCTGCCACTTGGGCAATAGAATTTATGCTTTTAACATTTTTAATTTTATTCAAAAATGATATTTTTTCTTTTGGACCCAGTGCATATCCAATCCTAAGTGAAGCTAAACCAAAAGCCTTAGAAAATGTTCTGGTGATTATTATATTATCATATTTTAAAACCAAATCAGAACAAGAGACTTGAGAAAACTCATAATAAGCCTCGTCAATAATAAAAATAGTATTGGGATTACTAGAAATAATTTGTTCAATTACATCTTTTTCAATGATATGACCTGTCGGATTGTTTGGGTTGGCCAGATATGCTATATCATAGTTTTTTAAAACTTCAAAATCGTATTCATGGTCTCCAAGAGGATCTTTTATAGGATGTTTTTGATGAATATTTGTAGACATTGCAATAAATGTGTCTACCTGAGTATACGATGGGCAATAAGTTACAATTTTTGTTTGTTGATCAGCAAAAGAAAGAAAAATATCTTTTAGGGCATCATCTGATCCATTATAAACTGTTATGTTCTCTGTTTGTAAGCCCGTGTAATCACTCAATAGCTCCAAAAGCTCTTTGTTGTTCGTACAAGGATATTTTTCAATGTTTCCATTCAGTAAAAAGTCTTCAATACTCGATATTACTAGTGGTGACGGAGAGAACTGAGACTCATTCCAGTCGCAATAAGACCAATTTTTAGAATCAAAATCTCGATTACTAGGAATATATGGATCTAATTTAGATATTCTATCAACTACATTCATTGAATATACACCTTATCTTGCCTGTTGTTCTGTTCCTTTCAATAGAGTCTTTTATTAAGATATTGACTTTTATGTTTCCTAGGCGTTGTTGAAGGCCAGTCCTAATCTGGTCGATGGTTTTATCAGAGAAAAGTTCATTTGGTACCAAATAAAAATCTATAGTTTTTCGATCAATCTGTCTGATTTGGAACATTTTAACACCATCTATCTTATACATCATTGTATAAAAATTGACCCCGGGTAGGCGGCAGCCGTCTTCTGATATTAGTATATCGTCACATCTCCCATTAATATCCTTAACTCTAAATAAAGTATTTTTTTCTTTGGATAAAATAGCAGTGTCGTTTGTCTTATATCTAATAAAGGGCATGTAATGATTTATAAATCCTGTTCCAACAATAATGTTTTGATCGTCTTCTTCAACGAATTCAGTTACCCCATATTCTAAATTTTCATAGTATAAACTACTATCTGATATTTGGTGGTGAAAGCATACTTTTTCTTGCATTCCGTAATGGCTTTTTGGTTCAATTCCAAAAACATCACTTATTTTTCTTTCCCACTCTGGTAGCATTTTTTCGGATGCAGTGTGAATCGCCTTTATGTGTTCTAGGCCTAGGGAGGCCTCTTCGCACAAGCATGCCAAAACATATATGCTAGAGGGATATCCAACTAAAGTGTGATATTTTTTTGAATTAATCTCATCAACATATTTTTTTGCGCTCTTCAAGTTAAGATGATAGGCAGACATATATAATCTTTTTAACTCATAATCATAGTACCACAATTTTTCTTTAGTTGATGGAACAAACCTTCTTAGCCACACACTAGGCTTATCATACATGGTTGCTCCATGGTCCCTAAATGCTCTCAATACAAATGCAGCTTCTTTCTTATACACATCATCGGTACCTAAGAAGATTAATTTTTTACCAGTTGACCCGCTTGTTCTGAATTCAACTGGCTTTACATGTTTCATGTTTTGCGCGATTAGATCATCAAAATTATTTGTTATAATTTCTTTTGTCAAAAAAGGCAACAAGGATATGTCTTCTACAGATTTAAATGATTCAGGAGTTAATTGTCTATCAATCATAATTTTTCTATAATATGGAACATTTTTGTAAGCGTGTTCAATAAGGTTCCTGAATTTAATGTATTGATAATCTTGTAAATTCTGAATTGGTAGGTCCCTCAACTTGCTAATATTATTAAATGTTTCTTGAAAAACTTTTCCATATCTTCGCTCAAAAGGAACAAGATTGTAATATAACTTCTTGATAAAAAAGGGGCTTTTTTTTATTATCTTATTAACACTACCCATCTTCAAAAAAGTCCTTATCGCTTACACCTTTGTCATCGATGTAATAATCTGCAACAAGTTTTACGCCCACTCTTAATTGATGAAATTTTAATCCCCATGAAATCAATTGATTGTGAGTTTCCATATACCAATTGTTTTTAGAACTGGATCCCCTAGCAGTTTCAATGTAAATTGTATTACCTTTTTCAAACAAATCATTTACTTTTGCTATTCTATCCCTGTAAGGTTCTGCACCAAAGTAATCCCAGTCTCCATTTTCTTTCTTTAAGGTGTTGCAGAGAGTATGGTCTAGATCAAATACGTATGTTTTATTCTTCATGTATCACTCAATAATAGTCCAGTTTGAAGGAAATGTGCCATTAGATATTCTAGCATCACTTTTTTCTTTTGGCATCTCAAAATAATAATGTTCTGGTGCGGTTACGATTCTGCCCTTGTTATCATTCATATAAGAGGCCCACCAACCAAAGCTAGTTTGATGACAAGAAATATTGTGGTCACAAGACATTATCAAAGAAAAATCTTGCATTGGATCATTTGAATCAGAGATTATAAATCTGTCATCGTTAAATACTTTTTTTATATATTGAATATCACTAGAGTCATCTGCACTTCTATTTCCACCCGAAAATACTAAGTACTTAACTTTCTTGTTCTCGAACAAAGACATGGCCTTATTTAAATAATTGCCATATATTGTATTGTCATCAAAGATATTTTCTGGTCCATAAACTTGGTCTGGGTGTATTCCTGTGGCCGGATACATGACAGTCATCATATCTCCTCTCCTAATATGTATGCTAACTATTTCGTGACCATCTTGTTTATATAAGTCTAGTTTTTTCTTAGCGTCTAATAAGAACTCTTCTTTTGGTTTAAGCTCTTGCCTTATCAATTCCTCGCAGTGATCAAAATATTTAGTAAATTGAAAAAAACCATGAATATTAGAATTGCTAGGAATGTTGAAAAAATCTTGATAAAACATGTTTGGATCTGGTTCGATCACATTTCTTTCTATGGATTTAATTTCTTGTTCATCATAAAAATCTGCTTTAATATTAAAATTACTTAGCAAGCATTTTTGTCCATGCCATAGAAAGTTTTCAAAGTCTGGTATTTTGCATTTTATACCAGTTTTTTCGCTTATTCCTCGGAGCGCTGCATACTGATAAAGCTGGTTGCCTAATCGTCCATGCTTTCCAAGTTGAACAAAAGTGATCATTTTTTCCTCAATACTTGAATAGGTTGATAAGGGGTGCCATTTACGCCATTAACATCATTGGTGTAGGATTGTTCGAAGAAGCCAAATTTGTCAACCACTTCCCACCCTGTCAGGATTTTTGGCATTCTGTTTTCTCCATAAACTCTGTGTACATTAAAGACAGTCTTATCTAGGCCAACAGGGACGGCAAAGTATACAAAGGCGTCATCTTTTATGAAGTTTTTAAGGCTTTTCATTGCTTTTAAATCTCCGTCAGGATCAAGAGGGTCGCCATACCTTCCCAAGCCATCATGTTCAACAGAAGAGATAGAAAAACAAGCATCAAAATTGCCCTCAGTAATCTCATGTGGCTGTAAATATGTGATCTTTTCGTGGAAAGATTCGCGCTTAGAATATTCAATGACAGTGCATGATTTAGCTCCAAAAGAAACGGCGATGGCCTCATACCATGGATTGGCAGAGCCAATAATGCAAATATCTTTTCCCTCAATAGGATACTTTGTTAAGGCCTCATAGAGCCAGCCGTCTGTTGGGCCGTAATAAAAATTCTCTCTTTTTGATGCCTTTTGCAGATATTCTTCAAATATTTCTGACTTAAAATTGTCGTTGAAAAGCTTTTGTATTTCATCAGAACAGTCATTCGCATATTTGTATTCTAAAGCTGCTTCTCCATCCATTGTATAACCATCAAAAAGTTTTGATGGAATTCTTTCTGGGGCCTTCATTTATCTCACCTCGATGTTTTTAAATAATTCAAATTCTGTTAAGTCTCTATAGGGCGGAGACTCTGGAATATCTGGTACATTTTCAGGGTAATTTTGCATTAACATTAACCCCCTAACTGCTTGCTCGGGTGTCATGTACATGTTCCACCCCTCTTCATCAATCATATCTTCATGATATCTCATGCCATCGGTTCGGCCTTCATATCGCCTTGCCTTAAGCCATTTTACTGCTTCTAGATCATCGCAAAGTATCATACCACCTTTACCAATTTTAAGATGTTTTTTAATATGAAACGATAAGCACATCATTGTTCCGGGAATGTACATATTTGATGTAAGTCGCTTTGCTGCGTCATATATTGGAAATGGTTTGAATTGATATATGCCTTCCCATTCTATATCTTCAAAAATTAATTTTCCGCCGGCCTGTATAACAGACTGCGGTGGGGAAAGGTAAGTCCTCTTTGGGAGTATGACCTCTTTTCCTTCTATTTTATGCCATTTGCATGCAAGAAATAAAGCATTTGTGCAGCTATTGACCGATACAGCGTATGGGGCTCCGGTGTAGTGGGCTATTTCTTCCTCAAACATTTGCACTACCTTATAAGGATTGTGAAGCACTATTCTTTCTCCATTATATAATATTTCTTTTTAAATCCGCAAGATTCAAATAATCTCATACTTGCATTATTTTCTAATTTAACTTTAGCATATGCACTAGGGTGCATGTCCATCAATTTCTTGATCATAAATTTTCCAACTCCACGGCCTTGAAAATCCGGATGTGTTGCTACTCTGATATCTTCATCGATAACTCCCACGTATCCTGCTGGTTGGTCATCTATTAGGCAAACATAGAAGAATAGGCCGTATCTAAGCATATACTTTTCGTGACAATCTTTTCTAATTGCTTCTTGTTGAATAAACCCTCTTTTAACATCTGGGTGATTGCGAAGATTTCTAATGAATTCCCAATATTTTGGCTTGTTTTGTACTAATTCCATTTACACACACGATTTGAATAGGTCAGGGTGAGGGAAGTTGTTATGATAAGCTCTCAAATAATCCCTCTCTATGCTTAACCCAATATAAGGATGAAGAGTTGTTCCAATGTCGATGTACGTATTTTTATCACTGTGTTTAAACAACTCATATATAAGAACTTCACTTAAGCTGCTAGCAGACAACAAAAATACATGATCTTCTACATTATTATCGTCTATCCATTGCTTAATGTCAACAACTAAATGATGATCATTAACAATACAATTTTTTCCAACTTTAAAAGATTTTACAACATCAAACTCAGTATTGGATAAGTCAGCATTCTCACTACAAACAAAAACAACTTTTTTCTTCTTGAGTTCTGGTACGAAATGGCCAATGAATAAAGGATAGTTTGAATTTACCAAGAGATTAGCAGAAGTGAGATTATCGTCTACTTGGCCATATAATTCATGCATCCAAGGGGCAAATTCCATAGAGGCGCAGGTACAATCTTTGCAAATGCCGCCAACAAAATAGTTTTCTTTTTTGTATTTATAGGCTTCGATTAAAATATCTTTTAAGAAGCCATGCTGATTTGGATCGTAGTGTTTATGGTCGTCTGAAGAATATCCAAAATTATAATGAGTCTCGCCCATTACAACATGATCATTCGCTAGCTTAAGCTCTTTGTCTTGCATAACACAGATTTCGCCATCAGAAAAACGAGTGTATGCAAAGTGTTCATTTCTTTTTAATTTACCGAGCAGATTGAAAAAATCTTCTTCAAACTTCATCCTTCAGGACCTCATATACTTTTTCAGCAGCGTGTCCGTCGCCATATGGGCAGTCGCCTTCAGGTATATGATCTTCATTGAGTTGATTGAAAATACCTTCCAGAGACTTTGGCTCAAAACACATAAAAGCAAAAGTATTGACGCCTTCAACTCTCTCTGTCTTCTTTCGACAGACAATGCACTTCTTTTTTAGGAATGAAGTTTCTTCTTGTAATCCGCCAGAATCAGTTATAACGAGCCTTGTTTTCGCCAACAACTTTATAAATTCATTATACTCCATTGGCTCAACAATTTTAAGGTTTTTTAGCAAATGTTTATGCTTTTGAACATTCGGATTTGGGTGAAGAGGGATGATGAATTCTAGTTCTTTGTTACCTTCTGCTATCTTATTAATTGCCTTGAACCACTCATCCATATTGTGGTGGTTTTCTCTGCGGTGCATTGTTACAACAACTTTATTTGTATACTCTGTCTTGGTTCCCAACAGGTTATCTAACACAGTATTTCCGACAACTTCGATTCTTCCCTCTGTATTTTCATTCCTTAAAAATATTTCAGACAATTCAGTTGGGCACAAATGTACATCAGCTATTCTGGATATAGCTTGGCGATTGAACTCTTCTGGATAGGGCTGATTTTTATCGTAAGTTCTCAGGCCTGCCTCTAGATGCATCACTTTTATTCTGCGATGAAAAGCAGCAAGGGCAATAGAGAAAGCAGAGGTCGTATCGCCCTGTACTAAAACAGAAGTTACGCCTTCAAAAATCTCTTCCAAATTCATAACGGAACTGACAATAGAGTCAAGTCGATTTGGCCCGTCTTTGATCTCTAGCTTAATCAAATCCTTGCCTTCTCCAACTTTTGATAGCAGGTCTGTGTGTTGGCCTGTAAACAAAAGCCGATAAGGAATTTTGCCTTCCATTTGGTCTAGCAAAGGCTTAATCTTAATCCATTCTGGTCTTGTGCCAAAGCTTAATAAAATCATACCTTTATACCTCGCACGGTTTTCCAACCGCCTTTAATCGCTGTCTGAACACACACGTCTCTTTCGTTAAAAAACTGTTGATGTGATACAGCTTGATTTGTTGAGGTCGCTTTCACATCAATTCCCAATTCATTGCCCAACACTGAACCGTGCATCGATTTATCTTCGGGAGGATGTGGAGGGCAGTATGTTTGAATGTTGCCATATTTCTGGGCAAGGTAAGAAAACTGAATATCTTCTCCGTTATCCCAAGTTGTTGGCTTTTCTCTCCACAAATATTGTAGCCATTCTCGTTTAAAAAACCAAGCGTGTCCAACTAAGTCAACCCTTGTTGTTTCACTATTTTGTGTTGGCCATCCGCAACGATCATGCTTAACATAAAATTTATCATTCAATGTAACTCCGGCAGATCCCAAGATTCCTTCATTAGTTTTCATTGTTTCTAGGCAGTTATCAAACCACTTTTCTCCGGGTATTGTATCGTCGTCAAATATGGCTACATATTCAGTGTCAGCCAACAAAGCAGCGGCAAACCTTCCATAGAACTTCCAGTTGTAATCATTGTGGAATATTCTATCAAGGTCAAGTTCTTTAAAATTGAATCCATCATTATCCTCGTGTTGATTTACCCACAGCCAAATCTGTGTTGGTCTAGTTGTCTGCTTTCTGATTGCATCAATCTGCATTTTAAGATTGTATGGGCGTCGATAAGCATTGAGAATCACAGTGATTGGAGCTTTTTTGGCCTCGGGCCTTTTGTCACTTTCTAGAACCTCTATAACTTTGTCAATAACCTTTGTTTTTTGAGACCTTACAAAATCTAGAAGCTCTTGTCCTTTATATTTAGAGAACCATTCCTCGCTAGCACAGCCGAGGTTATTATTGGTCTTAAGTTTGCAATTTACAATACGAGCTTCAACGGCCAAACGGCAGAAAGTTTCGAGAACCTGAGAAAAGAAAACCAACCCGTCGTGTTCTGCAAGTTGTTTGATAAAATTGTTATAATCTAGTGAGACAATAAGGTTGTAAGGAATCTTGTTTTGTTCGCAGAAACTTTTAGCTTGCTCTGTTCCTTTAATTTGATTAGTGCTGTTCAAAACAGCCATCTTCCCATTCTTCTTGCTGTTCACATGTTGTTGTAGCGTATCGAACTCTTCGTCAGACCATAGAGAACATCCCAGATTGATTACATTTGCTTCTCTAATGTTTTTACTGATTACTTCAGCGTGTAATTTAGATTGAGCAAAGACTGCTTTCGCGCTTCTGTAAAAATCAAGATTAAGCAATCTGTTGGGTGGTACTTTGTAATCTTTGTACGGGGAAGGATCTCTGCCAACAATGTATTTGTGGTCGTGTTCGTATATCACGTAGTCGCAAGACTTAAGTAAGTTGATGCACATGCCGGGAAGCATAACAAAATTAGAAACAATAAAAAGCTTATCTGCGTTATCCTTGATTAGTTTTTCTGTGACATGTTTTGATTTAACTCGCGCTACTTTATAGCCCCTTTTAACGAGCGAAGAGACGACAATCTCGTCTACGAGTTCACCGCCTCCTCTAATCTCTGAAGCATAAAAATCCGCTATGTGAATAATTTGTTTCATTAGTCAAAGCTCACAACTGATTCTTCTCTTTCCTGTTCTTCCTGCATAACAGCGTTTGCAAACATGTCATATTGTTTGCTTGGCTCATATTCTTTCTTAACAAATTTTTTCAAATTTTGTGCGAGCTTTTTGTAATGATCGTAATTGTTATACATGCTGTTTAAGCTTTTTTGGTAACTATCTTTTTCTGGATATGCCCACATTGAATCTGGTACCAAGACTCCTTGCCATGCAGCCTCCGGCTGAATTGGCCCAATTGTGTATTCAACTTCACAAAAATGTGGCTTATAAACAGTTGTAGTTTTGCTTTTTGATCCTTTCTTTCTTTGTTTAGTGGGAACATTCAAAAAGTCACATTGTCCACCCCAATTTATGCTAATAATTGGCAGTCCCGTGTAAGACGCCTCATACATTGGTAGCCCCCATCCTTCCGCATTTGAAATACAAATCAATGACTTAACTTTTTCATGATCATATAAGCCAACCATTTGCTCATCTGACAGATCTCCATGGAGCAAGTATATTTTACATTTTGCATCTGGTGGGACCAGCGCTTTCATCATTGATTCTGCTCGCAACCTATCACTAGTTGCATTGTTTTTTACAAAACCTTTGACAATTAGTCCAACATCTGGGTTGTCTTTGAAATTGTCCACAAACCAAGAAATAGTATTGTTCATGTTTTTTCTTGGGCCCCACTGAGACACGGTAAGAAAATTAAAATCGGTTTCTAAATCTAAATCAATTTTTTCTTTTTTTAGATCTTTTGCTGGATATCCAACAAACTTCACAGGCGTTGTTACAGATGCCTTTCCAACCGGCTGATTTGTATTTCTATCAATCATATCATAGGATGTCTTAACCATACTTGTTCTTGCATGATTACTAATAACAATGATTCTATCCATTATATTACATTTTTCAATCCACTCTGGTGCGATCTTTGTTGACTCGATGCCGGCAGTATAGCCTATATTTACTGGAGCTAATTTTTCCCATTCATTAGGTATTGTTATTTGCAAAGACAGGTCAAATTGTCCCTTGCTTTGAATGAAGTGGAAAGTCTTTTGTATGAGAAAGTCAATATATTTTCTTTCTTCGTTATCTTGAGAGGCCCATCCAGTTTGGCCCCAAGATGTATTAATCAGATAAATATCATATCTATGCTCATGTTTTTTTAAAGATCTTAGTGCAAATCTTGACTGCTCTCCATAGCCTGACCTGCTCAATACTGGTCCTCGGAGGATTATTTTTTTTCTCATAAAAATTCCTTAGTTTATTTTCTTAAGCGTCCATGGGGAGTAAACTTTTCTATTTTCCCATGACCCATGCTTTTCATGTATTTCATCTAAAAGTTCTACCCATTTTTCTTGATATTGATCAAAAGAATAGTTGTTGGTAACATGTTCTCTTCCCATATCTCCGAGCTTTTTCAAATCTTCTTTTTTCATGTTATACATTTTTTCACATGCATCCATAAAATCTTTTTCGGAGATCCTATCTTCAAAAATATAAGGAACCTGTTGAGAGCCAATAAGCGCCTTTGAAGCTGGCTCCAAACCAATACCAAACCAATTTTCTCCATCGGTAACCTGCTCTTGCAATCCTCCGGTCATTGTGGCGATGATGGGTGTACCGCAAGAAAGAGATTCTAGAGTCGCTAAACCAAACCCCTCTGCATCTGATATATTAATCGTGCAATCGGAAATATTATACATTGCTGATAATTCTTCTGGTCCAACTTTTTCCCTAGATATTCTTACTTGGCCCTCGTTTGCTCCAAAATGTTGTATTAGGTGATCTAGAGGCTGACCATATGGATCGTTTGGATCAGTGTGCATAATCAAGACACATTTATCTTTGCCTACTTTATCACAAAACTTTTTAAACCAATAAACTAAACTTCCGCTTTGTTTTCTTCTAGCATTTCTATTGTTCCAAAAGAAAATAAATTTATCTTTCAGGCCATGGTGTTCTTTTAAATTATCAATTGCTTCTTGAGACATCGGCTTGAATACTTCTGAGTCTACAGCATGTGGTAGATACAATGATTCAACTTTGTCTGTAACTTCTTTAACAATTGAATGTGTTACTTTTGAAATACAAGCTACAACATCATTAGATTCATAAAAACCTTTATTGAAAACTGGTGCTGGATAATTGTCCCAAACGTGATAATAGATCATAGGAGCATGGGCCCTCACTTCGTTATCAATATCCCATAACCATTCATAAAACCTAGGATCTGTCATAAACCAAACCATATCAGGCTTTTGAGTTCTCAGGATTGATCTAACCTGATCTTGGGTTCCATAGCCATCTACTGGTAATATAACCCAGTCGTCTCCAAATTTGTCAACTTTCATTGGCTCATAATTTTCATGCTTGACTGCACCGCCTAAAGAAAAAACTTGATACCTTCCAGTTTTAAGGAGTGCTTCAATCATGTATCTTGTTTGGTTTGCTACCCCGGAAGGAGAAAGGGGGTGATCGCTAATGGTAAGTAATTTTATCTTTTTATCTGTCATGGACAATGTTCCGTTCTGTGAAATTCACACTTGCGACAAGCAAGTCTGTTCTTTATGAAGTTTTTCTTCTCAATATTATAAACAGCTTTTTCTAAAAATTTAAGAGCGTTTTGAGTTTTTTTTGGGCCGCTAGTCACTCGGAAAATTTCAACTCTATCGCTTTTTGCTGTCCTTTTAAGTAATGCAAAATGAGTTTCTACTGTTTTTGGATCGACATTATGCTTCTTTGCCCAATAGTGTTTGTAGAATGTAAGCTGATATGTCATCATTGGGTCGGATTTCTTTCGAGCATCCCATCCCCATGAGCACGTTTTCCAATCAATGATGTGAACTTTGTCGTCTGGGGTCTTTATTACTAAATCGATGAACCCTTTAAACTTGTTTTTCTCTTTACAAGGGAAGTCTTCCATCATTTCCATCAGATCTTCCTCTGCTGCTAACACTTCGTAGTCTCCAAAGTGCTCTTTCATAGCCGGGAGCACCTCATCAAGGATCAAAGGGCCCTGATTTTGCATAGAATTGACTAATTTTGGGTCTTTATTGGCGTTTTCAGGTAGATTTTGCAGTATTTCTTTGAATTTTAGGGCAAAAAACGTCTTTTTATCGTCTAAACCCTCCGTCATCATCTTTTCACATGTGTCGTGGATAGCGTTACCAAAAGCAGTAAAAGCGTTGCCTTCAAAGCCTTTTACCTTGTCAATGTTCATTAATTTGTGATAAAAAGGGCAAAAATTCCAGTTTTTTGCTTCAGAAAAGCTAATGTGACCCATTATTACTCCATATCTGCTAAAGTTTCTATCCTATTATACAGTATGGGGCTCACAGATGCAAGTGTTTTTAGGTCTTTGTACAAAAAGAATGCCTCAAAACCTCTTGCGAAGTATTCTCTAACAGAGGTGGCTGAATAAGGTGAGTAAAATAGACCACTTGTATAAGAAGAAAGGAGGGGGTATCCTAAAACAGTATACAAATATTCATCAAACTCTTCATCGTACATTGGATTCTTAAAAAAAGAAAAATCCACCAATGGCTCATTGTATGCTTTGAGTAATTGAAACAACTTTTCTCTTTTACCTAAAAATTCATTCTCTACTCTGCCGTCTCCGTAGATATTATCATAGAATTTTTCTTCTACAGCATGTGCTATCTCATGTACAATATCGTCGGCCATGTCCACAGCATTATCTTGAACATTTATAACGTAAATTGCGCCATTTTCATATGCTGCGTTGGTTTCACGCTCTTCAAAATGAGAAAAGTCTCCAACATAGATTACATCCACATTGGAAACAAAGAAGGAAGGAAGTGAATTTTCTATAATTTTTATGACTTCTTCTAAAGAACTTTTTTGATCAGTAAAAATTAAATCATCTTTAATATAAATCGGTATTTGAGAACCGTATAAAGAGTAGTGATTAAAAGTTTTAGATTTTTTCAAACTTTCTTTTATGTAATCACTTTTGCTCATTTGATTGCTGCTCTTCTTCCCAAGCCTTTCTTCCGATATCAACATCTGTCAAAGCTTGGCGATAACCTCTCATAAAGTTTTCTTCTGCAACTGCTAAAACAAATTCAGGAAACTCATCTGCTAATTGATCTACAATCATTTCAACGGTAACACTATCATCTTCGGGAGACTTTTTTTCCCCAACATAGTTTACCAACATTTTCTTAAGATCATTTTCTGGGTGAACAACTTCGTCTAGCACTTCGTTAGTATCTTCGCTGTTTTCTTTAAATTCAATATCCATTTTTTCTCCATATTTGGTGGACCCCCTCGGACTCGAACCGAGGACCTAACCGTTATGAGCGGTGTGCTCTAACCAACTGAGCTAGAGGTCCTTAATATATAATAATATAATATAATGTTTAAATTTTGTCAAGAAAAAAATTACAAAATCTTTGCTGCTAGAGTAGCAACCTTTGATCGCTCACCTTTTTGGAGTGTAATATGACCTGAAATATCATAATTCTTAAATTTCTCAACTGCATAAGTTAGGCCATTTGAAGTTTCGTCAATATAAATGTTATCAATTTGTTCGATATCCCCGGTTAAAATTATTTTTGTTCCCTCGCCAACACGGGTCAGAATTGTTTTTAATTCGTGCCTTGTAAGGTTTTGTGCTTCATCTATAATAATAAAGGCATTCGTAATAGATCTGCCGCGAATATAAGTGATGGCCTCTATCTCTATAACTCCCTTTTCAAAATAATCCTGAACAACATATCTATCATTTCCCATTAAAAATTCTAGATTATCTTTAATTGGCATAAGCCATGGATCCATTTTCTCCTCTAGTGTTCCCGGCAAGAAACCAATATCTTTTCCTAGGGGCTGGACTGGTCTAGATACAATAAGTTTTTTATACTTTGATTCTTCTCCCAATACTTGCTCCAAACCTGCGGCGACCGCCAAAAGAGTTTTCCCAGATCCAGCTTGTCCAATTAGAGAAACAACCTCGACACCAGAGTCCATTAAAAGATCTAATGCAAATGTTTGTTCTTTATTTCTTGCAGAAATCCCCCAAACATCTTCATTTTTGTACAATTTTTTTAGTGGGCTATTGTAACCGAAAAATCTGGCCAATGCAGTTTTTTTATCATTAGAGTTTGAAACAAGCATCACATATTGATTTGGATTGAGACTTATTTCTTCCTCATATGCATATATTTCATCTCCAGAATAAAAAGAATCGATCACTTGCTCATCAACAAGGTACTGGGAAAATCCAGTAAATACTTCATCTTTGCTGTCAACCGTGTCATGTGCAATATAATCCTCACACAAAAGACCCAAAGCATCACACTTGACTCTCATGTTTATATCTTGCGATACAACAATTATTTTTTTTCTTTTATAATTTGATTTTTCAGTTAAAGCAGTAGCTATAATTTGATTGTCTGGAACTGTGAGATCAAAATCATGTGGCAGGTTTTCAGTATCGTAGTGTTTTACAAATAGCTTACCCTTGTCATCTCCTAAAGATACACCTTTTACTAAGCTTCCCTTCGTTCTATAAACATCTAGAATTCTTATAATATATCTAGCATTAAACCCAGCACCATCTTGTCTGGCTTTGTTTTTATCAATTTCATCTAAAACCTTAAGGGGTATAATGATATCATTATTATCAAAGTGCTTAAGGCAACTAGGGTCTGACAAAAAAACACAAGTATCTAGAACAAAAGTTTTTTTCACGGAGGCTCCTTATAACATAAATACAACTTTAAAAAATAAAAGTTTATTTTTCTAAACTAGTTAAAAATATGGCCAATAGAATTTATTACATATTATCATGTTTATTGCTTAGTATTTTAACTCTTTCTTGTGCATCTACAAATTTAAATTTTTCAAATGATGCTAGAGATACATTTGTAAAAATTAAACAAAATGTCAAAATAACTATTTGCAATCCAGAAAATAAAAAAGAATGTGTTAGCAAAAGTAGTGTTTCAAGTGGATCTGGAGCTGTTGTTTATTTGACAGATGAGGGTTCTTATGTGCTAACTGCTGGACATGTCTGCACATTTGATAGAGAGTTGCAAATAGCAGCAGAACTGAACGCTGATAGGATGGATGTTCAGATGAAAGCTATAAATTTTAAAATGGGAGAATATGTTGCAGATATTATTGCGGTTGACGAAACAATAGATGCATGTATACTGTTCGCTCATAATTTATACACAACAAAAGTAGCCAAATTGGCCCCTAAAATAAAAAAATTAGAAGTTGGAGAAAGAGTGTACAATGCGGCCGCTCCAGTTGGAATATTTTATGAAAATGTAGTTCCTTTGTTAGAAGGATTTTTTATGGGGAATAGGGATACTAGGGCTTATTATTCTATACCTGCAATGGGTGGCAGCTCTGGATCTCCTATATTTAATTCAGATGATGAAATAGTCGGTATGATTCATTCTGTTAATGTTTATTTCCCAGTTGTGTCTGTCTCTCCCCCCTTGGATGAATTAAGAGAATTTACAAAAAATAGTATAAAAAAGGGAGAGAGACTAAGGCTTAAGAACGAAACGGATCCAGAATCTTTTTGGGATTCTTTGAGATTATCTCCAATGAGCAAGCCAAGCAATTCTAGTCTTTAGTGTCGAGAGGGGGATTCGAACCCCCACACACGCTTTAGTGCGGCAGATTTTAAGTCTGCTGTGTCTACCAGTTCCACCACCCCGACATATTTTTTTATTATTATATTAAAATATATTTTATTTGTCAACAAAATTTAACATAAGAATAAACCTAGCCTTATAGTTATAACTAAGGACAAACAAATGGTATCAATAGGTCTTTTTAGTTATATTTTATTTTTACACTATCTTGGAGATTATATTCTCCAGCCATATAGTATGTCTGTTCAGAAATCAGAAAATAATATTATGTTGCTATATCATACAATAATATATTCCATTACAATTTATTTTGGGTTATTGTTTGTAGTTGAGGTATATGATGCAATGCTATTTTTTGCATTGACTTTTATTACTCATTTTGCAGTTGATTTTGCTACTAGTAGAGTTATTTCTGATAATTCTTCTGAGCTTAGATTGGACCCTGATGTATCAAAGCCTATACACAAAAGGCTTAAACTTTGGGGTCCAATCAGTTTGCTTGGATTTGACCAACTTCTTCATCAAGCCTGTCTCTTGATAACAGCTTACATAGTTTTTTAATCTTCTGCAAGTGTAGCTCTATGTATTTCTCTGTATCTATCTAATTTTTCTAACTCTGGTATTGCAGTTCTTTGAATTGTATCTTGAACAAGAATTAAATACTTCTCTTCTATCGAATCGCTATTTTCTCCTAAACTAAAAATAGGAACAATGTCTAATTCCGAACAAGTGTCTAGTTCTTTTTTTGGGATTGTTGTGTTTTTTGCTGTACCACCATTACCAAAGAAAGTTGGCCTAACCTTTTTAAGAGCATCGCAAACAGTGCCGTCTGAGTCATCAAATTCCACTACTTCGCTGACATATGGGACATCTTCTAGGGTTATTTTACGAACATCAAAATCAAAAAGTAAATAACCTTTATTTTTTATGACCCATTCGTCACTATTTAGGGCTACAACAACGTCACCGTATGAACTGGCATGTTTGAGTAATAATAAATGCCCGAGATGGAGAGGATTAAAAGCTCCGCTTATTAATATTTTTGGTTTTCTATCAAAGTTCATGGAGTGATAATATCATCAACGAGACCATACTTTAAACAAGTTTTTGCATCCCACCATAAATCTCTCTTTAGGATATCTTTAATTTTTGTTTTTGGAATTTTTGTATGCTCTTCATAAATCTTAATAATCCTTTTCATTAACATTTCATTGTTTTTCATATCATCTTTCATGTCTTCAAATTTTCCCCACATGCCTGATGATAATTGATGAATTAACATAAAAGCATGCTCATTGATATATCTTTCATTAGCGACGACACTCATGATTGTCGCAGCGGAAGCTGCACATCCATCTATGATCGAGACGACAGGTGCTGGACAGTTTCTAATATAATCAACAGATCCAAATCCTGCAAAAACAGACCCTCCATAAGAATTAATATGAAGATTTACTTTTGGAGTCTCGGACAAATGGTACAATTGCTGTATATTTTTAAGCTTGTGGCCAGTTGTATGCAAAAGTTTATTTAAAACTAAATTATCTTGCCTTGTTACGCCAGAATAAAAATAAATTTTATTATATTCTACAGATACTCTACTATCATCAGCTGATCCAGCAGACATTGTGGGCTCTCCTTTTTCAATATCTTTTAATTTTGTGTTCCAATATTCGTTCATGTTTACCTCTTTTATTTAGTACGCCAGAGAGGACTCGAACCTCTGACCCACGGCTTAGAAGGCCGTTGCTCTATCCTACTGAGCTACTGGCGCTTTATAATATAATATTCTTCTGGAGATGGTCTCCTGCCTTTCTCATATCAGTTTCTAATTTATGAAGATAAGCTGCTATTAATATAAATCTAGCAACAAAATCTATTTCAGTTTTTGATAGGATTGTACCAAAAATTCTACCTTCTTTGTTTTCATGATAATAAACAGTATTGAACATATACTGCTCTGTTTGAATTCCCACTCTCTCAGCTAAATCTTTATAAGATTGATGGCAAAATTTGCATTCATTCACCCAGACATTAGAATGCCTTCTTACTTGTGAATAATCTTGTGCTTGTGCAGCAAAAGGAAGGAAAAAAAGAATAGAAATAAATTTTACAATGTTCTTCATTAGAACATAATAACCTATTTTTATTTTAATTTCAAGAACTTTTTTAATTCTTCTATTCTTTTCTTTGGAGACTTTAATCCTCCAACAATTGTATAAGCAACCAACTTTTCTCTTTCAGGATCTTCATAGATTCCCCTGTGAATGATTGCTCCACCAGTTAAGGTAGCCAAAGTATCGAACCCATATTCAATATTATCCATGAGGCCGGGAACTGTTTCATATAGCTCTGTACCACCAACAATAATAGATGCGGCACCCTTTGCAGAGGTTAAATCAAAACCGCTAGCGAGGAGTGTTTTTTCTAAGTTATTACGGAGGCCCTGAGAAACTGAAGTTGGGCTTTCTGGATCTTTGATTGTTGTAGCGCCAAAAATCATGCAACCAGCTGTTTTCATAATACTTTCATAGTCCGCTGGATCAAACACTGTATAATCAGAGTTTTTTGTGCATAACAAATTAAAAATATGAAAAAGGCCGGCAACTGTATTGTTGAGCGTTGGCCAAAATTGCTTAACTGTTAGTTTAGAGTATAATTTTTTAATTTTATCATTATCGATAATTATTAAAGGAGCGAACTTTCCTTTTTCTGCTTGATCACAAAGTTCTGTCATCCTATTGTAAGAATTTTCAGCCACAATTGGGGATGCACATTCTCCTGTCGTTGGAAGAGAGGCAATAACTCCAACTCTTTCATTTGGATTTTCCACTCCAATATAAGTGAAATATCTTTTTGCGGTATCCAATAGAGACATGACACTACCGCCGCCTGTTCCACCGCCAACACCAACGCAAATTAAAATACGGTCGATGTTATCTCCAAAAATTTCTTTGAATTTATTAAATATTTCTTGGCTTCTGTCATCGAATGCTTCCTTTGAGACGGCATGATTCTTGCCGGCACCGGAAGCGCCTTCATAAACCAAATGGTGTTTGTGGTTTTCTGGAAGTCCTAAGTGTGTAAGATCAGATTTGGCCAAATTAAATGCAATTGTCTTTCTATATCCTAAATCAAAGAATGCTTTTGCCATTCTTCCGCCACCTTGACCGGATCCAACAATACCATAGCGAATGGCTCCTCCGCTTTCGTCTTCCACAAGATCCATCTTTGATTGTTCAATCTCTTCAACATCAATATCTTCAATATCTAAAGTAGGCAAATTTAAATCATTCATAGTAATCTCCTAATGATAATATAGTACAATAAATAGTTTGAAATTTTAAAATAATTATTTTGAATGCTTATCTGCAATTGAAGCAGCAGCGAAAGCGTAAGGCTTTATTCTACATTCGTAACCAGAGCCTTTAACATAGCCAACCAACATGTTGGCGAGATGACTAGTTCCTTCGTTATTTTCTTGAGGACTTATATCTAGATGAAGTTCTAATTTTGCAGAGGGTATCAATTCTATAATGTTATTTGCTAAAATTATGGTATTTTCTGCTTCTTTTATCATTCTAATGCTTAATTCTGGAAATTTCTTCTTATTTAGTCTAGTTTTTGTATAGAAATATCTACCACCTTGTTGATTATCTGCTCCATATAAACAGATAGCAGTAGAAAATATACATTTATTTTTTATAAAAAAAGAATCAGTACCAATATAAACAGTACCATTATACTTGCAGTGTATTTTAATCTGTTCTATAATATCATTAAATTGTATGATATCTTTAGAACCAGTATTCCAAGTAGTTTTTAACATGCTAATAATAACTAGTAATTAGTTGTTTTGAGGGTAACACAGTAATTTTCCAAAGTCAAATAAAAAATGAAAAAACAATCAAAAAATAAAAAAAGTTACAGCATTATTAGAAAGTTACGCAACGAAGGAAAACTACCAGAAGAAGCTGAAATATTTCTCTCTAACATATCATTAGAAGATTTGATCGGTTTAAAATTAGAATTGGCCAGTAAACCAATCGGAGGAAAGCTGTTTGGAATTCCAATTTGGAAATCAATACCATTTATTGTTAGAGATGCTCTTCTAAAAACTGCTATTTCAGTTTGCAAAACAAAAATAGAAGCTGCTAATTTCTTAGGAATGGATGTCGATAAATTAGACAAACTCCTCAGAAAGTATAATACAAAAGATTTTTTTGAAAAAAACGATTGACATATTATCATAAACCTGTATAGTTATGATTAGGAAGTTGAAAGGCGTTACTTATAACAATAATAGAGGTTAACCTTCCAAGCCCTTAACGAAGGGGATAAATATTGAAGAAGGGATAGCACGACGGCTCTGCGAGTATCCGTTCGCTTTTTAACAATGCCCCCTCGTTGGCTTAGGATGGCGAGGGGGCAAAGTTCTTTGAAATATGGGGGTGTACAGGTTTCGACTGGGTAGTGAAACTAATGTGTGCAAGGCAGAGGGCAGCGAAGGTCTCTGTAAAAACGCTGAAATTAATAAGTGCAAATACTGACACTTACTCTGAATACGCACTAGCTGCGTAATCGGGGGTAGCCATACCTTCTTAACCAAAATGGCATATGGTTTCTTATTTCCTAAAAATGAGTGGTGCGAAAGAAGGCTTGTGGAAAATAAATTGTCTGTGTTGTTTTCCAGTATTTTACAGACTAACCTTGTGAACGACTCATTAGCAGAGTTATTTAGGACGGGGGTTCGATTCCCCCCACCTCCACCAACTTTTTATATTTTATCAACTATTTACATTCATGAGCAATATACACAAAAATTGGAAAGAATTTATTATAAATGAGGCTGGTTTAAATAAAATTAGGCAAGATATGTCTGATTATGATACAGCCTTTATTACAGCATTTCGTGGCGATATAAATGACAAAACTATGTGCGTTTATACACCTCCTTCAGAAGAAGAACTATCCGAAAGAGATAAAATGGGAAAAAGAGGCAAGAGCAACAAAAGAAACAATAAAGAACTCTCAGCTTTTCTTCTTAGTCAAGGATACGGTATCAAGAATGTTCAAGGTTCTTATATTGAGAATTTTGGATCTATTGACCCAGAAAAGATCCCCAGAGAAGTTAAAGAAGCAAGTTTCTTTGTTACTAACTTAAAAAATGACCCTGAATTTGCGGAACAAATAATAAATCTTGGAAAAAGATTTTGTCAGGATTCGGTCATTGTTGTTCCAAAGGGAGAAGAAGGATACATTTATGGAACAAACAAAAGTAAATACCCCGGACTAGACCAAAAAGAAACTGTTGGTAAATTTATGGGCGGCGAAACTGGAGAATTTATGTCTCGTATAGGTGGCCGGCCCTTTGTTATGAAGGAAGATGAAGAAACGCAGACATATGAGGATTTTCCCGGAAAACAGAGGCAAGCCATAAAAATTATGGCCAATAGAACAGATAGAGAAATAAACGAAATGCACATGGTGTATAATATAAGTGAAGCAGATTTATCAGCCTATGATAATAGCGGAAAGACCACTCTATATCATTACGCACCAGTTGATTCTGAAGATATAAAAGTTGATCCTAGTATGTTTGGAAAGCAATCTTATTCTAGAAGAGAAAAAGAAAGGTCCACATATCCTAGATCTTTCTTTTATGTAAATTTAGATCAAGCCGAGAGTCAAGTAAAACAGGGCAGTACTCTATATTCCCTTAACATTCCAACCAATAAGTTGTATAGTATAAAAAGTGATCCAGATGGGCTGGTAAAATCTATAAGGCATCCCACGTATGGTTTTAGAAATGATATCGAATGGACTGAACTTTTTGAAACAATACATGAAAATTACCTTGGCGCTTATTATTCTACCCCCTCTATGGACCTTGTGGTTCTGTTTGAGCCAATTACAGCGAGCAAGATGGAGAAAGAATGAAAACAGGTGACATAGTATTTCAGAATTACTCTGGGATACACAGATACGGAAAAGTTATCGAAAAAAAAGAAAATCTAAAAGGTGATGGCTGGGCTTGGTTTTCTATTAATTGGGTTAATGATGAAAAATATATTGATGCTCAAAAATGGAAAGCGAGACTAAGAGGTTTGAATGATAACGCATACCTTCCAAAGTATTATCGCGCAGACGATATCCAACTAATAGACCTTAACAAAACACTAAGAACTCTAATAAATTTAAAAGAAGCGTCATGAAACAATATACACTTAGAAGCGGAGACAAAGGCCAAGAAGTTAAGAAATTACAGTTGGCCATCGGAAACCTATTAGCAGATGGTGATTTTGGCCCCGCTACCGAAAATGCTGTAAAAAACTATCAATCAAGCCACAACTTAGTTGCTGATGGAATTGCAGGAGTTAAAACTTTAACTTCATTAGAAATTCCAGTGGAAATAGGAGTAGATCTTAGCCGCCACAATGGCGATGTTGACTTCGAGACCATGGCAAGAGCAGGCGTAAAATACGCTTGGATTAAGTGCTCAGAGGGTACAACGCACGTAAATCCGGGTTACGAATTAAAGTTTAGACAAGCTAGAGAAGCCGGCATACAGGTCGGTGGATATCATTTTTCTAGACCAGATACATATCCTAGTTTACAGGATGCTATTGATGAATCCCTCAACTTCCTAGGCGCTCTTTCAAAAGTTGGCTTTTATAAAGGAGACTTACTGCCTGTTTTAGACGTTGAAGATGGATTAAAGACTGATGATAAGTATAATGTTGAATGGACGCTAAAATGGCTTGCATCTGTTGAAAAATCTTTAGGTGTTCGACCTGTAATATATACTGGAAAATGGGCCTACGATCTTTATTTAAGAAATGGAGACCCTGACCATCTACAAGAATTGAAGACTTATCCTCTTTGGGTAGCATCTTACAATGATGGAATAGAACCAGAAAGAATGGTTAGCCTTTGGGATGAATGGGATGTGTGGCAGTGGACAGGAGAAGGTCAAGTTCCCGGTGTTAAAGGAAAATGTGATATAAACTGGGCTGCTGGAGGTGTTTTGCCAACGCTGACTTATAAAAGAGAAATTAATATATGCGGCTAACATCTAAGAGAATAAGCAAACAAGATATAGACGAAGTTAAAGATTGGTCAGAGGATCACGCTCTTTATTGTTCTAAAATATGGGGAGTTGATTTTAATTTTGAGAAATATGATTCAGAGGTCCAAACTTTTTATATAAGAGACTTGCAGATAAAAGGTAGAGAAGAGTTACAATTTCGTCACTTATTTGAGCTAGAAGAGAAGATTCAAGCTAAGTTTGGCAAGAGATACAGAGTCGGCATAATATACGAGAATGCGCCACTAGAATAGAAATGTGGGATACTATAAGTCTGCGATGTCTGCTAAGTCTGTATCATCAGCTTCAGGAGGAGTTGTCTCGCCAGAAGGAATTCCGCCCGGAGCCTCAACAGATGGCTGGATTTCGTCTTCAAACTTCTTGAAATAAAGATCCAAGTTCATAAGTAGTCCATCATAAAATGCTTTAATATCTGATGAATTGTGCAAAGTCTTATAGGCTTCAACGATTTGAGTTTCAACTTTGTTAAACGTTTCATATGCCTTATCACGTCCAGTTAAATCTTCGCCCTCAATACCAAAGTCCTCTTTTCCTAATTCATCTTTATCTTTTCTTACATCTTTCATATCTTCCGGACTGTCAGAACCTATATCTATATCTATATCTTCGCTCATTTGATCTGAGTTGTCCAAGGCCCTAAGAGGTGCTAATGTATTCTCAACGGCTTTTAGCATGTGTGCAGAGAAAGAATCTCTTTGTTCTTTTGAAGATGCCAATTCCTTATATCCCGTTTCTATTGTTTTGAGGATATTGTCAAATAATGTATTAAGAGTATTGAGACCAGTGTTGTCATAAGGAGAATCCTCAGTATCCCCAATTTCATCTTCCATAATAAGATTTCTTACGATTTTACGAAGTCTCATTTCTTCAGCTAAATATTGATCAGACTCTTTTTGTCTTCTAGATTCTACAATTTTTATAGCTTTGCGAACAAGCTTGCGAAGTCTGAGTTCTTCAACTATCTCTTCTCTATCAATATACATTTATTAGTTCTCCTTAATAACCTAAATAGTGTTGATTATTTGCTTTTGTTCATCCTTTGTGTTTTTCTTTTGGATGCCTCTTTTCTTGTCTTGGCATAATCATACGCTTTTTTTAGGCGAGATTTAACCTTTGGGTCTTTTGCATTGTTGTAGGCAGCTCTTGACCTTTGGTGAATAAGATTAATAATTTGTGACTGTCTTTTGTGAGACTTGGATTTAAAACTAGCTTTTGAAAGAGTATCTTTTATATCTTGAACGGTGCTAAATTTCACAGATACAGTATCGGATGGATCTTCATCTGTGTATAATCTTCTACCGGATCCCTTTGGTTTTTTGCCAGTTCCCTTTTTTGGTTCCTTGGCCTCATCTTGATGCATATGGGGCTCCATATAAGGTTTTCCGGACTTTTTATTCTTCTTTCTTTTCTTTGGCTTTGCCCCTAACGGCAATGAATAACCAGCTACAGAACCTCCAGCCATTGATGAAATCTCCCCTAATTCAATTTCGGTAGGCTCTAAAATGTCTGGATTTACAACAAAAATCTTTTCAAACCCTTGTTTATAATCAGGAATGTCCCAAACTATATCAATATTCCTGTATGTAAAATCGTCCCACCTATCTCTTAGATAACCTAGAGTGTCTAAATTGTAAGGTAACATGCGTTTCATTTCTTCATCAGCGCCAAGATCAAACCACTTAGCTTGGGGTTTAATGTTAAAAGCATGAACATGCTTGCCCATCATTTCTGCTGTTTCTCTGCTTGGCACAAGATACATTGGCTTGAGATCTCCCAATTCTGATTCATCAGATGAAAAATACCAAGTCTCATCTTTTATCCCTTCAGATATCCTGTGTTCTTCTTCTAGTGCTCCCCCAAATCCGGGAGGAGCAGATTTAGATCTTGCCTTGGGGGGGTTTTTGTCAAAAGGTGCACCACCCTTCTTTCTTTCTCCCTTTGTAGACATTCTTTTTTTTGCATGATCTTTTGCATAAAACTTTTGAACAGGCTCCATTTCATTCAGAACCTCTTCAATTAGCCGAAAAAACAAAGGGAGGGCGACGTGTTCATTGGTTTCTTCAACCTCGCCCTGAACATTTAAAATGTCTAACACGTTTTCTGGATTTATTCCGCTAGGTAGAAATTTTCTTATTTCACCACTCTCAAGAGCTGCTCTAAAATCAGTAGCACTTAATTCTTCGCCAACTGGGTCGAATGCAAATTTCATTGGATCTAAAACTGTTACGTCATCTTTTGCATATTTTTGAACGTTTTTTGCGAATCTGCTTTGATCACCGCCCTTGGTGCTCGTCCCTAAAATAACTAACTCTCCGGGTTTGGCATCTTCGCCAACATATTCATATGCAGATCTAACTGGAGAAGGGTGAGGAGAAGGAATAACATCCACGTTATTTAAATTAGCTACATCAAAATAGTGATTCCAAAGATCTAACGAATTTTCCTGTGTAATTTCTGTTCCTTTGGGAGTTTTTCGGGGATTTGGTGACACCATTACGACAACTCGGTCTGATTTGTCAGAATAATGTTTAACCATATCTAAATGGCCTCTATGCGGAGGCTTAAATGCTCCGGGTATAATGGCCACAGTCTCAGTTCTTTCCATTGCTTCGTCAACTCTTGGTATTTTCACACCTCCTCGACCAAACCTGAACAGGCCCAAAATTTGATTAATCGGAGCAAAGTTTCCTGTAAATTTATATAACTGGCCATCATATTCAAAAACAAAGCCCTCTGCGACAGATGTAATGTTGTCTAAATGCTTTATTTTTCGCAACTGTTTGGCCAAAATTTCATGTGCCATCTCTTGGCCCGGCCCTTGGTATGCCTGAATTGATTTAATGGCTGTTTCCACTTCTTTTTTAAGGCGATCAAGTTCTTTAGCATTGTCAAGAACATAAGCACTTTCCATACCTTCCAACATCGCGACGGCAAAGTCATGAATTGCATCTTCAATAGGCCAGATTAGTTTAGAGATAGTCTTGTTACCGCTTTGAACATATTTTTTAACTTGTTCTCTCATTTGCTGGTCTTTGCCGAGACTGCGGTAAATTTGCGTAAGAGTTGGAGCGCCTTCCAACTTTAAAGTTCGAGCAACAATTTTATCTTTTACATCATCGCCCAAGGAAGGAAACTTTTCATTTATATCTTCAAGAAGATTATCTGTTAGAAATTCTTCAACAGTTATGTCTCCCTCAAGACCAACTTTCTTAATTCTTTCTAAAGCTATTTTTAAATCACTTTTATTATCTATTTTTTGAAGATTAACAAATGCAGTTCTTTGAACATCAAACTTCTTTCCTTGATTTGCTTGCTCAAATCGATCAATAACACTATCTAAAGCTTTTGATTGTTGTTCAGTGTTGGCATTCACAACCTTATCTGTTTCTGAGTCGTATTTTTTATGGCCGGCCCCATGAATTGTGATTATGTCTGCATCGTAATTTACTACATTCGATGCTCCCGGTCCCATAATTTCAGAATTGTAAAATATTTCTCCATCAGGACCAAATATGGACTCTTTTTCTTCGGGTGACAGTGTTGCAACAGCATTCTCAAAAGCTGTAAATGCATCTACATACACTTTTTTGACTCTTTCGCCGCCTTGAAATTCTCTCATTGCAAGATCAACAGCGTTCATGCCGCCTTTCTGCATGTCGCCTTTATTTCTGGCAGCGCGAGCTTCACCGTTTTTAACGCCCAAATAAACATTAAACCCGTCAGTCTTTTCAGTCCCAACGAGTTCTCCTCTACTTGCAGCCGTCAAAATTTCTGCTATTTTATTGAAAGTTAAGCTTCTGTTATCATATATGTGAGCTAGATGACCAGCTACTCCACCTTCAGCTATCAGTTTTACCATTATCTAAATCCTCTTTTATTTCTTCAAGGACATTAACTCTCTCTTCAAGAACATTAATTTGCTCATTCATTTTCTTGGCCATTTTTTTAATTTCTTTAAGCTGTTGTTTTGCCATTGATAAGCGTCTGCTTTCAACTTGCGTTCTAGGCCTCATATTATCAATAACCTCAGAAAGTGCTTGAATATAAGTTAGTATATTAGCGTCAGGAATCTGACCCTCGTGAAGTAAGAAATTTTTTGTCATTCTATAATAATCTGTAGACATATTTCATAATCCTAATTATTTGTTGTTTTCCCCTTCTTTACAACGTAAGCCTGCGAACTGCCTCTTATTAAAAATGGTATGATACCATTCATTCCAACACTGAAAGGGACTTGATCAACACCATCTTTCTGATAGTTAGAAGATGCATTTTCAAATTGATTAATTGTAAAATCAGAACCTATGTCAGGTTTAGGCTCATTGCTAAACGGTCCAAAAGCCATAATTATTTATCCTTTTTTGCAGCTTTCTTTGCCTTCTTTGGCTCTGCCTTCTTTGGCTCTGCTTTCTTTACTTCCTCGACAACTGGCTCATCGAGCAAGGGGGCTACTTTTTCTACAACCTCTTCCACAATTTCTTGAACGACAGCTTTTGCTCGCGCTGCTGCTGCTCTAAGTTTTTTCTTTAATCTTCTTCTTCTTGGGCTTGGCATTTTATTGCTCTCCTTTTTTTGTCCATTTGGACACTAGTTTATTATAAAGACTTGTATTATACCAAGCCTTGTTGGTTTCTTTAACTTCTTTTTGTTGCCTTGGTGTTTCTGTTACGATTTGCTTAGACTCTTCTAGCTTGCCGGCAAGCTTCGCTCCAAGTTCTTTAGCATCGTCATGCTCTTTGTCTTGGCTCTTGGCGTATTTAGGCTTATCTTTTCCTGAGCCATGTTTTTCTTCCTTAACCTCTTTTTCTTTTTTATCCTTGGCCGCCTTTTTCATCGGCTCTTTTTTATCACCATCTTTATCTAAATCAAGAAAATCAGGCTTGGCTGCTTTTTCGGCCATAACTTGCTTAAAAGTTTCCGCCACCACTTTCTTTAACTCTTCTTTTGCTATTTGATAATGCTCGTTCATTTGGTTTTCTCCTTTAAACTTTAACTGATCTTCATAATCTCTTACATTTAAATTACCTTGTAAATAGGCTTCTTCTTCAATTTCTCTGCCTTTTCCATCTTTTGCATAATGTCCATCGGTAGTCATATCATCTAAATCACCTCGACAATTTTGTGCGTGGTGAACCAATTCGTGTGAAAAAGAACGCAAAACATCTTTTGGATGCCTGTTCGTAACATATAAAACTATTAGATTTTGTTCTGGATCATAGTATGCTGTTTTTCCCAAAGGATTTTCAGCATTCTCAGCATCTTTACGCATAATAACACGCACTGGGTGATCAAAACCCAAAGCGTTTTTTGCGTGTGGATAGAACTTTTGAACTAGATCTTTAATGTTTTGAGTATTTTCCATCACTTAATAAATAGTGATGAAAAAGTTTAAATTCTATCTTTATTTCCGGAAAAGTAGACGTTGGTGACTGGCGAAGAAAGTGAGATGTGGGAGGTGAGATATCTTTTCACTTGGTCTTCTTCTTCAAACTTTATAAGTTGATTGCCATTGTAGAATTTCCATTGGCCGACTTCCCTTAAAACATCCATCTTATTAAAAACAAGATCTGTTACACCATTCATGCGAACTGCTTTTAAGAGATTATCAAGATCCATCCAATTACATTGTCTTTTTCTGCCAGTTGTAGCGCCAAATTCTTCTCCGATTAGTTGCAGAGCATTAAAGACATCACCGTCTGGTTGGAAACGCTTTGCACCGACATAAGTCTCATAAATCTTAGCAACTCCCCACACTTTGCGAATAGCCTGTGGGGGTACTCCGTTTAAAAGAGCGGCAGCAGTTGTGCAATGAGAAGAGGTTACATAAGGATAATCTCCATGATCAATATCCAATCCAAAGCCCTGAGCGCCTTCAAAAAGAATTTCTACATTTGGTTTTGAATATAATTCCTCATACATATCAACAAGATAAGGCTTTAAGCAAGGCATGTCTTCTGCTCTAAATCCGCTTCTATTGTATTTATCGCGATAGGCCGGCCCATTTCCGCGTTTAGTGGTGCCAATTTTTGAGTCTTTACCATCTTCTTCTTTATGCGATTTAGTAATTACATGGGCATTTTTTGCAATCGAAACTAAAGTAGATGCTGGAATACCTGCGTCTTCTAGTTCTTCTATTTCTTTAAAGAATTGATCTGGGTCTACAACACAGCCCGGTCCAATAATTGATTCAATTCCATAGAAAACTCCGGCCGGGATGTGGTGAGTTACAAATTTTTTACCTTCGTGATAGATGGTATGGCCGGCATTGCAACCTCCATTAAATCTAATGACATGTGTGTAATTTCCCTTTGAACATAGGTGGTGGGTAATCTTACCCTTGGCTTCGTCTCCGTGCTGAAGACCAAGGACAACATCTGCGATCATAGTTCCTCTCTTTGTTTGGGTTTGTGATATGACTATACCACATTGAGTATATAAAGTAAAGATTATTCACAAGCATTATCATCAATAATTTGCATTAAGTTTTCATATAATTGAGCAGGATTACTCACAAGCTCAAACCATTGTCCACCATATATGGTTAGCGGCTCAAATCCAGCTGGTGCACCCATGAAGTTAGCAGGCCCTTTGTGTGCCTGCAATGTAAAAGTATACACATTTAAATCAACACAGCTTGAGATAAGTTGTTGCAAGTCTAATTGAGATATACCTTCGTGATATAGAGAGGATAAAACGTTTAATTGTTCAAGCATTGAAAGATAGCTTTGTCCAGCCTCATCTGTAAAGACAATTACAACATGTTGAGCATCCTCTCTCCAGTTAATTTCAAAATTTTGAGGAGCAGGATCAGAATAAACATTATATATTGTCCCAAAGTTTTCTAAAAAGCTAAGGTCTGATATGGGCCATGGCAAAGCAGAAGGAGGTGCAAGATTCCATAAAGAGAGATAAATTATGTCATATATCGGCTCAAGACTAACATTCCAATCAATAGTGATGCCGGATAAAGAGCTTATGAAATCGCTAAATGGAGATAAATTAGATAATATTTTTACTACTTGATTATACCCCCAGCCCTGTTCCTTTGGTTCAACAAATGGTCCCATTATCAAGCCCCACTGTATCACCTCTTCATCTTTGTAAAATGTAGCGAACTGATTCATGGCCACAAGAACAGCATCAATTTCATCTTGCATGGAGGCTGAAGCGTCAATAATAAAAAGAATATCTGTGTCTTTTAGTTCTTTTCCATCATCTACAATACCATCACAATTATCGTCTTCTCCATTACATTCATCTGTTTCATTGGGAATAATCTCTCCCATACAATAGTCATTTATAAAAGTATTCCCATCTTCATAGTAATTTCCCCAAGATCCTTTTTCGCATGTCATTTGGCCGGGCACACAAACGCCAACATACAAGGTTTCAGGATCTCCCGTATAACAACCTTTGAAAAGATCTTCATCTATGGACTGGTTACAGTTGTCATCATGATTATTGCAAATTTCATCTACAATAAGACCTTTGAATTTATCGCAATTTTCTGGAACTGGATTTTGATAGGAGCACATAGCAAAGCATTCTGTCATAAAAATTTGTTCACAGTCCTCATCAAAACACTCACAAGTTTTATATCCCTGACCGCAAATCAGGGGGGATTCATAACAGGGGAATAGTGCACCTACCATTTGCTCTGTGCAGAGACACTCCAAGTCCTCATCTACACTTCCATCGCAATCATCATCTAGTCCATTACAGATCTCCATAAATGGAACCTGCGCTGTGCATCCAATCCAAGACCCCGCAGCGCAAAATTCAACTCCAGTTTCACAATCTGTTTCACAAAGCTGTTCTAGCTCTTCGTCCGTTTTTCCATCACAATCATTATCAAAGCCATCGCAGACTTCCTCCGGCACATCCCCGCAGGTTCCACAAGCATTAGTCTGGCCTTCATCAATTAAGCCATCGCAATCATTATCTTTGTAATCGCAAATTTCTTCTTGAGGCTCCTCCCCAAAACAAATTTCTTCCCCATCGACACATACTAATTCACCAGCACCACACTCATTTTCGCACTCTTGTATTGGTAAATTATCTATTTCTCCGTCGCAATCATCATCTTTCCCATTGCACACTTCTGGCTCACATATTATGCAATCTGTATACTTCCATACACCTTTGTCACACCACTTTTCTTGAGACCCGTATGCATTACCCCCTGTTTCAACAGGAACTGAACACATAACCACCTCTGCTTCTGTTATAGAAGGGTCACATTCGAATTTTTGTTCGCAAGGGCCTTTATAAACAACCTCTTCAGGATTTTTACAAGTATCTGTTATTAATTGAAATTCCCATATTTCATTCAAAAATAAGGAAGGAGGGCAGAAAAAATACTCTATTTTGTAGCAATCTTGTTGATATTGTTTTTCTAATTGAAAAAGAGTATTAATATTGTCCTTTTCTAATTCACGAGGAGAATATTCTTGATTGGTTACAATATCATTATCTAAATCATATTTTGGCTCTTCTTCAATTTCTAAATGACCGGGCCAAGGATATGGATTTTCATATATATCCGAGCATCCCATGAAATTTACCATTACAATAATGGCCATAATGATGAAGAATATTGCTGTTATGAAATGTTTAACCATAATATAAATATATGGAAAAATTTTATTTAGGAAAGTTTTTCTGGGCGGCTTTGAATATCTTGAATATCAATGCCTTGAATATCTCGAATACCGGGTACCAATGTTTTCTTTAGATAAGTTATTGGATTGGAGTTTTTACCGACTAGCTCAAACTTTATTTCATACATAACAAAGTTAAATGTATCGGTTTTTCTGGCATAATCTGAAAGGTGTATTACAGTTGTAACCCCAGCTATGCCTCTTATTTCATTTAAAATTTGTGTCGTTTCACCAGCTCTTGAATTGTTGGTTCTTAATTTTACAGAAGTTTTATAAATACTTTGTACGTTATCTTGTTCGGATAAAACAAGTTGATTTTCAACCATTTCTACGAGTTTGTCTAAGCCAATGTTCATTTACCACTTCCTGCAAGACCAATACCTTGCCTTTGTTTTGGGACCCGGATTATCACAGTTGTGCCTAGCCCTGAATGATTTGCGTCTTGCTGGGTTTGATTTTTTGATTCTCATATTTGGGTCACCAAAATTAACTTTCTTAACATTGCCTGTTTTTGGGTCTTTTACAAAAACTTTAAACTTTTTTACGTCACCACGCATTGGCTTGTTAAGTTTCACTTTTCTGCCTCTATATTCTGCCTCAACAACAACATCGTCCCAAAACTCAAGCACAAAGTCAACAACATTGCCATCATCATAAGTTGCATCACTAGGATGAATATAATTGTATTCAATTTCTTCTATTTGTTCTTTTTTTTGTAGATTGGAGCCTCTGCGTTTGTAGCCTTTGCATTGCGCTGGGGTAGGTCTACATCTGGGATACTTCGATCTCTTTTCTCCTTTTTGTCTTCCGCAGGATTTACATTTCTTTTTTCCGGTTTTTTTGTCTTTTCGGCAAGTATTGCAATCAACCCATCCTCCTTTTTTACCGGGGGCTCCTTGACGCTTAAACCATTTCCTTAAGCTCTCATCCTCCTCTAAGGCCTCCATCTGTTCATTTTCTGTGTTTTCATCCAGATTATCATCCGTTTCTTTGAGACCTTTCCAGATCTTTCCAGCCCTGCAACGGACAACAGCGCCGGAAGCATAAGCCGAAGGCCAAGCATCATACTTGCGCTTTGCAATACGAGTGCAACGGTCATCCTTCTCCTGTAATGAATCTACTTTTTGCCTAAGCCTTTCAACCAATCCTTTGATCATTTTTTGTTGTCCTTGTCATCTAGATAAGCTGCTATTGCCATTTTTTGTTTCTTTTTATCGCTCTTTCCCTTGAATTGAGGAGCTTTTGATTTACGAAAATCATCAACATAGGCACCTGCACCCATGCTAGGTTTTAGTTTTTCTTCCATTTCCTGCGATGGGACAAGAAGATAGTCTCTCATTTTATTTAACATTGAGGCAGATACAGCCATCTTGTTCGTCCACCAAGTTGGAAGATGGCCATCCATTTGCTCTAAAGCTTGAAGCATTTGGCCGGCATCTTCAATAATTGTCTTCATTGCTCGAACAGCAGAGGGAATATCTGTATGACCATCTTCGTTTAATTCAACTTCTGATTTCATAGCATCCTCTATCGCATCAGATACCATAGACATGATCACCTTTACAGCCTCTTCATGCATATCTTTAGGATCTTTAGATACTGGCTCATCTGTATCAGCATACACTTGATCTTGCTTAACTGGGATCATCATCTCTTTATATGCCGCCTGAACAGCAGAATCAATGTTTTCCATTGTTTCCACATCAATACCTTCGTTTAGTTGCGAAGCTTTATAAGAATTAATTTCTTCTTGGATAATCTGTTGTAATCTTTGCTTTGTAATTTTCATTCTGATTCGCTTTCCTTTAAAGCTTTATGAAGCGCTTGAATAACTCCACCATCTAAATGAGGATACTTACCCTCTAGAGCATCTTCGGCGGCCTCTTTCAACATTTCAGCTAACTTTCTTCTAACTTGCCCTTTAAGAAGCTTTCCATAGCCGGGAACCATAATAATATCATCATCGAGTTCCTCTTTAATTATTTCTTTTAATCTTTGTTTTGTAATTTTCACTTATCTTTGACCTTTTTTTCTTTTTTTAAGTTCTCTGTCTGTTCCTCCAAAGTCTGAAGGACTTGGATTGTCAAAGTTTACTTTTCCTGTTGATAGAGCTTTGTTGACTGTATCTTGCGACACACCAGAATCTCCAGCTTGAGGCATAACCTTTTCTCTTGAGAATTTACCTTTTGCTCTTTTGATAACAGGAAGGTTACCTGCAATGTATTTTGCTGCTAATGTTTTGTCTGGCTTTTCTATTTTACCAGCTTGAGCAAGAAGTTGCAAAACTTCATCGCTTACGTTTTTCATTACAAATTGTGCAACCTGTTCTGGGCTAGCTCCCATGAGGTTTTCTCCCTCGAATGGCTTAGTAACAACTTTATCGGCAGTTGCAGCGATTGCAAACTGCATAGCCTTTAAGGCTTCTTCTTCATTTTCTAAGCCCGGGCCTTGTATATTATCTACTTTTACCTTTCCAGTCGGATTGACCATCATTATTTGAGACCACCTGTGGTGACCATCCAAAACATACTTTCCATTATAAACAAGAATTGGCACTGGGCCTGATTTTGAACTCATTACAATCGGAGACCCATTCAGTCCCAAGGCTGTTTTTGTAGCATCATACTTATTTTGAACTTGATCTGCTAGGCTATTTCCAAATCCAATTTCAGCTTGTGTAGCGATCAAATCAGATGCCTGAACCTCTCCTGAAGCCACGGATATCTTTTCGTCTTGAGGGCTTCCATCTGTTTGGCCAGCGGCTGCAACCTTGTCAAAGACAGGATCGTTAGCATATTTTTTAAGAATAGCTACGTAAGTTTCTATGGGAGTTGATTCGTCTGCCAATGCGCGGAATACACCTTTATCAGCCTTTTCGTTTAAAACATCTGCGCTAAATTTTCTCCAAGATTCCATCAATTCTTTCATTTTATTTTTTTTCCTTTCTTTTTGGATCATCGTCTCTTTTTGGAGTGTGACCATGTTCTTTTACGACAATCTGCTCAATATCAGATTCGGTTAAGTTGCGAATAACAGTATCGCCAAATTTCATATCATAAACGCCAATCTCGCCGCTTTCGTTAAGAGAATGCCAAAGAACAGTTCCAATAGCATCTTCTTCGTTGATGCCATATCTTTCTTGTAAAGCTGAACTCAGCTTTCCTTCCTTCATTCACTTGTGCTTGAGAGTGTCAAGTTCTTTTTCAAGTTTTTTCTTTCTAGCCTTTTCTGTTTTTGTAAGCTCTTCTGCTATTAAAGACTTAAGATCTCTTCTTGTGATTTTACCTTCTTCCATACGAGTCATATAGTTGTAGTTATCGCCTTCACCAGACTGCCATTTATCAAAACCAGACTTCCTAGATGAGCCACGCTCTCCGCTATTCGCATGATCCCTAGCTTGTTGAGCCCTTCTACTTCTTCGGGCCCGTCTTTCATAGTCTGCTTCTCTTTCTGCTCGCTCCCTTGCTTCTCTCTCAGCCTTTTCAGCAGCTTCTTTGGCTTCTCTAGCTCCCATTTGTTCCGCATAATCAGCTACATTTTCTAGTTCACTTCTGTACATCCTTACCGTGCTGTCGGTAGCGCTCTGCTGATCTTTTGTTAAATCTTCATCAGCCAATGCGTCCATATATTCATTATAGTTCGCTTCCATTGCTTTGATTGCTGCTTCTAGCTCTGCGCCTGTTTTCATGTCAAATTGTGCTCTATACAACCTAGTATTTTCTTTCTCAAATTTATCTGTAAGAGGTTTCCACTTTTTGCTTCCAAAACCCAGCTTCGCTTTCAGCTTACCAAATAAGCCCTCGTTCTGCGAGTTTTCCAACTCTTCTTTAATTATTTCTTTCAATCTTTGTTTTGTGATTTTCATCTTAATGTCTCCTGTAACATTATAATTATTAACTCGTTTTAGTTTAAGCCCTTAAACTTTAAATTGTTTCCAAGCATATTTTTCTCTGTATTCTAAATAGTGTGGATCTGCCTCAAATGAGTACGCTTCTCTTTCAAACCTGATTGATCTATAGGCGTCATCATAGTTTTTATATTTTATAAATCCATGAACAAAATCCCATAGATAAAGAAAAAGAAATCCAACGACAAACAATTCAGCGTATTGAACAATGTGAATTGACTCGTGATTTATTAATCTAGCATCCCCTTCGCCTCTAATAAAAATAAATGGAAATAGAGTTATACCTCCCACCTCCATAAACCAACTTAACATTTTTGGTATTCTACTGTTTTTTACAATAATTGGTTTCATTTAACAAATCCTCTTCCCTTTTAAAAGTTGTTGTAACATGTTGCTCTTGCTAAAAAATATAAATGACGTTGCGATCTTATCTTCATCAATTCCTAGTCTTTCGGACCAAGTTTTAGAAGACTTATTTAAGCATAGGGCGACGGGCTTAGTGATTAAATCACCTCCTTGGCTGCCTAACAAATGGTTCCAGAGATGGTATTCAAACTCAGTGACTCTGAAACGGTCGGCTATAAGCCCATCATTGTTTTTAGAGGCCCACTCAATAGCTATTTTTAACAATAGGGGGCCCCACTCATTATCTGATTCTATAATTTTTGCTATGTAAGCACCCTCACATTCGCCTTCAAATTCACTTGGCTTTGATATTGTTACATATCCCCAAGGCTTATCTTCGCCTTTTTCTGTGGCAGTGCAAATAGCATCATTAACATAGCGAAAAGTTCTTCTTCCACCAGCACCCCTCTCTATGCGAACAGCGATATTGGAGGGTAAATCATCAAAAGATTTTACGTTTTTTAATACAATATTCTTGTATACTTTTTTCTTTTTTCTTGGCAAGCATTTATTTCCTTAAAAACTCTTTCCAAGTCTTTACAGTCTCAGACAGTTTTATCCTGATTAAGCCATCAGATTGTCTAGACATTAACTTGTCATAGGCCATATGCTTAAGGTTACTCAGTTTTTCCAAGTATCCGTTTCTTCTTAGGACTTTAAAAGCGATATTCTCTCCCGAAAACTCTCCTGCTCTGTCTAGTCCTGTCTTTCTAAACTTGCGTATTTTTTCTTTTAACTTATCAATATATTGGAGGGAATCTGTATATTTTTTATCTTTGTATATTTTGACTGCTCTATCGATTTGGTCCATGATTCCTTCTGCTTTTTTCGTAATATCATTCCAGTCAAAAGAAGGCTCAACCCTATTTGGTTCTGTAAGCCACTCATCATTCATCACAGAGTATACTCCGGTTGATGTGTGGGGTTCGTTATCATCTTGCACATAAACTTCAACTTCAAATCCATCAATACGAATGTCATGTATTCTGTTCCAAAGAGATTTTTTAGCATTAAAATAGTCTTTAGCTAGATCTGGATCTGCTTCTACTTCTGTATAATCAACGATTAGATGAAGATCAACATCAGAATATGGAGACCAGTTATAATTTGCGAGAGACCCAGTAAAGGTAATATCTTTTAACTCTGCGTCAATTTCGAGACTGTCATAGAAATCTTTAGCAATCTCAATAAGACGCTTGCGAATAGACGGTCTCAACTTCTTGCCCAAAGGCCAAAAGTTAGGCTCAAGGGTTTCCTGCGTGTTGAAGGTTCCCCTGAGTTCATCATCTATTTCGCTCATTATTTGTTTAATGTTCATTTATTTTTTTACCCTTAGCATATACACGTTGACCATCTGGCCTATCAATATAGGCACCAGCGTGTGCTGGTTTTTTATCTTTTAGCGTCAAAGGCTCGTCTGGCGCTAAGGACTGTATAGCTTTTTCAATGGCTTTTGATGCCATTCCTACGAGCATATCTGGAATTTTAGGAGCACCGCCAATTGGCATAAGCTTGTTTTTCATTGGATCGGAAAAGTGTTTTAGATAAAAATAGAGACCTTGATTGCCTAAAGTAACTTTATAAACTTTATATGATCTAGGAATCGGTCCTAAATCTAGCAAATCTGGATCCCCCGACATTGCCAATTCAACGTTGGCAATATCACCGAAATCAAATTTTTCATTGACTGTATTGTCCACTTCCTCTTTAATAATTTGTTTTAATCTTTGTTTTGTAATTTTCATTTTTTACTCCTGCGATAATTTTCCATCTATCGTATTGTTTTGACTCGGCAACCATGGCTAATTCTTCTTCTGGTTCTGCGCTCCCTTGGGCTTGTTCCTTCGCTTCTTCATTCAACCTTTTTAGCACTTCGTCCATAGCTTGATCAAGATCACGAGTTAGTCTTATGATATCAAGTTCGTTATTCTCTTCTGACTTGATCATTTCTTTCATTTCATCACCAATTGCTCGAACTTTTTCATCGACAGAGATGCTGTGCAGAACTAGTCCTATAAAAGTATCTATCTCGTCTTCAGTCATTTCTGTCTTTTCTGCTAACTTAATCTGGAGGGTGTTGACGAATTCTTGTACTTGTTCTCCGGGTGTCATATCTATTTTTGCAATTTCCTTATATTTTTCTGGAAAGGCTTTTTTCATAAACTTATCAAATATTTTTCCTAATAATTTTCCTCTTTGCCTATACAGATAGATTGCTAAACCAGCCCCAACAAAAGGTGTCCAGAGCGGATAAGTGATTATTGCTGCGATTGAAATTGCGGTGGTGAAGGCACCGATTCCGAGGACAATGTGTTTTAGGTCTTTTCTTTCGTCGTCGCTAATTCCTTCTACGGAAAAGCGAACTTTTCCTTTTTCACTTGCGTCAGCGGTAGCTTGCAATTCATCTAAATTCTGCTTTTTCTCTGCTGCTATCTTCTCTGATGTTTCTAGGAACACCTGTAAATTGCTTTTTTTCATTTTATTTTAATCCTTATTTTCCTCTTCTGGTTCGTCTTGAAACATGTCAACCGTAGAAATTTCTACAGAAACCCTAGGGGCAATTTGTCTAATGAAACCAACAATCGCCTTTTTAACATTATCTACTGACCCAAATTTACCTTCTTCGGTAGCAGCTATAAGAGCGTCATCGAGAAGTGACATAAACTCAACCACTTCATCTGGGCTATTAATTAATTGAAAAAAATAATCCAAGCCCTTTTCAACGTCGAATGATGTATCTTCTCCTTTTTCTTTACTGGTTTTTAAGTTATAGGTAAACTTTTCCAATCCTTTCTTCTTAGAGGATTCAAATTCTTCCTTGATGATCTGTTTTAATCTTTGTTTTGTAATTTTCATTTTAGCTTGATCCTAATTCTTCTTTTTGGCCTCATCCCGCAATGCTTTTCTCTCAACCCTGACTTGGGTCTTTGGTCTCTCGCTCGCTTGGCAAACTCTGCGTCTTTTAGATCTGCAAATCCGGGGTTGGTCTCAAATTGTTTTGCTATAGGCACAATCTTACTTGATATCCACTCGCCAACAAAATCTGAGACCTCTTGCCAGTTATCATCTAACCATTTAAAACCATTAATATAAGCGTAGTATACCTCTGGGTTTGATTTGCGGACGGCTCGCAGGTCCTTTAGTGGTATTGCATCAAAACCCATCGTTGCTACACCGTATGCTCCTTCAATCTTTCTATCGCCAATTTCTGATTCAAAAGAATCTTTGTGACTTTGCTTTATTGTATCTATCAAACGAAGTTCAGGTCTGAACCTAAAGTTAGGTCTAAAGAAATCAACACCCTGCTGCTTCATTATACTCCCATACTCTTCAGCACCCCTGCCTTGTTGAGTGCCCATCTCTGGCTTGTCCTCCAATCCGGGGATTTCTATTTGCTTTCTCTTGTCCCTAGTTTTTTCAATAGGGGCTGCTAATTTATCTGTAATGTCTCTTAGGAGATCTCCACGGAGCGGTCTGGATCCAAAACGAGTATCCAGCGCATCTTCAAGTTGCTTTACATAGCCATGCTGTCTATTAAAGATTTCTTTTTCCTCATCGGGTATGCTTATACCAACAGCCTGACCATCGGGTAGGGCAGGGAAGAACTTTTGCATTTCCTTGAAGTTTCTCATCATATTTGGAATTTCAAAAACAGATGTGCCATAAAGATTTAACTTCCCTTGGTTAACATCGTATTTCATATACTTGAGGTTTGATAGCATTTCTTTTATGTTGCCTCTGCCTCCTGCTCCTTCATCCTCCAAAGCATTTCGTGGATCAATAGCAACCCCGTCATCAACAAGGTCGTTAAAGGTCTTTTCTATTGCTTCCTCAAAATGCTGATCGTATCTCTTCATCCTATCCAAGAACTGACGGAAGCCTTCAAGACCTTCTCTCGGAGATTCGTCATAATCAGGCGTCATACGCAAATAAAATTCATAATCACTACCATCCTGAACTTCATCAACATACATACCAGCAGAGTCAAATGCGCTTTGGATAAGATCTCTTACCATTTCTCTGTCAGAATACGCTCCATAAGCCTCTTCAAAGTCATCTGTGAGTTCTTTAGAGCCATCTACATTTTCCACTTCATAACGAAGTTGATCAAAGGGAGCGTCGTCTAGCTGAACACTTATGTTGCCTTCCCAATTCCACTCGTCGTCACCGTAATCATCGTAATACACACTAATATGTTCAAGGTCAGCGTCTTCAACCATTTGTCGGAGTTCTTCTGAACTAAAAGTGCCGGGAGGATCGTCTATTGTGCTTTGGTATGCTTCATTAGCAATAAGACTCCAAGTATCCTGTGCTAACTCTATAAACTCCGAAGCGGCTTCTTCACCGTTATACAGCGTTGTATCACCAATTTTTGGAGGATCAACTTCATAAGCCAAGTCTCCCTGACCTTGAAGATACTTTATAATATCTTCATAAAGCTTCACATCTTCCTCGTTCATTTCTTCTGGGTCGTCACTTCCTAAAAAGTCTTCTAATGAGTCGCCGTCCAATAAAGCACCAGCAATCATATCAACAAACTCGTCTTTTAGTGGATAATCAGGATTCTGCTTGATCGCAGGAGCAATAAGATTATAAAACAAGATTCTTATAAGTTCATAATCATCAGTATATCCCTCATCTTCCACATCGAAGAACTCTTCAAACTCGCCGTTCTTATCATAGACAAGAGCAATCTTTCTGTATTTGGAGTCATCGTTCAAATTTTTGTTGAGGATAAAATAGAAAGCCTTTCCTTGTCTTGTATAGGAATCATAATAATTTTGTGATCGGGTTGCTGAAATGCACCACTTGGTTTTCTTACCAAAAAAGCATGAGGCTTCTTGTGTTTCAGGGCGAATAATAAAAAAGTCTTCGTCGTCCTGTAGAATAGAAGCGCCACCAAGGGCCACTTCCTTTTCTTTTCTTTTTTCTTCAGAACTAGATAAACCAATGTCATCGATAAAGTTCTCAAGTTGATCAAGAGTTCTGAACTGATTAATATCGTTTGGGTATGGAGCTTTGCCTTCTTTCTTTCTATTCTTATTTAGTTGGCTGATTCTTTGCTTGGCTTTGTGAAAGTCAGTAACAATAGGAACAATATCAAATATGCGTTCGTTTGCCAAGCCCGGAACATCATAGACACCAGCACCAGAGTCTTTCATTGCTCTTGTCATCCACATCAAGTAAGCGTTCTTGCCTGATGGGTCACTAGCCGAAAGTTGCTTGATGATTGGCTCGGCTATTTCAGGAAACTTTTTCATAGTATCCTGTAATCTGCCCTCTAT